ATGGGCGAATTATTTATAAAAGCTAGAACACTTAAATCGGGTAAAACCGTGTATGAATATGCTTTTGAGATTGCATCTGTAGACGGTAAGCGAAAAAGAAAAACTAAATCAGGATTTGCGACTAAAAGAGAAGCAAGAGAAGCAGGTAAGATTGCACAACAAGCTTATGAACATGTAGGACAAGTTGTAGAACCTTCAGATATGTCGTATTCTGACTTTCTCGATTTGTGGATAGAAAAAGATTGTAAACTTACTTGTAAGAAAACTACAATAGAAACTTATGAAAAAAAGATAAGATTGTATCTTAAGCCTCAGATTGGATCATACAGATTAAAGGCTATAACAAAAGATGTATTGCAGGATTTTATTACAGACATGTACAATAAAGGTTTCTCTACCAACACTATTGGTACAATAAAAGGATTATTAACAAAATCATTTAACTTTGCACTTGATAGACATTATATATTATCTACTCCTGCAACTAGATTGGTTATCCCAACAAAAATGCAACCAGACGTAAAAACTCAAACTAAGAAACATGTATACATCCCTCAAGATATTATAGATAAAATTTTTAAGAGGTTTCCCGAAGGTACATCAGCGTATATTCCATTAATGATTGGTTATCATACAGGCTTAAGATTAAGTGAGATATATGCTCTTTCATGGAAAGATATTGATTTCGAAAATAAAACACTTTCTGTTAATAGACAGGTGCAGTGGGATGAAGGAGAGAAAAGAACAGAGGAAGAAAAGAAGAGAACAAATGGAACATCAGAATCCAATGGCTTTTGGTATTTTTCTGCTCCAAAATATAATTCATATAGAACAATAGAAATTGATGATATTTTATTAGAGACATTACAAAAAGAATACAATAAACAATTAAAAGCAAGAGATTATTATGATGAACATTACAATCATTATTATTGCGAAGATACAATTGTATATGCTAAAACAGATGATGTTGTGCCAATAAATAAAATATCTCAAACACCGTCAAAAAATGAGATTGATTTCATTTGCAGGAGAGAAGATGGATCTTATGTAACTTCAAGAACCACTCAAAATATTTCAAGTGTAGTTCATAAGCAACTAAATTTCCCCGAATATGATACTCATAGCTTAAGACACACACATGGAATGATGCTAAGAGAAAACGGTGCAGATTTTGTGTATATCCAAAAGAGGTTGGGACATAAGGATTTAAAGACAACAATTCTTATATACACAAATCATTATACAGATATAATTAAAGAAACTGGTAATGTAGCTTTAAATAATTTATATTGATTTACTCCAAAATTGTCTACATTCTACATTTTAAGAAAAAAGGAGGTGTATAATAAAATACATCTCCTTTAAATTTATTTTATAACAATTGTCCATTCAAATAATTATGAGGCGGTTTTTTCACTTCGGTTTTATATCTTAATTCCTTTGTGGCTTCCTCTTCAGATCCATATAATCTATTAATAGGCACTCTGATTCCACCGCCTTCTTCAAATCGTACAGTAGCAAGATTACCAGTAACATGAGCGACAGTTACCTTTCTAACTTTCAAATTGCTCTCAATAATGTAAGCTTCAATTCCCTCTTTCATAATAATATACCTCCACAAATATCAATTGAAATAATTATACCATATTAAAATCGTAAAAAATAGGGAACACTTCTGATTAATATAACCAGGAATGTTCCCTAAAAAATTTTTTGTTTATGTCTATACGCCTATATAAAATCGCTAATATATGGCTCAAATTGACTTAAATATAAAATGCACCGTCAATTTATCATATAATTATCTAAAAGTCTTAATTTAGTCAAATACAAGCGATTTAACCCTTGTATATAGCTGCGTTAAGAAATCGGTATTTCTTTTTGTTTTTTCAGAATTAATAATTCTAATTCGTTGATTCTATCACGAACTTTCTGTCTTTCTGCATTGAGTTCGTTAACATCATAAGGCATCTCTTCACCCAATAAATTAGCTTCCATACACTTAACTATCTTCCAATCCCCAATCTCGGAAGAGTTTTCCTGTAAACTGGATTTCAGACATCTTAACTCAGCTTCATATGATTCAATTTCAGAATTATCCATCTGATACATTTCAATGTTATTATCAATATTGTTAATAGCTTCCATTATATTTACTCCTTATATTATATAGATAAATTCGTTTCAAATAATTTGTTAAATAATTTATCAACATTTTTAACTGCTTTCTTTCTGTTGTATATAATATTAGCTTGCCGCCAACCAATATATTGTAGTTTAATATCTTCATAGTTCATCATACCTTCATCCATCTTCTTCTTGAACTTTTTTAGTTTATTCTTTTCTCTTTGAATATTCTTCATACATGGTTTTCTAACAATTTTTCCTTCATCTGTTATAAAAATAAATTGTTTTAAAAATTGGAAACCCTTGTTGATTTTACAAATTTGAGTTTTCTTGGAATTCAGTTTTAATCCCAACTCACCAGCAATCTTGTTTAGTTCTATAAGTATATTTTTAAGAAATTCTTTATCTTGAGAAATGATATAAAAATCATCCATATGTCTTCCATAATATTTACAGCTTTTAACAATCTTGATGTAATTGTCAAATGGTGTTAAATAGAACACTCCTAATAATTGAGAAATCTCTGATCCAAGACCTAATCCTATACCATTTTCACCATCTATGTTTATTAATTTCTCTAACAAAGACATGACTTTCTCATCCTGTATATATTTGCTCAACGCTGCTATTAGTTTATCGTGAGGAATAGTCTTAAAGTAGCTTGAAAAATCTCCTATTAAAATATATCCTTCGCATCCATAGTTTCTATAATAAGCATATAAATGTTTGATAAGTCTTTTCCTGCTAAAGCCTACTCCTTTGTTTTCAAGAGAAGCACCATTATCATAAATTAAATAAGGGCATAGTATAGGTTTAAGAACATATTCAATTAATGTTTTTTGGACTATCTTATCTGAAATCGGAGGAGAACTAATATTACGAGTTTTACCACGTTCAATTATTGTAAATTTATGTGGATTTCTTGAGGGATTATAATTTTCATCTTTGAGTTTTTTATAAATGGAATAAAGATTAGGTAGAAGAGAAGCTTCAAATTGTTGTACAGAATATTTCCAATCGACATTTGAACATATGTATTTTTGTGCAGAGTGATATAAATTATTTAAATCGGCGACACGTTCATAATAATTTATGTTTGTTTTTGTATTCTTCATCTTTAATTGTGTGACATACTTAAAATATAATAGACATATCTATTATATGAGGTATATCTTATATTCACCTTTCGGACGGACAAAATTTCCTTCAAAGATGCACGTAGCAAAAGCCAATTATGCACCATTAAATCGAGGGCGCACGCAGTTGTTCGCATTAGCAGCCCAGCTATAAGCCGAATTGCCATTGTTGTTGCAGTAGCAAAAATTCGAAGCTGGTTATCAAATTTTGCCCGAAATTTTTATTATAATTCTTTCTTAATTTTATTCTTGATTTTGTCTAATATTATTTTAAGACTTTCAATACAATTAATAGCTTTATCAAGCTCTGTTTCGTCTTTTGATTTGCGTTTCTTATTATCGGATTGTCTCCAACCTTTAAGTAGATCTATTTCTTTTTCAATAGATTCAAGGAAAGGAATTAACTTGTTTAAATCTGTATCTATTATTGATGCTATGTATTGAAGTTCCTGATATAATTGATAGCAATTAATTATTGCCTTATCTTGATATTCTCGTCTAAGGTCAAATTCAAAAGTATATACTGCGTAAATACTGTTAGCTGCAGTAATGTTGGCAACTAAATCATGTAACAAAGTTGTTACAATTGTTCTTTCATAATCAATAAACCATTCAGGAAATTCTGACTGAAATTCTTGATTAGGATTTTTACCATATTTAGCAAAGATACTATCAATAATATCTTTATCTTCTTGTTCAATATTTTTAATAACTCTATTTATATTTTTCTTGTTGCGCTTAGTTCCAAAATCTCTAAGCAACCAATCTGTTAGATCACTTCTCATTCTAATAGCGTTCTTGTAGAATTCCATAGATGAGAGCGTCCTTAAACTCTTTAGTACAGACGACATTCAAATATTCCTTTCATTCTTTTTTATTTATTAAACGCAAATCCTTACTCCACCCACGAGGGGTGGAGATTGCGGATTCGCTACGCTGCGATTACGAAGCGAGGGCGCACGCAGAAGCTCGCATTAGCAGCCCAGCTATAAGCCGAATAGCCATAGCTGACGCAGCAGCAAAAACCCGAAGCATTTGCAACATCTCTTAACCAATACCATGAACTTCTATTGTTAATAGCTGATTTAGCAAATTTAAATAATTCAAACTGATGATTACCACTACCAGTGTCATAACCACTAGAACTCCACACAGTTGAGCCATATATCTCAACTTCTGTCATTAAGATTGCCTGACAAGATATCCATTCCCAATTATTAGAGCATCCGCTATTTGAGCCAAACTTATTGTAGCCAGTAGCGTTTATACTATTAGAAACCAATTCTTTTGTGGTTTTTAAATGTGTACCAAATTCAGCGTATAACTGCTGATTAATAGTTGCCCCTTCTTCGGTAGAGCCTTCAGTTACAACTTCCCCAATGACAGTTGTATTCATTTCAGAACCTTTATATCCACCTACAGTTGTTCCAGTCGGATTCATTCTACTTCGACCAAAATGATAACTACCGTCATTAATTCCTTTACCTGGGGCAACAATTAAATGAGGATAGTTAATATCCACATTATTTCCGTTTCTCATTAATCCATTAATACTGATAATAGTCACATATTGCGAACCAGTTAATTGATATGTAGGATCTGGATTAGGTGCTGAAATTGGTCTTGACATTTTAAAATAATCTCCTACATAGATATCTTCAAATTGAGAAAATCCATTAATTCCTCTAATTCTATCCCAAAGACTTCCATCTTGATAATATGCAGTTATATCCTTACTAATTAATCTTGGAATATTGTGAGATAATGAAAAATTCTTGACTCCACTCCAATCTACAGAATCAGCTTGTCCCTGAAGATTGCCAATAAATGTTGGAGCGGTAACAGATTTGTTTACATATATATTATTTAAGAATTTGGCAGCACCTGTAACCAATAAATTCCCTAATTGTGCCATCCTTTTCTCCTTTCTATTTGTATAAAATAAAAAAGAGATGTTATATCTCCATAACATCTCTTACACATATATTGTTGTTTGAAATTGACATTTCTTTGCCGCTAGGTGGAATATAATATTCTTTAGGGACTAAAGCTATATCCCAGAATTTTGTCGAAATTGCATTTTCTCCATCTGAATATGTATTAATTCTTACGGCTGCTTGGTTGAATCCATTAGGAATTATATATTCCCAAACACCATCATCAATCATATTTGTGGATGAATTAAAATTAACAGCGGCATCAAATTTATCTAAATTTGAATTTCCTACATATTCTTTTTTTAAATACAAAAACATTGTTGCTTTTTGAAAAGTTATATCATTATACAAACCGTAATGATTAGAAGCCCACTGTCTATTACATTTAGCAATCAGACAATATGTTTTCCCTGGAATAACTCGTCCGTACATTTCAAGAGTTTTATATATATCGATACCCTTCCCACTTAATACATATGGGCTTTTAGAAGTGTAATGATTACCTTCTAAAACATTCATTGCTTCAGATTCATATATATTGTCTACCTTAATATTTCCGTTCTTATTAATTACCATTCAATATATTCCCCCTTACATAACAAAGTGCCGTTATTTGATAATGAAGCAGGAACTTTATATAAATCTTTAATATCTGACTCAGACAAAGCAGAGCAGTAGATACGAAAATCAACTATTTTTCCGTTTAAATAATTGCCATCTGCTACGCCAGTGTCAGAATTTTGAGAAGCACCTATAAGAAAATTTTTACCCAATCCATCAAAATTACCAATTTGATCAATCTGATTTGTTTGCTCAATTAATGCACCATTTATATATATCTTCTTTGAAGAGTCTTCAATATTTCTAACAGCACAAATATGAAACCATTTATTTAAATTGTCAGAGGCATTAAATGAATATGATGTATGAATACCATCATCAAATCTAATTGATTCAGGAAGAATAAATAGAGATATACCACTACCCATAGTAATTCTTGAACATATAAGTGTATTATTTCTTACTTCATCTAAGTAAACCCATGCGGAAATAGTAAAACTATTATTAGCTGTAATTGGATTGATTAATGAAATGTAATCAGTTGTTCCGTTAAAAGATATACTACTTAGATATCGAGGACTTATATTTGAAGGAAGAATACTTTCAATATGAGGAGTACCATTGTATCCATATCCAGAGATATCATATATACTTTTATCAAATAATGATAAATTATCTTCAATCGCAGGAATCCATCTTGTATCTTTAACTCCTTTTTCGAGCTTCAAATTTGCAATAATAACAGATTCATCATTGTTTAATCCATTAAAAAAATATACAACCTGAGTAGATTTTTTTAATTCGGATTTTGTTTTAATCTGTACTCTATAATGTCGTCCATACAAAGTTTCTGTATATGAGGAAACAGAAGAATCTATTATGGAATTTACGGCAGAAGAATCCATCAAATTTTGGAAAGGAGCAGAGCCATTTGTGTCATAAGATAGTGTATATGTAGTATTAGGCTCTAATTTTTCAAAATTTGATATTAAACCAGAATATGTAAACATTTTCCATCCAGTAGTTTTTTCAACACACGTCATTTTTACGGCATTAAGATTTAGCCAATCAACAGATTCGCATAAATATGTTCCAGATTGATGTGAATTACTCCATTTAGAACTTCCTTGATTTGTTCCAACTAACAAATTTCTACCAATATAATAACCGTCCACATCGCCCATAGGATAATGGCACACCAACCCTTTAGATATTTCTTTAATTTCACGAGAAGATAGTGTGTTATCATATATTCGATAATCATTAATACAAGCAACTGCTTTCTCGACACTATATGAACCAATATTAAAGGTTTTTGCATAATCAATAGAAGTATTAATTAGAGTAGTCACTCCAACATCAATTTGACTATCAAGCTGTCCATTAATATAAAAAGATGCAGTGCCCTTATAAAATGTGACTGCAAAATGATACCATTTATTTGTGTTAAGAGCGGCACTATCTAAAGTTGAACCACTAATTATATTTGAGGTAATAAAGCCAATAGCATGACCATCTTTTGAAATACAAATTCTCAAATAATTATCTATACTAATTAAATGACAGCCATAATTCAGATTATATCCATCTAACAATTTAACCCATGCACAAACAGTAAATTCTTTTACTTTGTTATAAAACATGTTGCTGACAGAAAGAGAAGTGCCATTAAATGAATAGCACTTCCCGTAAATTCCATTATCAATTGCTGCACCATTGTTTGTAATGGCGACATCTTCATCAAAACCTTGATTATCAAGTGTACCATTAAGAGGCAACCATACTTGTAAAGCCATATAATTACCTCCTTATGAAGCAAACACGAAATCAAGAGACTCATTATCTTCGTTGTATTTCAAAGATATCTTCTCTCTAAGTGTAATTGCATTATTTTTAATTCTGAACATTTGGGTTTTGTTATTATCATTGAATTTGATATCATCAGATTGAAGAGTTATAGAAGAAATGTCGATAGATAAGCTTGATTTAATATTATCAGCGAAGCCAGTAAAATTACTATCTGTGAATGTTGAATGTCCTAATTTAATTTGATTTTTTCCCAATATTAATGCTGTACCTATATATTCAGAATCACTTGCTTTATAAGCTGAACCTAAACGAACCTTACAAACACCATTATCAAGTGTCGCCGATGTAAGAACACTATAATCGTTGTTTAAGCTTGTAGATACTTTTCCATTAACAATATAAAAAAGTTCATCTGTTTTAACGGTAATGTTAGAATCGCCTATATTTATAATGGAATTTGTTAATTGTGCTTGCATCATACTTGATGTCATTCTAATATAAGGATGGTTAGAAATATCATATCCATCAATTACACTGTATTCAAAATCTAACGCTTTAACAATCATCTTCTTTTTTGTTTTCATAGTGATATTTTTATCACTATCAATTGCCAAATCAGCACCTTTTATACTTAATTTTGAATTAGAAGTTTTAATATAGTGGCTATATTTAATTCCATCATTAGCAGTACTATCTACGCTTATAACAAAACCACTAGGACTTGTTTTAATTATATTCTTAATTGCTGAATATGATGAGCTTGAAGTATTGTGTGTAATATTAAGCCCACCTGCATTAACAATTAAAGGAGTTTCTAAAGTATCTCCATGAGCTGCATATTTTAATATTGTTCCATTATCATCATATAATCTAAATTCATTTTTAGACGTTACAATTCCATCTTCGTCTAAGTTTATTTCAATATTTTCTAAGTAAAACGGCATTGCTGAATTCTTAGAGAGAAGAGTAACTATATTACCTTCAAATTGAGAAGCCTGAAGTTTATTAAATTTACTGAGAACCTGAGAATCATCACCAGTAATACCATCTGGTGTAATATTCATTTCTTTTGTTCCGTCTGTAATTATTCCACCTGTTAATGAAAGTTTCTTAGCAATAACTTCTTTAATCCTAGTGTTATAATATTTAAGCATTTCCCACGTCAGTTTCTTTTTAAATGTTGCCAATTTCTTCTTCCTCCTTTCCAAATAAAGAATCTATATCTTCCTGTGTTACAACGGTTGAATCCAATTCATCCATTTTTATATCTATTTCATTTTCAAATATTAGTTTATTAATGAAATAATTATCGCCAATTTGATTAATCATATATGGATGAAAAATATCACCATCTAAGACAGAAATTATCTGTCCGTTATACTTATCACTTGATGTTTTTATATAATTTTCTGCATCTTCAATGGTTGGGAAGGTATATATTTTCGAAGTAATAGGAATATAAGAAAGGTCTTCTTGAACTTGAAATTGTTCATGAGTATCTTTAGTTATGATAATATCATAAGCATCTAATTGACCAATATCTATTGCGTTTTGGATTTCGTCACAATTTTTGTATGCATATTTAATTCTATTCTTTGTCATAACATCTCCTTTCTTATATTATTACTGAAATTAATCCGTCTTTAGTTGAATCTGCAATAGTATCACCAAGATCATTAAGAGATATCTTTTCTCCAATAGGCTTATCATTGGCTGTAAGATAAAGTTCAGATGTATCAGTATCAAGTTTAATTCCGTCAGCTTTTTCCTCATTATAAGCAGTAGACATTTTATCTAATGCTTTTATTTTGACATTAATTTCATTTAACTTTTGTTCGATAGCAGTATAATTACTGTCAGGAATATAATCCTCATAATAATCTGAAACAGGATTTATATAGAATGAAGTTTCACTTGTATTTAATGAATATTCCTTCATTGTATCTAAATCAATCTTATTAAGTGTAAGTCTTATATAAATTCTTCCGTTATATCTGCTAGATAAATTAGTATCAACTGGCAACACACACTGTATATATCTTTCCTTATATAAATCGTCTTGTTTTGTCAATAATTCAGAATTCACGTTACCTGTTTGATCTTTATATTTTAGAATCACATCAAAATCAGATAAATCAATATTTTCATATGTAGATGGAATTAGGAATAATAACTTATCAACCAATTTATCTTTTTGATATATCGGTGTATTAACAGTTATCACCAACGATTTATCACTTAACATTAATATTGTCATATATTATAAATTCCTCCTTCCTTAATTATCAGCGAATAAGCTATCAATATCTTCTTTTGTTATAATAGCGTTTTCTGCCTCTTGTAAATCTTTGATGATTTTTTCTTGTTCATCTAGGTGAGCTAATGCTTGTGTAAGTGCTTTAAATTCATAAGAAGATTCAATATCATCATAATCAATAGGAATCGGTTCAATATTGAGTGTAAAATTCATAGTTGATACTATGGGTGCATCTAACTGAATAATATCATCAATCGACTTTTCACCTAATGAATATACTTTACGCATAATCATGACATCTACATCACATTTACCTGGAACGACCAACATTTGCTGTGTTAATTCAATCATGATTCTATTATTTACAATTTCACATTGATTAAAGACATTAAAACCATCTGGCTTCTTAAATCGTACAAAGGCACTTGTAGTATTAGTATCAACATCGTATATTATGCCATTGTGTGTACATGTAACTTCGATTCCACGTCCAGTATCATATTGTTTTGCCGATACCTTAACAATGTTCTTGTTGTACAAATCCAGTGAAATTTTAGCAATTGTTTGCATCTTTTTCTCCTTTCTAATAAAATAAGGAGTATATGAAATATATACTCCTTTAAGCAGCTTCCAATACTGTTAAACCAAATAAACCTTGAGAGGTATAAGTAAGTGTCTTTGTTCCAGTCTTTGTTGAACCTGCTTTTAGCAATACACTTACATTTTCTACGTTTTGAAACCAGTACACAAATGTCGCTCCTGCGTCTAATTCAACGGCATTTGATGATTCTCCATAACGATGTGTATTTGCCGTAACACATGCACTATTAACATATATAGCACAAGCAGTAGTTCCATAATCGCTAGTCGTATCAGTCCATACTGCGGCATTAAGAATAAATAAACCAGTGCCATTAATAGTCCATGAACGCTGGAATGCCTCTTTATCTGATGATGTTGTTGTGGCTCGTTGATTTAATTTATCATAGAGTACAGGAATTTCTAAGCCATCATCTATTTTAATATCAGTGAATTTTGCTGTGTCACCAATAAGATCTTGAACTATGCTAGTTCCTCCCACATTAAGATTATTTGTAATCAAAACATCTTTTGTGAATCTGGATGGCATAGCACATTCAAAAGCTTCATATTCCGACACTTTACCAAAAGCTACGCCTTTTGCCGAAGGATGAATATCAATTAAAGAATAACCCACACCTAATCTAATATGGCGACTGGATTCGCCTTTGATAGTGTCATTTAAGATCAAGATTATATCATATGAATATTCGGTAGACGCACCTTTAATTATGGCATTATTTTCAAATTTATATGTTCCAGTTGAAGTATCATATACACCAGGTAAATCAGTAAGTTCATCAATACTATTATAAGTAGAGTCAGATGCTTTCTTAATTTTAACCGTAAAAGTATGCGTATTGTCATTTAATTTATATATGTACGAACTAATATTTAATCTTATATTATATCCTTCTTCATTTGGAGTCCCATTATCATCACATCTTACGGCTTCAAAAATATCTACATAAGGATATATATATCTATATACTTCGATATTAGTTGAATAAGTAGAAGATATATTTCTTGAATCTGTTATAGTTAGTGTTAATGGAAGATTGTCAGATATAGAATTTAGAGATAAAAATTTAATAACGTTACTTGTTATTGAAGATAAGGAACTACTTGTGTAAGTCATTCCATCTAAAGATACTCTTGCATTTGAAAAAGTTGCACCATATTTCATTTTGGCACTCGGAGTAATCATAACCTTAGAAATGTTTTGTATGAATTTTCCTCCACCAACAGTATCTTTAAAATTTGTTGGATCTGAAATTACACAAGATATATCTGGTTGCACCTCTGACGAAACAAAACTTACAACCTGCGTAAGTTCATCACTTTCACCAATCTTATTAGAATATCCAGAATCAGAGTATGTTTCAACAACAACTCCTATCGTTACAGAATTCTGATTTGTATATCTATTATATATACTTTCTCTTTCAGATTTATTGAAAGAAAAAGTAGTAGAAAAAGAATAAGCTCCTCTATTACCTAATTCAATGTCCTTAATTTTAATTATATTTGGAATACTAATTCTTAGATTATAATAATAAGAATCTGTTTGGGTTGCACATGATACAGAAAATGTACCAGATAAATCACTTGGCTTAGAAAATGATTCACATGATGCAGATCGAGGAATAGTCGTTAAATCAATATCACTAGAACCACTTGCATCACCACAAGTATAATATTGACCAGTAGTATCGTTTACTTCGAAACTAAAATCAATATTTTTTGTTCCATCAGAATTATGATGTATTGTTTTATATCCAGATATAATGGTAATTTTTTCGCAATCAAATACAGGAATATTGCTATAAAAATCTTCATCATCAATTGTAACATGTGCTTGTATTCTATCTGGTGAACCGCTCCAATCCCAGTTCCACCCTCCACCATATTCATCAAGATTCAAGGAATAATATACTTCGCTTGAATTACTTGAAATGTCATAAGAGGTTTCAAAAACATTAAGTTCAAAATAATGATGACCATTTGAACCTTCAACTACTAATTGCGCCATTTATTACTCCTTTCACATTAACTTACTTTGACTAATCTTAATCCACCTGATGCAGATGGTATCCATTTGAAGTTACCAATTTGCGACCAATCAGATGTATTAACCTTATTGACATTAAGCATTTGATCGGTGAAATAAGCTAGTTTATTATTATATTTATCAACAAAGACAATTTGATTATTTCTCAGCCATAACTTAACATCTGAGTCGGCGGTTGCACTAATAAAAATACCGTCCTTAGTGAAATCAAAATGCTGATTAATTACACCGATTTCATCATTATATTTTTCATACAAGTCATTAATTTTTTCGTCAGAACTTTCTCTAAAAGTATTCAAAGAACTGATATCTTTATCAAATTGAGAAATGCTTACTGAGATAGTTTCGGTATCCTTTTTTGCATCATAAGCAGTTTTGGCAATATTCTCAATTGCACCATCCCTAACAACAATACTCCATTGATATACGTTATTAGAATATAGAATTTGATTACATGTATAGTAATAAGGGTATAATTCGTTATACAATGGTGTGCCCAGCGTCCAATGTCCATATCCTGTATCATTATTTTCAATGACATTAACTGGTGCAATAGGTGCAGTATCTTTTGAATTGGACGAAAAATATATAGGAACTACAGTTGTTACGCTCACGCCATCATTTCCTATGTATTTACTCCAAGTATAATCTTTAGGATTATTACTCTTGTTTTCGCTTTCTTTATTAGTTGCTATACCAATATATTGAGTTGAACTAAGTGGGGTATCCGATATATTTGTACCGTTAGTATCATCGGCATACATTATCCATGTAAAATATGACGAACCAGTATCCCCTTGAATACCTTGTTCACCTTTTTCTCCATCTTTGCCATATACACCATAAATTATAGGAGACGTATTTTCAGTATCACCATTTGACTTGGTATTAGTTATATATATCCAAAGATATCTCTTCTCATTAGACACATATTGAATATCTGTTGTCCATCCTTGAGACTCTATAGTAATTCCTTCAGGTTTATCCGAAACCAAATAATGCATGGTTTGGGAAACAATAGTGTCACCAACAATATCCGTAATATCCTTCTCTTCATTGTTAAAATTAATTGACAACTCTACATTTTTTAGACTTAATTTTTGAGTTTTAGCATCATATATTAATTTTCCGTCAGCCATTTCAAAGCCGCCTGTTTCAAGGTTTATATGTGTTCCTTTTAACTCATTATTAAGATTAGAATAGTTAGCCGAATATATGTCACCTGCAACCATAATACCAGATATTACAAACTGTGTATTCAAACCATACTCTTCATGTGTAACTCCATTAAGAGTATATTTTTGTTTTCCTAGTGCAGTAACAGCGGTTCTCCATCTATCTGTCGTATATACAAATGCATTAGCATTAATTCTTGCCTGTTCATCTTTGTAGTCGTCAATTACATCGTCATAACTTCTAACAAGAATTCCATGTTCGTCAAATATTGCAGTTGAATTAGTATTATGAACATTATAGAGAGCAGAATCTAATCCTTCTTTCTGCAACTTTTCAAATGTAAGATTAGCTTTCTCACCCTGACTTGCTTGTTTAACAGTAGAAGAGTAGCTTGATGCCATAGATTGTGATTTTGTAAGAATATCCTTAACCACATTAACATCTGGACTTCCATATCTGTATGCGTCAGAAAATGTGACAGATAACTTGCTTAAATCTCCATAGGAAATTGAAATATCTGCCAATCTCATTACATAAATTTTTCCATCAATCTTAGTTCTGATAAAGTTACCCAAAGTAAAATCATCAAGAATAGGTTCGAAAATTCTGTTTCCGTCTTTGTCAGTTAATAGAAGGAGATTTTGCAATGTACCTGAGATAGTGAATTGCTTCTCACCAGATTTAACTAATTCTTTCTTGGCAACTACCAATAATTCATTAGCTTTATCAATTAATTCAGTATTGGTCAGTCCATCAGATATATAATTCTCGTTACTATAATCATCTTCACGCCTATAATAAGTGAACAATTTCCAATATTCTTCACCTATATACGATTCAAAATCAAGCTCATTATGAGTCTTAGATATTAAATCCTCAATATATTTCTCAAGTCCTGTGATTGTGTCTAATTGGGAATTTCTATAAGATAATTCAGTCTCTAATGCGATAAAACGTTCATAATATGGGAGATAAATAGAATCGTGTAGATCAGAAGAATTAGATGCGACACCTTGTTCAGTGAGAATATTAATTGCTGACTGATAAGCAGATTGGTAAGAAGTCAATCTTTGAGCAGAATACTTGTGAATTTCTTCCTTGAATTTGTTAATATCTTTAGTATTATAAATATCCTGAAGACCTTGATCATTAACCTTACCCATCGCTTTATCTACTTGCTGATTAACGTAAGCAATATAATCATCGTTGATTTCAATACTTATAACATCTTTCATTTCAGCCGTGTCTTTACTGTCAGAATAATTGGTTAATTTGAAGCGACCAGTCCATGTTTGAGATTTAAGTGTAGAACCATCAAGAATTTCAATCTTATAAATGGAAGTATCAATGATTGCTTTTGCCATCGCAAGAACTGCATTGTTAGCAGTGTAAACAGATATCTTACTTACATCTGTAACCGCTACAGGAGACAAATTAGATGGAGTAAGCAAAGCTAATTGAGATGCCGCTGTTTTATCCTCTTGCTTCCATGTCGGCATCATAGAATTATTAAGATAAGAATATAAATCAATGACATCATAATACACAGATGTTATATTACTCCAACCTATATACTGCTGTTGAATAGAAGAGTATGTAGTTTCGGGATAATATTTTTTGATATATTCAATAATATCGTTATATTGATTTACAAGAGAAGCTTCTAAGGAAAAAGATTTGTTATTAGTGTATTCATCAACAAGTTCATCATATGATTTTATCTTAGATTGTAGCTCGTCTGGCATATCTGACAAAGTATCTTGATTGAAATAATATATATAATTACTGCCGTTAGGATTAATGTTCTTCAATGTTGCATTAATTAAATCATCTCCACCAATAACTCTAAAACAGTTTTTAACACTGTCTGTTTCCGATGTTAGCTGTATTTCAGAACCAAGATTATTTTTATCTACAAAGATTGATGTATCTTTGCCATATGGTTCATGTAAAATTGTTCCTTCACACTCAGGACAAATTGTAAACACATCTTCGCTTCTATATCCACAATCCAAACAACAAGTTTCCATATCGTATACGTAGACACTTCTTGTATTTGAATCAAATAAGAATATACATCCAATTTCCTGAGAAAGAGTGTTTGTTAAGAAGTCATATATGCTTGTACCATCTATGCTGAATGAACGCTGAATTTTTAAGAGAGTTTCATCGACATGAGCAATTGTATAACCAGGTGCTTTTTCAAAAATTCTATCCAGCAAAGAACTATCTTTCTTATCAGGGTTATAAAATATAGTTGGCTCGGTGTATTCTTCACGAGCAATATCATCCTCTGTATTAATTTCAATGTCGTGTAAAATTACTTGCCCAAGTTCAGCTTCACACAACGATTTAGCTGTTACAAGTTTCTTTGTATTTTTTTCTGATTCGTCTGTTCCAACTGTAATCTCGAACCATTCATCATATTCTTTAACGTATATCGTTTTAAAATCAACGATTTTATCCCACAGATTTTCAACATTATCATTTTTTTCTTTATATACATTAAATGATAATTCGTCAACTACATTGAATTGTGGATGATATGTTATAGAATCGGCAGGAATATTAATAATTTCGCCAAATTTTTCAAGATTTCTGTTACCTAGAATAATATGTAAAGGTCTTATGCCTTGACCAGTTTTCTGCATTCTAAGTAAATTTTTTACATTAATTTTCTGCACTAAATTCCTACCTTTCTAACAGATTGATAATTCATAGTTATATTTATATTAAGTGTAGAAGAGTAGTAATTATCTCTGTTGTTATATGTGTTTATAATTTTTAACCAATTGTAATTAAAATCATTGGCAATCTTGTGATTAAGATTATCAGATGTAATTATTCCATGCTTATTATCAAGAGTGATTTTTTCTCCCTGTGAACAATTCTCAATAATAAATAATTCGTTATCTGCTGAATTAGTTATAGTAAGATTACCAGCTTCATTACAAGTTATTGTCGTGTAAGGATAAGTTTCTCCAATCTCATCTGAATCATCATGTACACAGAACTCCTTTACATTTGTGAAAACTAAATCGTTACCATCATTAAAAGCATAAGCAGCATTGGAAGTAAACGTGCATTCTATTCCATATATATCATCATTAATCTTAATTGCTTGGATATTAAATGATCCATAAAAGGATATGTTCTCATAGCCTTCTTTATTTATTTTGAACTGTTCAAATCTCTTTCTATTAAGCCACCTGTTGATTGCACTGTATTCTTCTGGTGTTATTGGAAGAGGTTCACAGTTATAATCTAATCTACATAACTGGATGGTGAAAGAATAATCTTCTTCATATGATGTTCCATATAATTCAGATATATCTTGCCCAACCGATTTAATTGAATTGAATGTCAGATTAGAACCAGATGAGACAGTTTCAGCACCGCCAGAGGAAGAGTCGAAATTAACCGCAACTAATCCGTAATCACTTGCCAACTCGTTTGCATATTGAAAATCAGTAAACATGTCTTTCACCATCCTTTTTTATTTGAAAATTCTGAATAAACTTTTGAAAAATTTATTCAATTTGTTTATATAGCCTGCCTTAATTGAATCCATTTCGGCTATTTTTTCGTCCAAAACAGCAATCTTGGATTTATATTCATTACAAAGTTTTTCGTACATATTTTTCGATATAAGTGCCTTTTTTATAAGCAGAGAGAGGTCATTAACCTTCTCATCAACGCCTTTACCACTCATTGAAACCGTGATTTCATAATTGGCAATTTTAGCTTTTAGTTCTGCGTTTTCTTTTTCGAGTAGATTGCAGTGACTTTTGTAATACTGCAATTCATTACTTTCTTTATTTTTTTTTATTTTCGACATTATTGATTCTCCGTATAAGATAATTTAAATAAAAGGCACACCAATTACGGTATGCCTTAGTTGATATTTTATCTAAATGTTAATTTGTTTAATGAATTCCTACCTAGAGTCTGTCCAAGAGTCATGTTTTGTATCATCTTTTCGAACTTAGGATCTTTCTGGGCTTCTTTCATAAAGTCTTCATAGTTTCGTACATTAGGTAATGATAAAGTTACATCTCCAAATTGGACATCAACCTTATTAGACAGGTTGTTAGACATATTAGAGATATCAGGTAACTTAGCACCAAGATTATCCATATACATGTTTGGTGTAGTGATTCCTTTAGAAAGATTCCAAAGTTTTTCGACTTGGTCTTTGTTGAATACTGTATCACCTGAATCAAACTGACGAAGCACACCATACTTAGTAACAAGTACTTCTGAACCTGGATCATCTTCACCATAAATATGAAGTCCACTTATTGCTGATTTAGTTCCTTTACGATAACCATGACTTTTCATCCAATCAAGCATCCATACGTTCTGATCATAAGTAGCGTAATACTGTCCTTCACCACCCATTTGATCGTAGTACTGACTACGAGCTGCGAATGATGAATCATAATCGTGTAGCTTAAGGCGATCCACGATTGATGTGTCTATATTTAAACTATTTTTATCGAAATAATCCTTACTATATATCCAATCAACACCGTCACTTCCAGAAGAATCATTATCATCTGAACCAGTATCCCAGTTTCCACTCCAATCATCATCAGAATAATCATTACCACCTGAGTAACCGCCATCAGAACTTGCATTCTGTTCAGCCTGCTGTCTTGCAATCTCATCGGCAACTCTCTGTGCCTCGGCATTACTATTTGCAAGTAATCCCTGTACAGCGGAATTGATATTATCACAAACATCTTTAATCTTTGAATTGCTATCAATGAAACTTGTGCTGAAATTATCAAGAACCTTAGTTATATTACCAGTATTAGTACTCCATATAGAAGCCATTGATTCACTTAGTTTATAACCATAATTTTCAGCAGTAGAAGTAATAGTTTCTGCAATATCAGAAGCATTATCATTAGATTGGTCAATAATATCCTGAATTAGATTATCCAATTGATCCAAACGCTGATTGAGCCATTCTTGTGTATTATCTTTTAATTGATCTAAAATTTTCTCAGTGTCGCTAATAAGCTTTTCATATTCAGTATCTTTCAAATCATCTTTAGCAGAATTAATCTGATCTTTAAGCTGCTGAATATTCTTCTTACCTTCCTCAGAATTATCACCTTGATAAGCAGAGTATTGTTTCTCTAAAACATTAAGAGCTTCCGTTTTCTCACGAATAGATTTCTCATAATCGTAAGCGTCCTTCATAGTACTCATAAGCTCTTTGTATTTATCAATGGCATCTCCAAGCTTATCAATAAAATCACTATAAGCATCATTAGTCAAATCCTTAATGGCATCTTTTTCGCTCATAGCAGACTTAATAGCTTCTTGTTCCTTATCAATAAGGTCTTGTTTTCTGTCAAGTAACTCTTTGTCATAAGGATTATTGGCTAAATCAGCATCAATTTTAGCAATTTCATCTTTATAAGCTTTTGCTTGATTAAGGTATAATTGGTATTTCTGTGCAAGTAATGCCTGAGCAGCCTGACCTTCTTTGGTCATATTACCATTATCATCAGTTATTCCGACATCCTTAAGTAATTCTGTAAGGAAGTCTGTTTCAGTAATAAGGTTTTCAACGTCATCACGAGTTCTATCAAAGGCATCCCAATTAATCTGGCGAATGGTATTATCATACTCGACCAAAGCCTTCTTAGCATCTAAAATACTTGAAGAAACTTCATCTATTGCTGACTGCATAGAATACCAATCCTCTGATTCAGGCATAATGCTTCCAGAATTTACAGCAGAATTTAATGCATTGACTAAAGCATCCCTTTCGGCTTCGAGTTTTTGAAGATTCTTATTTTCCTGGTCAATCATTGCTGAATTGAGTAGAGTAGAAGAGAACCAACCCTTTTCGTTCATAAGTTCATCTTCTTTACTGTATAAATCTCTAACGGCAACAATCTTATTAATCTTTTCTTCAAATTCGGAAGCTACATTATCAAACCTACTCTTAGCAAGTCCCTTTAACTCAATATTAAGTTCCTGAACAGCAGTCTTAGCGTCTTGTGCTTTATCATAGAAATCCTGACAATCAGATATAGCATCCTTCAAATCATCATCGTAAATAACATCAATACTTATTGAGCCATCTGCAATCTGATTCTTATAATAATCGTCAAGACCATAAGAATTAAATGCGTTCATGTAATATTCATAAGCCTGTGACTGTGCATTTATCTCATCTCTGAGTACACTCATAGAATCAGCCAATGCGTTATTACGATTGAGCCATGTAGTTGTTGTATCAGATACAATATTCTTAAGTCGTGAATATGCTGTAGAAATCTTATTGATTAAGCGTTCAATCCAGTTAAGTTTTTCTGCTGTTTGAGAAGAAGATGAACTATCACTACCGCCTAGACCTTGCCATGATGTATCTATACTTGCATTAATCTGATTGTAAGCCGCATCATCTATGGCATTTTTCATCTTTTCGGCTGTGTTCCAGACTGAATCTATATTATTCTGCAATTCTTTATAGGCATTACTAACATCATTGCCATTCATTTTGAATTTATGATTGTTGTCAGTTACAACCTTATCAAAGTTAGATTTTGAATAAGATTTACTGAATAATGAACCACCTATAGCACCTGGATTTCCTGCGGATATAGCATTTTTAGTAGCTTGAATATTAAAGTCAATACCATCATTTACACCCATAGCCTTATAAAACTCTTTATAAATGTTTGCTATTTGTTGTATTGCCTGTGCTGTAATATTAACCTTTGCCTGTTCCATAGTAGTCCAGTTTGCAACATCTGTACCATAAACTGCTCCTAATTGATTAATCAGTTCTGGATAATTGGTTTTAAGGGTATTAAAGAAATCCTCATCTGTCTTAGCTTTTTCTATAACGGATTTAATATAAGCATCTTTATCATCCTCATATACGCCTTCAAGCTCTGCAAATAACTCTTCCTGCGAAATAATACCAAGCATATACTGACCTAAAGCATCTTTTGCTTCTGGATACTGCTTGATAATTTTCTGCATTGAATCAACACCGATACGACCTGTTTCAGATAATTCCTTCTGAATAGAAGATAACAAATCTGCTTCTGACTGAAGGTCTGCCAATGTTGCTGTCTTAGTCTTATCATCTGATTCTTCAAGAAGAGAAGTAGGATCAAATGTTTTAACAGATAAATCTATTGAACTTTTGTTAGCTTCTTCCTGGGCAGCTTTAATAGTTTCTTTAAGACTTTCGAGGGTTGTATTCTCATCGAAAGTTACATTAGCCAAAATAGTTAAATCATCATCAGATAAGGTTGAAAGATAATTATCTATATTTTTCATATCATCAGAAGTTAAGTTTTTAGCTTCCTTTGATATCTTAGAAGATAAATCCTCCTGCTTACCTTTACTAGACAAACTATCCCAGTCATTATTTAATCTTGCTAATGCGTCAGATAATTCTTGCGAAGCTTCTGTAACCTTTTTATAAGTATCTGAGGTTGAGTCTAATCCCTCAATTTGATTCTTTGCCTCTTCCTGAATATCTAAAGCAGTTTTCTTTGCATCATCACGAGCCTTTTCAAGTTCCTTCTTTCTTTTTTTATATTCTTTAGTTTCTTTATTAGAAGGATTTGATTTATTATTGTATTCTTCATTTAATGTATCTAGCCTAGACTGATTTAAAAGCATTCTTTCTTTAGCCTGATTCATTATATCAAGTTTGGTAAGAGATTTTTCAATTCCATTTTCGTCTAATACAGAATAGTCCTTATATTCTTTAGATAAAGAAGGCGTTATTTTTTTGTCAAAATATTCATTGGCAGTAGCTTCTAATTCTTTCTGCTTTAAATCATGACGAGCTTTTTCAATATTATACATATTTTCAAGCTCTGTTCTTTGACTCTCAAGATTTTTAAGTTCTTGTTCATCGGTAAAACTTAAAGAATCCTGACTGTTGATTTCAGTTATCTTTTGATTAATTTCATTAAGCTGAGTTTTATAATCTTTTAAAGTTGATTCAGAGTCAGAAACTTCCTGTTTCAAATCAGATATTTTATCTTTTAGTTCATCAAAAGTTGTTGTGCAAGCATCGACAATTTTTACAGCAGCATAAATAGCACCTATAGCAGCAGCAATAGCAATTAAGTATGGGTGTGATGTCACAAATGTCTTAAGTGTTACACCTAACCCTTTAATTGCCGTACCAAGTCCTACAGTAGCAGTAGTGGCTGCACCCTCTGATACTGTCATGGCATTAGTTGTTGTAATAGCAGTTAATTCAGCAGTAGTAGTTTCAAGAATATTACCTGTAAGACCTTTTTGACTTAATATTGTCCTAATCTGCATTTCATTAAGAGTTGACTCTGAAATTGAAGCTTTAATTGCTCCGATAGAATATCCATTAAGGGCTTCGGCTAATTGTAAAGATTGAAGCTTAGAACCTGCCATAGTATTGCCCATTGCTTTAGTTTTTGTTATAATATCTTCAATAACTTTTGACACTTCTAAAGACTCTCCAACAGTCTTTAATTCCCTAAAAATAGAAGGTAAAATATATGAAAACATTATTAGAACAATGGCAAGATAGTCTTTATAAAAATGAAGACTTCTGGAAAAATTATCAAGGAAAAGAGAAACAAGCGTATATAACTTTATTAAATATAGATAAACATCCAATATTAGGTACTGTTAAAGATTTTTCTAATAAATTCAATATGGATATAATAGAATTTATAGGATTTTTATATGGGTTAAATGATAGCTTGAAAACACCTAATAATATGGAAGAATTGACAGAAGATTCTATAATTACATTAGATTATGATGAAAATTTATTATATAAGAATATGATGTCAGTAGGGTATGATATGTCTATTTGGAATAATTATAGTAAACCTCTTTCTAATCCAAACTTAACTCCACAACAAATCGCTCAAGCCAACGCACAAGCACAAGATTGGTTAAATAAGGTTCATTGTCCATATTGTAATTCAACAAATTGTAAGAAGATATCAGGAGTATCAAAAGCGACATCAGTAGCGATGTTCGGTATTTTCTCACAAAAAGTTAAGAAACAATGGCACTGTAATAATTGTAAGAGTGATTTTTAGAATAAATCGTAATATAAAATGGTAAAATATTCCTTATTTACCTTACAATAATTTTAAGTAGAGGGGTGGTGAATTTATGTATAATGATATGTCTCCAACAGAACTATGTTGGCAAACAGGTGATTATACTGATGAATGTTATTGTGAATTCTGTGAACACAGTGAGGAATGTAGCGGATTTGAAGATAAAGACTGATAGGATAATAGAAGAGTAACATAGAAAAGAGCAGGAGATTAATCCTGCTCTTCTAAATATTTTTGAATCATTTGTATTCTTCTTTGAATGTTATTAGAATTTTTGCCTGAAAATTCATCATTATACTTTTTTATATATTTTTCTGTATCTTTAGGTGTAACCTTTATACAACTTTCTGTTTTAGCCTCGATAAGTAAATTACGAATATCTTTTTCATATTGAATCATTCTTTTCTCAACTTTAAGTTGCATTTCTTCAAACTCTTCCTCGTGTCTACGCTCTTCTTCATATGTACTTTCAACAATTTTAACCCTTAAACGGCTGCTCATGTCGATAATCTGAATTTCTTTTTTTTTATATTTAGCCATAAATTATTCCTCCTCATTAATATTTGTTGGAGTAATGTAAAGACCTTTATATATTTTATCAGTTAGAATAATTAAATTAGATAAAGGTATTATATTATCTGTAATGAATTTTTCCATTTTTACTTTTGAATCTTCAATTATATAATCATTCTTTGTAACTATTTGAAAGATTCCCAATAATTTTCCGCTTTTACAATATAAAGGTATAGCAACGTATTGAGTGTATTGGGATAAATCAGTTTCTATGGAAACTTTTTTAAATAAAGCTCTAACTTCATTATTATCTAATGCAATTTCAATACCAGAATAACTATCTTTAATTAAATCCGCAAAATGATATTTACATGTAGATAATTTCATTTTCTTTTTATATGCTGTAGGTCTTATTGTAATAGGGCTTGAATGACATATCATATGTACCCATTCTTCACCATTTTTATCTAAAGTGTAAGAAACAAAACTTACAAACACTTTAGAATCATCAGTATTGTTACAATATTGTTCTATTAACTTTCTACAACAAACACAAATATCATCTATATATTTTATTTTATCCCATGCTTTATTAGAAATAGTTCCAGTTTTAAGTATGTTATTAGCAAAAGAATTAATTGCTGAAGCCCATACCTCAAAAGTATTAGATAAACTTGAAATCTCAAATGTATTAGTTTTATATAGATTTTCCATATGAGCAATAATATTTGTAAGTGTCAGGTTTTGTAATTGTTGATTTTCTAATTTTTTATGTAAATCGTCATCCTGATTTCCAAAATAAATTACAAATCCAATTAATATTGCCAAAGATATGATTGTTGCAAAAATTAATATAGGTCTTACATTTTCTGGAACAAAAGAAATAATTACACCTAAAACAGATATTAAAGATGGTATAATTATTAATATTAAATTTTTAAACCATGTTTTTTGATAAAAATGTTCCCTGTTCATATAGTCTCCTATTAAATATACTATTTTGTTCATTATATACCAATATTTGACATATATCTACAAGAACGTTTGTTTAGTATTTTCGTACTTGACAAGACATTCATCTGAATGTAAAATACACTCAAACGAATGTGATGGGAGAAAGATATGAAAACAGAATTTTTTAAATTATTAACAACATCTAATATACTTAAAGAAAGAAGAATCAATCTTAGATTAACTCAGCAAGAGATCGCTGAAAAAGCAGGAATTTTACCTCAACAATATCAAAAATTTGAAAGTGGAGAGCGTAAAATAGAATCAGCCACTTTCAAAACTGCTTGTAAGGTAATTGAAGCATTAGATATGGATATCAATAAATTCTATCATGGAGAATATTCGTTAAGCGATGATAAAATAATGCTCGATATTGAAAAGGATAATATGTAATAATTTACAATTAATAATACAACTGATTTAGATACCATACATAGGAGTTACAATGTTCAAAATCCATTATTGTCCTAATTGTCACAGAATTACATACACACATTATATTAAATGTATATGCAGAACATGTGACATAGAATGTAAAAATCTTGATATAGAGTTTGAAAAATTCTTCTCAATGACGGAATCAGAAAGAGAAGAGTATATTAACTCACAATTACAAAATTAGAACTATTGTTCTGGGATTGTATTTAATTTATACAATGATAAAATATAGACATTGGAGAAACAACATAGATGTGAGCCATAACACTCTATAACCGAAGGTTGTCCCAATGTCTATTTTTATGGCAGTCGGAAAAATGAATCTGCCCTTTCTGGGCGCATATTTCCCTAATTTATATTTCTATTTTATAGAGAAGGGAGGCGAGACATGTTAAAATTTTTAACAAGTATTATCGGAAGCGGTAAGTATAATTTACGTTCCATTTTAGGAAAAGTCATTGTCACAAGCATGATTTGTAAGCATACTGAACTTTCTGATAGTAAAGTAAAAGACATCACTAATATGATGTTGTAATATCTTTCTCTTTGTATATGCCATAATTCATTTTTTCTCCTTTTAAATTTTTGGGTAGGGCTGTCTCACGACAGTCCTATTTTATTATTAATTCCTAATCTTATAATCAAGTAAATATGCATAAAAAGTTTCTTTGATGTTATACATTTTTCTCAAAACCTATGTTCTGAATTGTAAAATTATGGTAAAATGATTATAATAATTTTTGGGTGGAATACTTATCCAAAAGATAAGTGTTGGAGAGCCAGATGAGTATAACTATATGGTCGCTGTATCGGGCACTAGCTTGAGCATTATGCCTTTCAATGTGGATTTTCAGATTTCTATGGATTTTTTCTATAAAAATCTTTAAATCTTAAAAAAGGAGGACAGAAACCATGAAATGTAAAATAAGTGTAAATATTGGATTTATTTTTGCAGTAATGGCATTATTAATTGTCATTAAGCTTTGTGCGTAGTTAAAAAATCTGGTGGGAATATTATTATCATTTTACATAGGAGAGTAGATTTTTCTGCTCTCTATTTTATTATTCTCTGTTTTTTATATTAAATTACCAATTTCTTTCTTCATATTTTCCCATAATAAAACCTCCGTAAAATTTATTTCGTTTATAAGTTATTTTTGGAATTTTCTAGTTGAGTGAAACACACACTCAAATACATTACTGAATTCCGAAATCGCAATGTACACTATGCATTATAAGCGAATGTCATACTTAAGGCGATGACTCACTTAGAGGATGGGTATGTCGTTGGGGATTGCTCTCTTATATAGATATTCTCTATATATGACCTTTCATTTCTATATATGGTCAACATTCATAAAAAAGTAGAGTGCCGTCCTGCTCGTTGCCCGTTGTTAATGATACTTAGACACCTATCAAGTCTCCTCGATATTCTCATATATCCACATATACAATTTTTTCTACTTTCGTAACCTCATCCAATATAACTATATGGATTACGGTTTGTTATGTGATCCGTGGGTAGTTTGTTAAGCTACCAAGCATTCAAGCATTTATTCCTCCATGTAATAGTTTATACTCCGCTAAAGTGTTTGCAGAGTTCTTATTAAGAATCCCATGTATCCATAGACTTGATTGTAATGCCATTATGTTATTCTCTTATCTATGATTGACCAACTAAAAACTGTTGGAGAGTTTTGTGTAAGGTTTGAAAACCCAATCAAAATTCTTAATAAATTTAAAGATACCTGCACCAGTACCAATAAGTCCTAAAGTGCCAGCACCATTACCGATATTAACTATTTTAGTTAATATGTTTAATAAATCTGAAGTTAAAGAAACTAATTTTTTTACTAAATCTGTGTCAATAAAATTTTGCCAAAATTCTTCAGCAGTAGCAGATAGGACTTTAATACGTCCATTAATTGAATCAACTATAGCTTCATTTTCACGCATTGCTGAACCTTCGGCATCACCAAGACTTTCAACTACATTGTCAATTTGCTGATAATTTTTTAGTAAGGCAGCCACCGCATTAGAACGTGATTTTCCTGCTATTATTTCCAAAAGTGCAGCCTGAGATGAGTCGCTTAAATTGTTAAATACTGCACCAAGTTCTTTTACCTGTTGAGCAGTTGATTTGAATGTATTATCATCAACCATTATATCTACACCAGATAAAGCCTTAATTTGCTCACGAAGCTTAGAAGTTGATTCCGCAAGTCCGTCCGTATCTTCACCCATGTTTTTAAGATCTGCTTTTGCTCCACGTAGACGTAAGCTTAAAACCTTTAAAGATGTACCAGTTGTCTCTGCATCTTGAACTATTTCGTTCATTGCAGTAATCATACCAATACCTTCTTCAAAAGAATTATTACCAACTTCAAGAGCAGAAGCAGAACGTTTCATTGCTTCACCAATATCAGAAGCGGAGAGCGCAAATTGGTTGCCTATCTGGTTATAATCATCAACAATTTTTATACTATCTTCAGCTTTTATATCAAAAGCTTTCATAGCTGTAATCATATCTTCAGTGGCTTCCGTAATGTCTACACCGTCACCAACATTAACAAATAATGTGGCATTCTTCGCAAGATCACTTGCCTGATCAAGACTATATCCTAATCTTAAAAAATCCGCACTAGAATTAAGTAACTCTTTGTTTGTTGTTGCAATCTCTTTTGCAGTAGAAGAAATAGTATCTTTAAAAGAATCATATTGACTTTCAGTTGCATTAGATACCTTACGAACTTCAGTCATCGCTGTATCAAGTTCACGAACAGTATTTACACCTTGTCGAACCACATTAATAACATCATAAACACCAAACATTCCTGCCATCTGAGCGGCAATCTGATGGAATCCGCTATTCTTTAAAGTATCCCACAATGTTCTACCAGCACGACCAGCTTCAACTTCGGCATTGTAAATCTTTAAGATTTCACCATGAATCTTATCAAGACTCATACTAGGATTACCACTCTCAATTTCAGCATAATAAGCCTTAATTTTAGCTTTTGCGTCAGAAGACATTTTACTATTTTCATTGAGAAGTTTATGAATCTTATCCAATTCTTTCTGACCTGAAACAAAGTTATATCCCTTTTCAGAAGCTGACATATTAGTGACAGTAGCGATAGTATCTTTGATTTTCTTTTCATAGTTATCCAATTTATTGATCTCATCACTTGTCACTAAACTAGCATCTTTTCCCTTTAATTCATTAAGCAGAGTTTCGTACTCTTTAACAGCATTCTTGACAGCCTGTACATTTTCTAAATATGTACTACTTGTCCAACCACCATCATTAAATCTGTCAATAGTGGCTTGATATTTATCAACCTTACCCTGATATGTAGAAAACTTACTAAAACCACTATCAACTTGCTTTTGATTTGTTTCCTGTAGTTTTTTCTCAATTTTATCAAGTTGGTCATAAAGACTGACTAACGCACTTTCAGATTTAGCAACCTGTGAATCAGATAAAATAGGCTGTTTTTGTAATTGAGAAATTTTTTCCTCAAGCTGAGTCATCTTTTCAATGTCAACATCTTCAGCTTTCCCACCAGAGACACGCTTTGAAACTTCTGAATACTGTTTAATTGCATTTGCCAGTTCTTCATAGGCATCTTTATTGCGCTTAACTGCTTCTACTTCGCTTTGCTTCTTTTGATAGATCTCATTTTCTTTTTGAAAAGATTTCCATTTTTTTTGCTGGGCTTTTGCTTGTGACTCAAGCTCTTTTGTAAGTTGCTTATCAATAGCTAACTGCTCTTTAGAATTATCAATACCATTTCCTTGAAATGCGTCTTTCGTTCCAGATGAAATATTCGTTTTCTGTCCATTGACTTTTTCCTGTGCTTTAGCGACATCTTCAAGAGCAGAAGCAGCTTTCTTACTTTCATTAGTTATATTCTCTACTTGTTTGACAGCACCACTCGTATTGCCACCCATGTTGCTCATGTTTTTATTAACATTAAGAATATTCTGACTCAGTTCAAAGAGTGATTTGTCAATGTTCTGAATAGAAGAGAGTAGTGTTTTAGCACCAGTATCATCTAATTTACCAAATGCCTTGCTAAAATCTTTTACTTCAGATGTAATTGCCGATAATTCTTTTGATAAATTCTCTAACTGTTTAAAATCACCAGTCCCTTTACCAAGAGAATCGAGCATTTTATCAAGTTTCTGAATAGCACTTTCAAGTGTTTTTGTGTCAAAATCTAATTTTATTTTTCTATCTTCTTTTATAACCTTATCAAGTTCGCCTTCAGCAACCTTAATTCGTTTCTTTAAGTCTTCAATATCAATAGATATTTTGGCTTGCCAATCAGCCATTCCTGGCATAAATTTATACCTCCTATCTTAAAAATAATTCTTTTGCTTTGTTATCAATAATTTTCTGTACACGACCTCCAAAACCATTGCGAAAATCTCTATCAACTCTATCAAAGGGAGGTATACTCTGATACATCATCCAACGTCCATGACCATGTTCACCATTCGTAAACATATAATCGAATGCTGTATCAGCAGATAATGTTTGTCTTTCATAAGTTGGATATGGGGGAATATCAAAACCTGGGTAATCATTCATTTTTGAAGAGTCCACACGCATCGTTAATATATTTCCATTTGCATGTGTATAAGCAGAGTTATATACATTCATAAAATTGTTTGTTCTTTGATACATATTTGGCGAATATTCGCTATACCATTGGATAAGAGAATCATATACAGATTCTTTGAATAATTTATTAATTTCAGGTGCAACTTCTTTTGCCAATTGTTTATTTATCTTTTCAGCTTTTTTAATAAGTTCATCAAAGCTTCCATTTTTACCCATCTATTCTCACCTCCAAAATTTTCATTATTTTTTCACTAAAATAGGAGAGCAGTAGTAACCACTCCCCATAAGAAAAGCTCTATACGCTTTGACACGCATAGAGCCTAAAATTAAATTATTACTTTTTATTTTATTGTATGTATGATATAATCATACTAATATCTGTGGTAAGTATAGGTAGATAAGGAGAAACTGAAATGGAGTTTGCGTGTTCATTAGTTTCTGCCTGTGTTGCAGTCTTAGGATTCGCATATACAGTCTACAGAGACAATAAGAAAAAGTAATATAATTTAAAATATATTACAAAATACAAGTATCTACTTGAATTATGAATTTGATAGAACATGAAGAAGATTAGCCACCTTCTTCTACACGAAACTATAATTACAAAATCCTATATTTACATAAGTTCTTGAGGTATAAATGAAACAAGTAGAGAAAGTATTTTCTTTCTTGACAACATTATATATAGTGTATATAATTAGATTCAGAACAAGCAAACAAAATCCATTACATTTTATCCTATCTGAACATTACAATTTGGCTAATTGTGACTTCTTAAATAAATAATATTTATCTATTTACTAAAGAAGGGGTATTTGTTTATGGAAGGGAAATAGCATCGTAGAAATACGGTGCTATTTTTCTTTTTTTTTAATTATGTATTATTCCATATATCAATCCAACTAATCCAAACACAAAACAATAGTGTACAGTAGTTAATTCAAATGGAATAATTGGTTGCAACACTTCAATACAAATTTCATCTACATTAAATAATGCAAGAATCCATCCGCATAAAAGTCCGTATAATATTCCACCTATCATATAAATCCTCCAAAAAGAAATTTGAATTTCTATACCTCTTTAAAGTCGGCTTTATTGACAAATTCAAGAACCTTTCCCTTTAATTCATTATCTTTCATACCATCAATTTTATTCGCAAATACCTTAATTAAAGGTTCAATAGTAAGATTTGCAAGTGTACCAAATCTTTCAACTTGACGACTTATGTATGCCTGTGGACTATAAAAATTAGTCATAACATCTGACTTATGCATTTCCATAATCTGTCTTAATTCAGATGTTTCACTTACTGGAATATAAGGTGCTTCCTTATCAGTTCCAATTATTAACATATCTAACAATCCAGACTTCTTTAATAAGTCATATTCATTCATAGGATTGATATCTTCAAATACAAGATTTGTATATTCTTCAATCACAACTTTGCAGAAAAGAATATACTGATTAAATGAATTAATATAGAATTCATCTGTTTTACGAGTACCTTCTTCACCATTATCCTTAATATAACTCTCCTGTTTAAACATCGTTCTATTAGTAATAGTAATAGCAATTGCATCTTTTCTAATTACAGGCAAGTAGTCAATAACTCTTAACTTCTCATCTATATATCTTTTCTTTGCTGCATTTATGCAATTCTCATATCCTTTAACAAAATCTTTAACAGTAATCTTATTCATAATCCTTTTATCTCCTTTATAAATTATTCTTCAACAATCGGTATTAAATCAGCACAAGCATCAGTATTTAACTCCATACTAAACAGTTCTTCTGCACTGATAGGCGTGAAATTGACATCTACATCAGAATCACTTACCGCATTAACCCCCTTAATAAAATCTTTCCAATTTTCGTCTTCAGGACTAATTCGCTTCTGATTAGGAACAATTTCACCGTTTTCGTCAATAACATCCTTACCATATTTATTAACAAGAGAGTCCTTTGTCATTTCAAAATCTTTAACAATACCCTGAATCTCTGCATATAATCTGAGCAGCTTAAATTTAAATGCAGCATTAATTGCTGAATCACCCTCGATTACATTCTTAATTCTTGAATTTATATTAATTATCTGATAAACCTTTAATGTTTTGTTCATATTTTAATATTCTCCTTTACAATCTCGTATCGTTAAGAAAACTATTGATATCATAACGATAGTTCACTTTTAATTTTTTCTTATTAATAAGAATAGGGTTGCAATATTTTAATAAATCATTTTCATTAAAACTTTTCTTAGAAAGAGAAGTTATTAATCCATCCCATTCATCTATCATAAGAAAATATGTATTACTTGTTTTTCTAAAATCCAAAATAAAACCACTACAGACATTCTTATAAGTAGAAAACTTCTTCAATGATTCTACTTGATAGTGGTGTATAATTCCTTTATCTTCCTTGGTTCGCTCAAATGAACAAGATCCTTCAAAAGTTTTTAATTCTAATGTCCAAAATGTATTTCTATCGCCACTAAAAATCATAAAGTCACATGGGCTATGTTGACTAAATCTTAGCTTCGAACTCATATCAAATGATTGAGCTGCATCAGGTGGTCGATAAATTAATACATCTTCTGGACATGAATTTTTGAAGTTCTGTTCAAAAACTTTACCTATATTTTTTGCTATAATAATCTTCCTTTCTGGTTAAGGGGTAGGAGAGTGGTCTAGCCACACACCCTCCATATAAATAAAAATGCCCTTACTACATGGCTAGATAGTAGTAAAGACATTTTGAATGTGTATTTATAATTTTTTGAAAAATAAGTGTGGCTTCAAAAATTACTATGAAACCACACTTTCTTTATTATTAGTATACTATCTAGGTATAATAAGAGACTGACCTGGATAAATAGTATATGGTTCTCCAATACCATTGGCTTCTGCAATAGAATACCAATCTACACCAAGCTTATCACCAATGGCTGAAAGACAATCTCCGCTTTCAACTTCATATGTATCATAAGAAGGTTCTTCATAATTGTCTTCTGGTATAGAGCTACCATTAATAACAGAGTCATTTACCCAACCTCTGCCATTCTCGATGAGATATGGATTTCTCGTACCTTCAGCGATAGCTGTAATAGTTCCATCTGTATAAAGTGGGTTAAGTGGTTCTTCAGAAGTTGAAGAAGCGAAGAGTGCTGAATATGTGACATATTCGCCAACAGAATGAGTAAGATTTGTAGATTCTTCTACATCAGGTGATTCTGGTTCAGAAGTATTTTCATCATTATTTTCAACAATACAGTCATCATTAATCCATCCTGTACCATCGTTAATAAGATATGGATTTCTTGCAGATGCAATGATATTAGTAATTGTACCCTCTGTAATTGAAGGCGTTAATCCTTTTTCAGAAGTAGAAGATGCATAAATTGTATGATATGACACATAATTTCCTACATAATATTTTGTTTCAATATCATCTGAATCATCTGATTCAGAGTTATCTTCGATTGGTTCAGATGGGATAACTGGTTCAACATTAGGTAACTCTCCATAATAATAATTAAAATCTGTTCTTGCCGAAGAACCATTAATAACAGCATCTGATGTACACTGCCACAACAGACAATCCATCGAAGGTTCATCTATTCCCCAATGTGCAAGCCATCTGTTAAATCCTTCAAAAGACATTAATCTACCATCGTTTAATACATTAGTAAAATAACTATAATTTGCGTAAACCCCCGTTATATATCCTGCATCCTTAACAATCTGCATGAATTCTACGCAAAAATCTGTGAGAAGTTCACCATTTTGTTCAGGAACAAGACCATGATTTCTTTTATATCCATCAGCGTCTTCCATGTCGAACCATACACCAAGAACAGGATTAAATCCCTGAATCATTCTTAATATATGTGCAGCTTCACTTCTTACTTCTTCTATATTAAGACAATAAGAATATATGTACACACCATAAGGGATGCCAAGTCTTTCACATTCCTGCATATTTCTAATAGCCTGTGAATCATCTTGACTTTCTATATCTGAGCCATAGCCAATTCTAATGATTACACCATCAATACTTGACTTAATTGTATCCCAATCAAGCTGTCCATTATTACTTGACACATCTATAATTCTATAAGCCATAAGTTCCTCCTTTATTTATAGACAAAATAAAAGAACGAGCCTGAATTAGACTCGTTCTCATTGAAATTTTTTATATTTAATTGTATTGTTATACCGCTAATTGCATAGGGTATAATTCCCATTTTCCATTTGGGTATTTATCCACATTATCAATTACTATCTTATGTGCTTCTTCAAGACTTCCAACATTAGTATCAATATGTATAACCTTACCACCAGTTATACATAATTCCTCACATATTAAATTAAAATACATTTTATCTCCTCCTCAATTCTTATTTAATACAGAACAATTCATATATATCAACATTCAGAATATGAGAAAGAGTAATAGCATTGCTAAGAAGTATATCCTTTGTGTTTCCATTCTCTATTTTATTTAAAGCTGCAACAGATATTCCGCTAAGTCTTGATAACTCTTGTAATGTTAATGCCTTCTGATTTCTGTAATACCACAGTTTATTTTCCATAATGTTAATATTTCTATGTATGTCTTGTTTTATACAAATTTTATCATGGTATATTTTTACTGTGGTAGAAATATCATCTAATTGAAATCACCATTAATAAGCTTATTGTGGTATATTTCTCTAACTGCCTTCATTGATTCTACGATATATCCATTAGTCATATGATTATCAGCAAGTATTTTTTCATATTGCTCATAAGTTCGAAAAATATGTTCAAAAGCTTCTCTATTATAATCCTGCCCACATGTAAGAGCAGAACAAAAATTAAGAAGCTCCCATCGAATATCAGATATCTCTTTTTGTACAAGATTGTCTTTAATATCATCAATCCCTTTGGATATTTTTAAAATTTCCTGATACTGCCAATTATCGTGTTTTTCAAGCGTTTTAATACGATTTTCAACAGTTTCTTTATCTTCTTCATTTCCTGTTTTAATGTGAAATTTTTTTTTGAAATAACTGAATATTTCAATAATTTCCTTGGCTGCAAATAAGATGGCAAAAAAACCAAGAATGACTAATAAATAATCAATTTGTGCAAGTTTTTCTATAGATTCCACTCATATGTACCATCCCTTCTTTATTCATGTTTGACATCGTATAGGGCAGTCCCAATGAGTGAATCCAAATAATCATCAAAATCATTATTAGCTTCCTTGAGTGACTTATACACAATAGTATTAAGAGCCTGAATAGCCTTTTCCTTTGCAACAGCCTTAACTTCTGCTTGCTTTTCGGGTGTCCAATCGGCAGTACCCTTAATATCTTTAACTTCTGTCTCATATACAGACTTAACAGCCTTCTTAACTTCTGCATAAAGGATATCAGCGTACTTATCAAGTTTCTTATCTTTGAGATAAGAGTATAACTTAGTTAAGATAGGTACTAATACAATTGTCCATATAGCAGATAAAAGTTCTAACCAATTTATATTCTGAAAAACTTCCTTCATAATTTATTTCCTCCTTATTTTTATTTGCTCAATTGTCTTAATGTTTCTACACATCTCTTCAATACTTCACAAAACTTATTTAGTTCAGCAATCTCTTCTTTACCACTTGTAATTCTTATACAACTATTTATATCTTCTTTATTCATTTTAATAGCCAATAGAGTAGAAGATGGTGTTAAATCTCCACTTGTACAAGCACTTCCAGTTGACACCTGATATCCGTTCATATCAAGCAATGTCATTAATGATTCACCCTGTATTCCTTTAAAACATATGTATAGATTATGTGGTAATCTATGCTTAAAATCAGCTCCAACCAAATATGAATCTGGAATATTATTTTTAATGTAATTAGAGATATAATCACGATTATTAGATGTAATAGAAAAATAATCATAATCTTCAACTGCTTTACCAAGTGCAGCTATACCTATTACATTTTCAGTACCACCAAATAAACCTTGTTCCTGAGAACCATATATAAGAGGTTCAAGTTCAATAAATGACTTTTTGTATAAAACACCAGTACCTTTTAATGCTCCAAGTTTATGTGCTGAGAATCCTATGCCATCAACATCTAAAGTTCTTATATCTACAGGGATTTGACTAATAGAACCTGTACAATCTACATAGACTATTGCGTTATAAAAATGACACATTTCAATAATCTGTTTCACGTCTTGAATAGTTCCTATCTCAGAATTAGCATATTCTATGACTACAAGCTTCTTCATTGTATCAAATGATAGACACTCCTTAAGATCTTGAATATCTATTCTTCCCGTGTGATCAACTTTGAGTGGACACTTATATTTGAGTGATTCTACACATTTCAACACCGATTTGTGAGAAGTAGGAGAGTACAACACTCTGTATTCATTTTTCTGAGTACAACCTTTGATAAAAAGTGTATTGTTGGCTGAACCGCCAGATGTAAAGATAATGTCTTTAGAATCTGCATTGATGAATTTAGCGACATTATTTCGTGCTGTATTAATTATTTGTTTTGCATTAACACCAGATTGATACATTGAAGATGGATTCTGATATGTGTCAAGAAGAGATATGATATAATCTTTAACTTCTGGTTTTAGTGGAGTTGTTGCTGCGTTATCTAAGAACATTCAATCACCACCTAATTTAATTCATAATTACACCATTTTTTATATACTTCAGATGTGTCTTCCTTTAGAAACACCATTGCAAGAATTGAATTATTTGTTTTGTCGTCAATACTTGCATACATGTCTATGGGATACACACCATTCTTTATATAAAGAAGAGACTGTTTGGGATTAACAATTCTAACTGCTTCATGTGGTAAATAATCCCTCGGTTTTAAATTTGTTTTAACCATATTATCCTTTCATTCCATACAATATTCGTAAAAAATAGGGGAATATAGCATTAAACAGTAATGTTATATTCCCCTATAGAATTTTCAAAATCACTGTTCAACATTGTCTAATCCCTTCTTTTTCTTAGGATTTCTTAAATACTTATTTGAATCGTTGTTTTTAGATTCGTTATTTTCCATAACAGGGTTTTCCTGCTCTTTTTTAGATATCTCATTATTGATTTTAGATAAAGTATTTTTGTAACTTCCAACCAAATCATATTTAGATATATTAAGTTTATTTAATTTCTTATTTGCTGTTTCTGCATCAGAATATCCATTTTCATATGAAGACATTACCTCATATATGTTTTTACATTCTTCTGAACAAAACGAAAACATCCATGTAGGTAACTCCTTATGACATTTTGGACAGTATTCGTACTGTTTTTTGCAGACGCAACATGTTTTTAAATCTTTCATTAATTCCCTCCTACATATTAAGGGAATGGCTTTTAACCATTCCCTTGATGGTTGTATGAAGATAAATTATGCATCTTCCTCTTCTTCATCAATAAAATAGATTTCAACCATATCCTGATCTCCACCACATGTATTTGTAAGAATTGCACCCTTATAATCCATATTCTGAGAATCACCACCCTGAAGTGCAATCGTTACTTCTGGTGAAGGTATAAATGATGGAATATGTATAATAGCTGCCTTAAGTACATCTGTTTCACACTTATCAACAACTAATGCTTTGAAGAATAATTCATGTGACTTAGGGAACTTATTAGCAGAAATGCCAACTCTTGCACCGCTTTTAACTGTCTTCTTATACTTTACGAGATACTGTGTCTCATTTGCGTCAGTTGGTGGAGTAAGAGTATGACCTTCTTTATCTACCTTAAACTCTGATTCAGATGCACTTGTACCAGCAGTATACTGTTTACCCATAGAACCCTGAGCAGAAAGAGCATTTACAACAATTGAATCTTCTACATAATCTGTAATATCAAGAGTAGTACCAGCAGCAACAGTTGTAATTATAGGCATGACAATTCCCTTACCTTCTTCTGCAATTTCTGCGGAAGTACCTGAAATAGCTTCGATAACAGCAAGGTTCATAAATGCATTAGTTGCAGTTACTTCACCTTTCTTACCTGAATACTTTCTGTATACAAGATTTCCATCCTTATCTGTAATATCTGTAGAATCAGCAGTAATATCAATATTAGCGTTAGTGAGCTGTGTAAGTGCATAAAGCGGATTGCCCTTTGGTGTAGCACCATAACCAAACTGAAGTCTATCAACGATTACATCACCTAATTTAAATGCCATAGTTTGTTTTCCTCCTTAAATTTGTAATAAAAAAGAACGACTGTTTAAGTCGTTCATAATTTCTCGAATTTTTATGCTTCTCGCATAAAATTAAATTGTTCTTTATCAATCTTACTTACATCACAAAATCCTGAATATGCACCATTCATTAAAGCGTGAGACTGTTCATATATTTGAAGTCTTTGAACTGCATCATAAAATTGATATATTTTAACTTGTTTTAATTCTTCAAGTTTATATTTGAATCCAGGGTGATTGATAAGAGCAGATATGATTGGTAATAGTCTTGAATCATCATCTGAATTCTGTTTTCTATTTGCAAGATTCATTTTATCTTCTTGTATCATCCATTCTCTTGCAGTTTTACCTTTTGCTTTTTCAACTTTTGGATGAATATTAACAATTGTTCTTATATATTCAGCAATTTCCATATATTCATTTTCACTCAACAAATCATCTGTCAATTTATTATAAAGTACAAATCTTCCATCTGATGATTGCATTAATTTATAATCCATAATATTTACATCACGAAATATGATTTTTAATGGAGAAAAATCCTGATTTGGAATTTGAGATAATAAAGAGAACACTTCTATATCAGAAACCTTACACCAGTTTGTTTGTCCTATGTTCCATAGCATAAGTCGAATAGAAGTTGAATTATTAATAAAAGGTGAAATAGAAGCGTAGAATTTATCTTCGCCAATTTCAAGAATATCACCTATACTTGGTTGAGAAATTGTAATACCATGAACCTCGTAGTCCATGCCAAAAAACAATTTTAATTTATCAAAATATATTTTATCTTTATCTTTAATAAGTTGTTCTTGTTGATTTTCCTGAATGGTAGCGGTTTGTAATTCATCTAATAGATTGGATTTTATAATATCACCGCCTTACACCGTAATTCATAATAGATGGTTTTCCACCGTAAGGTGTCTGAACTTTACTGTTTAAGTCCGTAAGTTGGAATACAAGAGTACGAACAACGTAATTGTTATCCGTAGTAGATTCACGATTTGATATAATGTGCGTTTGCATCCCAAATACATTTGACCATGCAAATCGTTCTCTTATAATAGAAGCAATAAGATCGTGTCTTGGAATACCTGTTAATTTATCCATCCTATCATTGCCATGAACAAAAATAGTAAAAGTAACCAACGTTTCTTTTAATCCAGGTTGATATCTAACTGTGTCTTGAAAACTTACTTGATAACAAAGATAATTTCGTACTTTTGTCTGAGTATCTGGAATAAATAAATACGGAAGTATATTTCCATCGCCTGCTGTATCTGAAAAATATCTATCCCATTCTCCAAGAGGCTCGTATTCCTTCTTTTCTTCATTCCATTCCCAATTGATATTACCATCATCATCAAAAAGTTCAGACTCTAACGTTTTTTCATTGAGTGCATAAAGTAAACAAGGATTTGATAATAAAGCCTTTTCTATCTTTTTTTTATATAAAATATTTTCATCATCAGGAGTGTTGTTATATGCACGAAGCTTATTCAACAAATCATTCTTTGTAACTAATTTTTCTGCCATAAAACACCTCCTACTCAGTTAATTCTAACAGCAAAATTTCAGATTCAATCGGCAAGTTATCCTTAATAATTTCACATTTAACAGACAATATTTTGCCGATAACAGAATTGCCACTAGGAAACTTTACTTTCTTTTGGTTGTACTCTGTACCAGCTCGCCATGTAACTTTATCAGTCCAGTCTTCATTATCAATAGAACAAGTCCATGTGAAGGCTGCATCATCAGCATATTCAGTTGTAATATCTTCATTGGAATCATTAAATAGATTTACTGTGAGATTTTTATAAGAGCCACCAACTTTAATAGTTGAAGTGGATGCTGAAATTCTTGCTGTAATAGAAGATGGGGGAGTGGTTGGAATAGAGGGATCTGTTGGGACAATTTCTGAATCGAAATATGAAGCCCACATACCAATAATATTACCATTTTCGTCTTTCTCGATATAATCTCTATGTTGGTCAAAGAAATCTTGATATAGAGTTAATTTCTGAACCCCAAGTGGTTGAGCATTTTCAACCTTGCTGATCTGCCATGCTATTGCATTGTCAGTAAAAGAACTAACAAGTACACGCATATTCTTGGACGACTCGTTTGTATACCAAATCTTCTCAGTAATTGGATTTAATGGTAGCCATACTTTATCTTGGTTTTCTTGCGAAGTAAATCGCAGGTCAGTCCAAAGTCCACTGTTGTAGCTGCTTTGCATTTTTAAAACAGACCACATTCTACGTTTGATTTTTTCCGTTCCATTATTCTCAATCCACATCAATTCATAATTGCATTTAAGAATCAGATACTTAGGAAATTGATTTGCTGGTTCAGTACGAAGAATCATCCATTTTTCATAAATGTTTTCATCATTCGGGATATCAATGAATAAGCCGATAAAATTATCATTATGATATTTTTTACGATAATCAGTTTCAAAATAGTAGAGTTCATCACCTTCAGAAAAATGTGTTTTCTGTGTTGGTTTAAACTGAATATAATAATCTACTTGGTCTTTATCCATAGACTGATATGACTTAACGATAAACTTTGCATCTATGCGTGTTTTAGTTGTATTCTCATATGTCATGCCTTCGGCTAATCGTGGCTGATCATCATGGTAGAAGTCATAGATATAACAGATTTTACTCTGGATATCATTATCCCAAGTCTGTTCCATCGCCCAATCAGATTCTTCCTTATAAATCTGACCAATCGTTTTAGCACCGTTATTCTTGGCGTTTGCGACACGCCTAGCTGTCTGTAGACTCGGCATCGCTTACACCTCCCTCAAACATTGCTTTGATATATCCGTGAGAATCTAAGATTGCCCTACGGAATTTTTTATAACTAAAATGGTCGCTCTTGAAATTATCCATAGCACCTTGTAAAGTCGCCATAAGAGTCACCATAAGTCCGTTATCATTAAATAAGGTTTTTGTGCCACCTAATTTAAACATAACATTTTCAAAGAAGACGAGAAATGCTTCATCATCTTCAAATATTTTCTCTTCAATTGTCTTGTCCTTATAAAGTAGTAGCTTGTGAATGTCACCATGCATTGCACGAACTGCTTCATTGATTTGCTTGTCTGTGAAGTTACCATATATGTATTGCATATTAGGACTCCGTGTTAATATATGAATTGTACATATATCCGTAATCACGAATACGTTTATTCAATTCAGTTTTCATGGAATTAAGACGGTCAATCATATTTTTATGATTGTCGAGTAGCTTCTTTTCTTCCTTGCCACCTATCATTACTGATGTGTGCATAATAGAATCAACCTGTGGCTGTAACCACTCAATCGTCATTCCAAGTACAAGAATTCCTACGACAAAATTCATATCAGCCGTTTCATCTACTGAATTATTCAGTGTGAAATCCAACTGTTGAATTTCATCATCGAGTGTGAGAGAAGAGAATAGTCTACGCACTCTTGGATTAGCAACTACATTGCTTAATCGTTCTGTATATATTTCAAGCAAATCGTTTTCATCAAGAGAGAGTTCTTTCGGATCTGAAATTCGTCCTCTTGTTCGTGAAAAAATTGTTTCGTATGGAAGCGTCATTGTGAGCCTCCTTTACTAATTCTGTGCTAATGTAAGTAGAAGATTTGTATCAAAGATTTCATCAAGTATCTTGATTTTCTTAACAGAATCATATGTACCACTCATAATCATAGAAGCAGCAAGTCCTTTAAGTGTCTCAAAGACACCATCTGGTAAATTTGCAATAGCAGCTCTCATCTGTGTAATAGGCAAAGATAGAATATCTGTTAAATCTTTTGTAGAATATAATGATTCATATAACTCTTTTAATTCTGGATACTGTTCAACAAACTCAGCATCCTGAATAATAAATCTAGGTCTTGTAATACAAGATTTATGAGAACGAATCATATATACTAAATCTTGGTATTCAACCTCTTCAACATCGCCATAATCAGCCCATCTATATAAAATTCCAGTCTTTTCGCCTGTTACCAAAAGTTTTCCATCAGTAAGTGACTTACATGGAATAACATCATCCTTTTCATATTTACGAGCTTTTGACTTGTCTTCAACTTTTGTTTCTGTTATGTTAGCAGTTGTTGTAGTCTTTTTCTGATAACCCATAATAATTCCTTTCTATCCATTAAAATAGGAGAGTGGGTATTTCACACTCTCCATAATTTTTATAATTAATTCAGATTAGGCATCTAAATCCCACTGACCAAACTGACGAGTAATAATTGTAGCAATACCCATACGTCTCTGAGCTTCATATGTCTGCATGTCATCAGCATTTGCACCAGTCTCAGTTACTTCAAGAGTAGTCTCACCACCATCAATGAATTTAACTGGCTTGTAATCAATTACAGGGAATACTAAGAGGATAGTAGGATCGACAAGCTTATTTGCAAGTGTATTATCTTTAAATCTCTGAGGGATTTCTAAGAGAGAAGTTCCTTCATAAGAACCAAGAATACCTGTGTTTGCAACAGCTTCTTTCTGAGATGCAGCTACCCACTCAACAGAACCATTTCCTGCAAGAGCATTAAGTTTCTTAAGTGCAGTCTTTGTACCCATGATTACAACAGAAGATACATTATTTGCTGTAGCGACATTAGAGATAATCTCGTCAAACTCATCCTTCTTATCTTTAGTAAGAGCACCAGTACCCTTAAAACCAGTTGTAACAGGAAGCTTACTTGCTGCATTCATAAACTCAGCGTAAAGCTCGTCCTGAATCTTATGTGTATATGCCTTTGCTACAGCATCAATAAGTTCAGACCAATCCTTACGACCAGTTAAGAAGAGACGAATATCTCCACCAACCTTTACTGCATATCTGCTAGTAGGAACTGTGAAACTTGAACCCTCAGCAAGTCTCTGAATTGTATAATCATGCTGATCGCCAGAAACCTTTGCAACGTTAAGAATAATATCTGTATCTGTCCAGAAGTCAGTTCTATCACCATCTGCAAGATTTCTTGTTTCAACGAAGTTGTTAAAGAATTCATTATCTCTGAAACCATACTCAATTTCCTTCTCGATAATTTCCTCAATTACCTCGAAAAGAGCAACAGCCTTATCAGACTTTAAAGCTCTCATCATCTGCTTCTCAGTAGACTTTTCTGTAATTCCAAGTTCCTCAAAGCACACTTTTCTTACGGCATCATTTGCTTCTGCCTTACTAATAACTCTGCCCTGTTCGTCATCATAAATTTCACGACCAGAAGCAAGATCAAACATTAAATTTCTAGCTGTATTTTCCATAATTATTATCTGTCTCCTTTCCTAAAATTACGCAACTGTCCACTTCTTACCAGTAACAGTAGATACAACAGTTGTTCCAACTGTAGGTTTTGCTGTAAATGCAGCCTCAGAAAGCTCCCAAATATCTCCTTCACGAACTGAATAAGCTCTAGCTTCCATAGTTGCAGGAATATAAAAATTAGCTTCGAGCTGGAATGACTTGTTGTACTGTTCCTCGATAACTGGTGGATTGTAAACAATAAGTGCCTCAGAAGCAGGAGAATCCTTTGTAATTTCTACATAGTAATTTCCGTTTGCTGCCTGACCAACAACCTTTGCATTAATCTTTGTTGCTGTTCCTTCTGTGTAAAGATCAAGTGCCTTATAATCACCCTTTGCAATTACAGCACCATTCCAAAGATCTCCATCGTGCTGAATACTGTACATGTGTGCTCCACCATCTCTCGCAATAACTTTTGCAGGGAAAGCGACAGGGAACTTTGATAATTCAAATTTAATTGCCATTAATTTTTCCTCCTTAAAAATTTGCATAATAAAAGCCGTACATTTCTGCACGACTTACTAAAGTGTTAATATTTGTTTGTGATTTATATGAAGTGATTACTTCTTAAAGATGTCTCCGTATCTACCAGAGCGACTATTTCTACGAGTATTTGGATCACCAAATAACTGCATAGAATGAGATTTGTTTTTATTAGAACTATTTAATGAGAAATTGCCTACAGATGATACATAATCTGCAAAAATAACCTTTGCTTTTGTCTCTAAATCATCAAGAGAGTAGTTGTCCATATTTTTCTTTAATTCTGTAAATTCTTCATTATCAGATAATACAGAGTATTTTTCATCTGCAAGTAAAGACTCTTTCTTAGAATGAAGTTCATTCTTTTCAACATTCTCCTTAAATGCCTTTAATTCAGCATAGTTAGAACGCATTGATTCGATTTCTGCGTATTCAGAATCTGTAAGATATGTTTTATGTAATGAGTATCTTTCTCCATCCAGTGTTACATTATCATTATCCTTTGTATACTTCTGACCATAGATTTTTCCACCGTCCCAACTTTCATATACAAAATACGAATCATATACACCAGTAATGTAATACCACTCATTATCAGCATCTTCGTATGAAGATAAAAGATTATAAAGCGCATAACGAATGTCATCGTGACTAATCTCAAAAGTTCTTGTTAATGCATTATTAGCTTTCTTCTTTGGTTCGTCATCATCAATAAAAGGTGTCTCATCTTCTGTGATATCACCTTTTTCACTTTCATCTGGATTTTGCTCAGTAGGATTATTTTCACCTTCTTCATTTCCATCAGTGGTTGTTTCACTACCAGAAGGAGTATCAGCACCCTCACTTCCATCATCAGTAGAATCAGCTTCATCGAATGCTTTTGCAAATGCTTCGACTAATTCATCGTCAGACATATTCTTGTAATCAAATGTGATATCATCAACTGTCTTTTCATACTTCTGACATAATTCTTCAAATTTACTCAAGTTTTCGTTTCCTCCTTCCTTAGAATTGTCTTTTTTATTGTCAAAACAAGCAGTTTCAAGTTTTTCAAGTCTTGCCTGTAATTCAACCATTTTTGATTCATAGTCTGAGAACAGACTATTATTTTTTGAACTGAAATCAGCAATATCTAATCTTGCATTAAGCATCCCCTCACCAACATCTTCCAATGTTTCTGGATCTTTACCTAAGCAAGTCGCTCCCATAATTACAACATCAGTGAGTTCGAGAACTTTAGATTTAGCATTAAAGGACATTTCGTTTATCGCCAATTCTACGCTAATTTTTGTACCGCCTTTTCTTTCTATAATAGAAGTAGCATCGGTATATTCACGTGGGATAGCACAGTAACCATATAAAAATCTATGACCAGTTTCTTCCTCAACTTCAAAGAAAGGCTCATCAGAAGTGAAACATCCAATTTGTTTTTCGATATAATTAACTCCATCTTCTGTAATTTCCATATCATGCGATGTAAAATCTTTTAAAGTTTCGCCAGTTTTTTCATCAACATATTCCATAAAATTAGCCAAAATAGGTTTATATGCTAATCCTTTTGAAGCCTTATTTAGAGCTTCATCAGTGACGCAAGAATGATTTCTATTCTCACCAGAATGCATTATTTTTACTTTACAAAAAAGCAATGAATTATCTTTATAATCATTTTCTGTAATTTCAAATTTCGCAGGTATTTGTACAAAAATCTGATGTCCTGATTTTTCTGCACTAAAATGTGTTGAACGCTTATATTTATTTGAATAGAAATCATATAGATCTTCCATAAATAAAAGTTTTTTGCACTTGGACATTTATTGTTTTCCTCCTTTCTTAAAAATGGGTATAATAATACCTCATCCACCAAAAAATGAATGAGGTTACTAAACAGATATTTTTGTTTTATCTGGCTGTGTTGTATCATCTGTATAAAACCAACGAAATCCATATGCTGATTTTAATTTGTGTTTACAACAGGCAACAATTGGTGAAGTTGACGATATATTAATAGTTTGTTTTACATGAGAAGAATCATTATATGTATCCACAAATTTGTCATCTTTGGTGTATTGATTTATTTTTCTATGACCTTGCATTTTATCAATATCAACTTCATATTTATCAAATGAATCTTCTTCAAACCTCCACACATATCCATTAGCGATTGGTTTTTCACCTCTGCATACCTCGCCGATTGTACTTCTATTTATATTATAAAAATATGCAGCGTCTTGTATCGAATTAAATTTACTAATCAATTCTCCATGTATTGAATATTGTTTTATTGGTTTATCTTTCATCTTAATAACAATTTTTGAGTTATAATTACCTTCAAAACACCAGATATAATTATTATGAAATTGATTAAGTCCATTACAACATCTATTTATACATGAATCATCGGAATTCGTTTCTATTGCAGCTTCAGCAAAACTATTAAATCTTTGTATTAAATTACCTTCTAAATCTCTTTGTTCTATTACATATGATTCTGGTAATTTGTATTTATCAAATGCATCGTTGTTATATCTCCAAACATAACCATATGCAAATTTCATTTTACCTTTACAAACCTTTGAGATGTTCCCAGATTGTTTTTCTGTGTGACCTAAATATCTAGCTGCATCAACTGCAAATTCAAATTTATTTAATAAATTACCGTCTAAGTCGTATTGACATATAAGGGGATATTTATTAAATAAATTTTTAATTTCTTCTTTGGTTAACGGATCTTCTTCATATCTGAATATTCTATTTTGGACTCTATTAACCTTTGTTTTCATGCAACAACTTGATATATCGGAAGCTGAAAACCCAGTAGAATCACTTGCATCAGTAACCGACTTATAAGTATATAAATGCTTTCCATGTAGTGTATACTCAATAACAGAATGTTCAGGAAATTTATTTGGTGCATTATTTTGTCCACCAATTGTTTGATTATATCCGTCTTTAAAAGTTCCATAATAATCAATCCAATATATTTCCCTTTCATCTAACAGATGTGAAAGATTATATCTATCAACATTTTTTAATTCCTCTATTTCTTTCAATGAAAAATTATTTAATCCATATTTTTTAATTGCCCTATATAATGGGTAATCAAATTTCTTTGAATCCAACTTATGTTGATACCATCTTTTTTTAATCGTTTGCAATGTCTGACCAATATATTTATGACCGTTTATTTTATTTTCTATTAAATATATATAACCCTCATACATACCAGTTTCTTTATTAAAACTCATTTAATACCTCCAATCAAAATGGAGGCAGAGATGGGAGAGTATAAAACCATCCCATATACTCTTTACCAGATTATCCATCTGACCTCATAAATATATTCTCTGTTTATGATGTAGTTCTTGGCATAATAAATGCCACTCGAATAGGAGAGTGGCTAAATACTCAGCATGTTACTATACTGAATTTTCTTTTTATCTATATCATTATCCGAAAACTGGATTTTGCCAGTATTCAAAAAGGTATAAATACCATTTGTATTATCAACTTTCTGAAATCCAAGAGCTGATAGCTTTTTAGAAGTTTCAGAATCCGTTGTTTTTATAAAATTCTGTTTCATCCTGTCACTCCTTACATATCATTCTTTCCCGACTCCCTTGTACTTTCTCCTTCATCTGTGAGGTCTGTCACATCTTTTTCTTGTCCACCACCTTCGGCAGAAGTGCTTCCAGACTGAGTATAACTACTTTGAAACGGTATCCAAGAATTATGTAATGAAAGCACATCGTTTTCAAGAAACTGCATTCTAAGCACTTCCAATGGACTGAAACCATCAAGTGCAGCAACAGCCATTTTCACAGGTACACCGTATTGTGCCGACTCTATCAATTCCTTTTTCTTTTCATTTTTCATCCAAGGGGAAGTTTCGAGATATTTTACCTTTGCAGGATTTGAAAGATTATAAGAAAGATGCCTATTCATCCATACTTCAATTTCACCAAGAAGAGGTTTGATTGCATTCATCATATCTGCAATCATATGTGCTCTATAGATTGTAGTTCCTTGTTTTTCATCATTAAGAACAAGTGATCCGCCAGATATTTTAAACAGATTACTCATTGATTTTTCAATCATATCTGTATCATCTGTTGTTGTTCCTTTAAATTCAATTGGTTCAATTGGAAGAGGGGAGATACAAGAAGATACACAATCTGGAAGAGATGCTTCAAGTTTTGCATAATAATCAAGAGCAACCTGAATATCTACCTCGAAATCATCTGGATTGTCACTTCCTTGCATATGTTCAAGACGAGCTACAAGAAGTTTATAGATTGATAATTCATCTTTTACAGAAACAAGTGATTGTAAATCAATAGTATCAATTAGATTTTCAAAGACACCAATATAAGGTGGAATACAGAGCTTTGGATCATCGCTTCCAACTTTAATACAAATTGTTCGTTCAGGATCTAATTCTTGCCACTTAAGAGATGAATCACTATCATAAGAATTATATTTTTTCTGAAATTCAGAATCCCAATAGTCAAGATAATCCTTTCTCTGTTTGAAATAACTGAAATCAAAAGCAAAATTATAACTGCCATCAGGGTTGATAGAAGATATCTTACAATATTCACCATCTAATAGATGTATGAAGAATCCTGTATCATCTTCATATATATAGCCATAAGCAGCATCTTCAATCCATGCTGTTACAAGCATTTTATATATTTCAGAATGTAAGTGCATTTTATCAATTTCTACACAAGTGTCATAATAATCTTTTAAGATTGTCTGAATATCGTTATCCTGTGTAATATCAATATTTGGACTTACATTCATTGCTGTTAGGTCAACTAATTGAGCATTATAGTTTACTAATCGTCTATATGGTTGTGAAACTCTATACAAAAATCGGCTTAAATTACGTAATCTATTCTCATTTGAGAATGGATTCTGCATATAAGAACGAAGATTTTCTTTACTATAAATAGTATAGCTTCGTGTCTCTGTTTTTTGTAAATTAAGTAACTGCATAGCTTGTGATGCTTTTGCAAATAATTCCTTACGGTATTCTTCTTTGGAATAATTTCGCATCTGAGCCGCAGTTGTTTTAGTAGAAGAGGACGTTGAGTTCGTCTTCTTAGTTGTATTTGTAGCAGGTGCATTAGCATCCACTTTCTTTGTTCTTGGCATTTTTCGTTAATGCACCTCCTTTAATTAAACATTGAAAATCTTTTGCCTTGACGGATTGGAAGTTTGTTGACTAATGATTGTGTATTCTGTGTCTTAGGTTTTAATTTTAATTCCAATTGACAAGCACACCAATAAGAATAAGCAATAGAAGAATACCTATCTTTCCTCATACCTTCAACTTCTTTAACCTTGATATTTCCGTTTTTAACTTCATGATCCAATTTAATCAATTCGTAAACGGCAAACGTTGTTTGTATATATGACATTTTCAGTTTAGCTTGTTCCGTTGGAGACATTTTGAAATATCCTTTATAAGTTTCTTTTAATGAACTATCGGCATCTTGTTCAGGAATAAGAAAATTAATTTTTCCATTTTGTATTCCGTTTCTAAGCAATACACATATTTCATTATTAAAATTAGCATTAGCTTTTACAGACCAAACAACTTTATTTGCATCACGAACCTTACATCGTTCAGCCATATCCTTATCATTTATACATGTCATGGCTTTATATCTTTTTCCATTTTCTTGACAAATTTGATCCTTTGTTATGAAATCGTACACACCCAAACCGATACCATTGGTATCTAAAACTAAATCTGTACATTGGTATTCATAAAAATATTTCATAACAATCATTCCTAATTCGTCTGTTTTCAAACCTTCAAAAGTTTCACCATAAACAAAGTTTGATTGATAAGCCGTATCATTTACCTGAATCAAATCATTAATATAAATAGCTGAAGCATCGTTCTTTTTCTTTTTTGTAGATTGCATAAGAGCAACGTCAATGGATAAAATTCTTTTACCTGTAGCAGTCAACTTCGGAATTGTTATCTTGTCGTTACAGAAGCTCAATGGTGGGAATGCTTTTCGTAACCGCCTACGTGCTGTAAGTTCATCAAATTTGAATAAACTACCATCCGTGTCACCAAACCACAAACATTCCATTTCCATTTGCTGAACAAGCTCATTATAGTCAGCTTCACTCATTTCGTCCTCTAACTGAGAACGAGATAGCAAACCTTCTCTTATTGAAACTTGATAAGGTAATCCACAGATGAAATATTTCTTTGTATCATCAAAGAAATTCAACGTATAACTTTGTGCTTTTTTGTATGCCCATGAACTTTTAAAATATGCGCTGGACATATAGATTTCCTTATTTCTTTCTTGTAAATGTGCATATTCAGGCTTTCTTAGATATTTAGGTTGTCTAGGACTTGTTAAGAACTTTCGTAATACTGTATTAATTACAGTTTCGTCAACCATACGAAATTCATCTACGACTATGCAATTTGCTCTGGCTGATCTTGAATTTTCCGAACTGGTTCTTGTTTTTATCCATGAACCATTTTTGAAATAAATAGAAGCGTCATTTTGACCTATATTACATTTCTCAATTTCGGAACGTAATATAGAAGATTGTTTCATAAAATCATCTTGTATTTTTAGCAAGACTTCGTTAGCCTGTTTCAGAGTTCCAGAACTAACAACGATTTTTGTTCCAGGAAATAAAATACATCTTACACAGCAGAAGAGAGCGGTTAGGTATGTCTTACCTTGACCTCTCGCTGCTAGATACATAACGAAGTTATAGTGCATCATGCACCATAACAAAATTTGTTGAAACCATTTTAAAGATAACCCCAATACGTCAATAACATATCTGTGTGGATTGCTGCGATAATACCCAGCCCTCCAAGCAACAGTTTCCATTATTTTTTGTTGTTTATCTTTTTCTATCTCTGTTTGAGTTTTTACTTGAGGCATAATTATACCTCCTCATCAGCTTTTTGACCAAATATCTTATCAAATAATGCTTCTGAATCAGTATCTTCATCATATTCAGGTTTCTTAACAGTATATTTAGAAATGAATTTCTCATATGTTGCAGAAAATGCATTCTTTAATCCCATCATCTTAGATAAATGCCCTTTAAAAAATACATCAATCAGCAATCCAATTTTATCAGGATCTTTAAATTCTCCTTGTGGTTCTGGTATAGGCTGTTCTTGTTCCCATCGGTCGATGAGCTGCCCAAATGTAAGGTTATCTGTTAATTCAGAAGAAGTCTTTTGGTTAGGTTTAATATTCAAACTTCCCAATAGATTCTGTAAAGTCGCATCTAAATCTTTTGTATCTTTCCCATTTTTCTGAGCATTGTCTATCTCAAGTTCCTTACAACATACTCGTTTAAATAAGAGTTCTTGAGATTTATTTTCACAAGGGTAACGTGTCGTCCAATCTTGATACTCCGTCTCAAGGTACATAAGTTCTTCATTGTTATAATTGTTTCCAAATCGCTTCTTAGCAGATTTGAGAGTTTTTAGAACAATCTTTGTGTTCGCTTCTGAATTGTTATCTATATCATCAATAGAAAATTCAGAATCTTTATATGAAGTGTTATTATATTGTGGAAGAGAAGCCACCATTACAATAAGATTTTGAACGGCTGTTCCACGAACCTTTTCTCCAACGCCTTCATTAATAATTTGTAACTGCGCATTATAATCACTTTCGCTAAATTTCCAATCAAGTTGTCTAAAAGTATTAATTGTTTTTTCTCTATTATCCGTTCTAACACCAGTTTTAGAATCTACGTCAGTACACATATCTAAAATACAAGCCTTACATGCAAAGTGTTCAAAACCACTTTTGCTCTTGTTTGATTTATAGAAATTTCCATTACCTTTTGTAGATTTCCATTTTCCACAATGAGGACAATAGATATAATCCAAATCAAGAAGATGATTATAATCTAAGGCTAAATCGTGATAAGCTGTCTTCACCGAATTTACGGTTAACCTTTTGATTTCATCATCAGTTTTGGCTTGTTTTAAATTAGCCATAGTTAATCACTTCCTTTCATTCCAATAAAAATAGAAGAGTACCAAATAATACTCTTCTTAATATCCAATTACATAACAAATGAGCCTTCCAACCCATTGAAAGACTCATTTCCTAAAATCAATATTTAATTTGATAGGGCATAACGGACTCGAACCGATACTCAATGCCTTTTGACTAATGTCCCAAATAAGCTACCGATAGGACTCGAACCTATAACCTACGGCTTCGTAGACCGTTGCTCTATCCATTTGAGCTAAGATAGCAAAATTGGCAGTGACGAGCTGCCAAAATTATATGTTGTCATCATATAAGTGAGCTTGTCGCTCTCGATAATTTATCAGTATAAAGCACTAACTAGCTGATATTTGGACTGTACACATCCAGTTATTATTCAGATACAAACTAAGTACCCTAAGACACACAAGGTATCCATGCTTACTGATTATTCTCTATATATTTTCGGTCTTCGGAGTAAAAATCAATTGATAAGATTTAATGACTCTTATCCGTCAATTAAGGGTTCTCATTAATGCAGAGAAGTACGAATTCGTTATAGAATTATCAGACCATTCAGTAGCTTGGACAAGCTTAGATATACTGCATTAAGGTTTCGTGTGCACTAGAGTCTTTGTATAGTCGGCTCTACCAAAATACAGCAGTAGGACTTACAATGCTACATGAATAGCAAATGCCAAGATATTTATTATCACACTTATATTTTAGCAGTGAACGCATAGCTTTCTTTTATACTCTGATTCGCTTCCGAGTTTGCAACGCCAATGAGCAGTAGCAGAGGTGTTTTTAGAGTAGCAACTAACTCAATATTTTTATCTCGTGCTTTTATATACAACCTTACGAGTGGCTGTTGCTCACTTTTATACTCTCTGTTTGAGAATAATTTTTGTAAAAAATCTATCAACGAATTGATAAACCGCCCTTACTCTTATAAAGTGTAAGCAGCTTATATTATATTATTCTCTTATTTTTGGATATTTTGACAGAAAATGTCAGATATGATATAGTTAATTTTAAGGTGCTACCTAAAGTGGTAGGCGGTTAGTCCTTCTCTCGTGAGACTGAACTCACGTTCATTCATAGATACCCTTTCGAGGAAATTAATACGAAAGGAGGGCAACAGTAATGGTTACATATGCTAATTTATTTGCTTATACAATAGTAATCTTTACTATTCTTACGTTTGCGTTTAACAACAATAACAAAAGAAAATAACCGCCCTCGCCAAAGTACGGTTATTTTCTAATCTTAGATATATAGTCAACTTGGGCTAACCGCTTGCTATACGGGTAGCACTTTTTATTATATTTTCTTGAATTGTATTATAACACATACGAAGATGGAGTGCAAGAAAAATATTACTTAGAAACAACGGAGGTTTTGTATATGGAATCATTTATAGAAATATTAAAAATAATTCTTCCTGCACTTATAACAGGTATATTTACCTTTATTGTAACCAAATATAATTATAATAAAAATGTTCCCTTAGATAATATGAAGATTGCATATAATAGAATCTATTATCCTTTGTATAAAATTATAAACAATAATAAAGAATATAATAAAAAAGATTTAGATGATGTTATAAACAATATATCAACTTATATGAATGATTATAATATCAAATATATTGATAGATCCACACATAAATCATATATAATATTAAAAGACAATCCCAATAAATATAACTACAATAATTTTAAAAACAACATATATGATAGAAACTCATATCTACGCAGAAGATTAGGATATCTTGAACCTAATTTTATACAGAGTGTTATGTATTTATCTAAAGACGATAAGTTCATATTTTTCTGTGGAGTAGATGGGCTAATTATTTATATGTCATTTATAATTGTAGCTTTATTTAATAATGAAGGTGTGGTCTACAAATATGCATTTGTATGCGGAGAAGTATTCTTGGTTATTTTTCTTATTAAAATTATAATTAAAGGGATAGGTATTCTAGGGGTTAAAATTATTAAATTTGGTTGTTATGTGAAGAAGTGTTGGAATAAGAAGAAGTGTTAGACGAAAGCTTCATCGGCATCTTCGGTGTCTTCACGGATGACATACATCTGAGTGGTTTCGGAAGGATTATTAAATTTCAACACTATCTTTTAACTTTCTTACCTTAGAAGTGTCTATTTTAATGTAATATTTCTTTGTAACATCCGTTCCAGAATGATTTAACATTGTAGACACATCTTCCAAACTAACACCTTCGTTTTTAAGTAATGTGGCATAACTATGACGAAAATCATGAGGATGTAATGTTGGTACACCTATCATATTTCCAATCTTTTTACACCAATCATTTAATGTGCCACTTTGAATCGGCTTATTCTCATTGGTGTATGGAGTAATAAATATTCTTCCGTGGTCATCAATATTATTATCTTTTCTATATTGAATTAGTTTCTCAAGATATCCCTTTGTTTCTCTGCTAAAACTTAGTTCAACAATTTTCCCCTCTTTTTCAAGCACATTACTGCAAATTCTTTCATTAAAATCTACTTGTTCCCATTTTAAACTGCCAATAGCAGTAACTCTTGCCATAGTAGTTAAAGAAAGAAAAGCATATGCCTGTAATTGAATATCTCCATATTCTTCAAGTTTTTCACGCATTAACTGTACTTGATCTTTTGTAAGATATGTTTGCACAGCGATAGGTTGACCATTTTTAGGTCTATCAATAAATTCAGTAGGAGATTCTACAATCAATTTTTTCTTACGAAGGAATTTGTAAAATGCAGAAACAGAAGACATAACTCTTTTTTGTCTTGCAACATTATTCCCTTGTTGCTTCCTCCAATAATAGTATTCTGTGATATCATCCTCTGTTGCTTCCAATACAGATAAATTAAACTGATTATCATACATATAGATAAACCATTGTCTTAAATCTATATTGTACGCATTAATAGTATTAACTGATAAATCACGAATAGACATATCTACTTGATACTTTTGAAACAGTTTTAATGTTTCAGGATTTATATGTTCAAGTTTATCTTCATCATACATTACAATTCTTTTGCTTCGTTCTGACATTTTCTCACTTCCTTTCATAACAAAAAGAAGCAGTAGTATCATTAACTAACTGCTTCTTGTCGCATTTTTATATATTCATCTAATTGTTCTTTTGTATTATTATGCTGTCCGTATAATCTATGAAAACCATATTCTGATTTTAAACTATGACAATTAAAACACAGCGTAATTCCATTGTCTATATCAAACCTTAAATCTTCATTATCACTAAAATTTTTAATATGATGTGCATTTAATTTTCCACCATGTTGACCACAACATTGACAAGTATAATTATCCCTTTCAAAAACAGATTTTCTCCAATCAAAATATTCTATTCGACCTCGTATACGAGAATTTTCAGAAGTTAAAAACCCTGTAAATTCTTCTCTTGAAATACCTTGTTGTCTACACGAAGCTAATATACGATTTTCTTCATCATTTGCGATTTTACGGGCTTTTTCAATGCCACCTTTTTCATAATAATAATCTATCATTCGTTCAGATTGCGAATATATAGGAATATTATATTTCTTTAAAAGAGCACTAATAGTAGTATCTCCAAGGTTATAAAATTGTCCTATTTCGAGAGTGGTCATTTTTTGTTCTATGTACAAATCATATAATTCCTCTTTAGTAATATTTTTAGTTTTTCTTCCATTTTTAGTTGTAAAGCCAAAATCATGTATATACTGTCTCAATGTTCTTAAATTAAGACCAGTTTCTTCTGATATCTGTTCTGCTGATTTATCAAGAATGATATATTCATTATATAACCAATCTTTATCTCTATAAGATGTATTTGTTATATTTGTCTTTTTATCAACATTAAATCGTCTAATATAAGATGATTTTTCTTTCTTACAATCTGGATTGGAACAACATATCTTATTACAAACGGTTCCATTTATTTGTCTGTAAACATCATAATATTTTAATTTGTCTAGTTTGTCACAATAATCACATTTAATTTCTACTAATTGATGAGAGCGGTATGACAAATCTTCTACATTTACATTAATATAAGCAGTGGTATCTGCTACAATTTTATTTTTATCACCTATTTTTCTTGGTATTTTATATCCAAGCTCTTCAAAATGTTTCCAATTTGCACTACTAATTTTAACTTTTACTTTTTGTGGTAATATTAACCCCATAATTTATTTTCCTCATTTCTCCTCATTCCATAAAAATAGGAGAGAAGTGTGAATGAGGTTACACTTTCGTCAGGCTCATGACTTCCCAACTATCTCTCCATAAATCCCACAATCAGCTATGACACTAATTATGAGCACATATATTTATTCTCTGTTTCCATTCACAGAAACATCAAAAAGCACATCAGTATGGACTCGAACCATAAGCTCGCAGTTTTGGAGACTGCTGTGTTGCCAATTACACCACCGATGCATAACAAAAAAAGAGTGTGTAGTATACACCACACACTCCAAAGATTCTAATTATTAACTAGCCACATATTGCTAATTAACGCCTAAATAAAGCCTTAATACGCAACATATTGCTAATTAAAATCTTAACAAATCATCAAGTTCATAGATTCTCTTAATGCTATTATGAATTGCTTCATACTCAGAAAGTATAGAAGAAGCAGTTTTAGTCCATTTTGACATTTCTTCGATATTCTTTTCTAAGTATTTTGATAACTCTTTTTTAGAAACTCTTTTACCATTAATTTCATAAATTCCATTGTCTTCAAAACAGCAACAATTCTCACAATCTTCATCGTAGTCATAATCGTCTTCACAATCATTTTCATCTATGTACACTTCGAATACATTTTCTTCACCGTAGATATTCGACATTACCTTTGAATTACAATTTTCAAGAATATAAATAGCATCCGCATATATATCTTTATATCTATTATTAACTTTTGCAGGTTCACAATTAATCTCATTGACAAATAATGTGACTATATATTCATCAGAATATCCATTTGCTACAACATCAGAAAGATCTGTGATATTTCCAATCTCATATCCTCTTTCAGAAATAAGATTTTCAATCAATGTTTTTGCTTCATAATACTTTGCAACAACGACAACATTATTTAAACCATCATATGAAGTTACATTATGATACATTGAATTAACCATATCAGCCAATTCATAGATATCTTTTACAACTACTGTATTTATTTTAATCACATCCCTTCAGATTAAGCATTCTTTACAGCATCCTTTAAAGCCTTGCATGGCTTAAACTTAGGTGCTTTTGAAGCTTCTATATGGAGTGACTCACCTGTAAGTGGATTTCTACCTTCTCTCGCAGCTCTTTCAATTACTTCAAATGTACCAAAGCCAACTAACTGAACCTTACCGCCTGCTATAAGCTCATCGGTTATTGACTTTATTACACCATCAACAATAGTAGTTAAATCCTTCTTTGATACATTGATATCAATATTTTCCTGTGTCTTTGCAACTAATTCTGTCTTGTTCATAAATAAAAAATCTCCTTTAAATCAATAATATTTTGGCACTTTTAACAAAAAAATGTCGATTTAATAATAAAAGAGGGTAGTAGTCAATATGATCTACTCCCTCTGATAGTGGCTTCGTCAGCCAAATTATGCGTAATATTTACATAATTTAAAATTATTCAGAATATTTGCATATATTAACTAAAATTTGTTTTGTTTATTATCTAATTGCAACTGATTCTATATAATATTTATTGCAAATAAGTTCTAATTTAATTTGAGTGTATATTCACATACTTTTCCTTTATTTTGCTCGAATATAATTAATTTTCCAGCGGCATTTGAAGTCTTATTCAAAGAAAGAGAATATGGATCAACCCCAATAATTGATGGAACATTTATAACTTCTGAATTAATACCAATTTCTTCAACTTTTGAATGATGTAGATGTCCTGCGAATAAATACTGAATTGGAACATTATAAATATTAGAAAAATCTTTTAATGCTCGCTCCATATCACGTACTTCACCGTGTATTCCCATAACAGTATTACATGCAAGTTGTCCATAAATATAACCTGTTGGATTTTCGATAAAAGTAAAATTAGGATTATCCGCTAATCTAATTTTAATAAATTCTCTTACAACTTTTCCCATATTATCTTCTGTAAAAGTTCCTTTTGGTTGACCTAACATACGGAGTTCTGTATGATTTCCATCAGTCATTTGGAATTTAATATGAACATGTTTTGTAAGATTATTAAGCCAATTAGTTATAAAATTTGCATACTGAATAGTACCATCGACAACTCCACATCTTAGTTTCATAAGCTGTGATGCTCTGAGACAGCCATCCGAAAAATCACCCATAGAATATACATTAAGAGTATCAATATTTTCTTTATGAATTATTTCAACTGTTTGATCAAATAAATCATACATTCTTTCTTCGAATATCTCAGGACTATATGAATTAATAATATTCCCAAACAAATCTTTTAATTCAAATTCCGCACCATAATGTTCATCGCCAAAAACCAAACAATATGCTTTAGTGTTATGAATTGGCTTGATATATTCTGGAATATTTAAAAGGGGAAGATTTAAAATTGCCTCACAAATTTTTTCTGCAATAAGTTCATCTCTTGCGTCTTCTCTAAGCCACTTATTATATTCAAGCTTTTCACTATGAAGCTTCTTGCGTTCTTTTTCCAATTCACGTTTTTGAATCTGCAATTCCTTTAAATACTCATTATCAGAATTAAATACACCAGCTTCCTTAAAATCTTTTGCATATTTACAGGCTTTTCTGTAAGCAGATTCATCTCTATATTGAGATTCATCATCACCAAATAATTCTTTATTAACCATTGGTGTTATCTCTCTCCAATTATGATATTTTCCAGAATTTATCAACTGATCTAATCGCCATATATATGTATGATAATTTTCGTTTTCCAATTTTGTAAAATCAGATATAATAATCACCTACTCTCTATTCTTCATTAGAAGACTCTGTAGGTTCATCTATTTCTTCCTCATCTTTTACTTTCACATTAATTTCAATACTAGCTCCGTTAAAATCAGAAAGAAGAGTAGAAAGCTTCTTAATTTCACCATCTACATCAACTGTCATATTATCTGTATCAATTATACCTGCTACTTTCATAGCAGTTGTTGTTGTCTTTTTATATGAAAAATTACTCATTCCTTTATCTTCCTTTCAACTAAAATAGGAGAGCAATGTGCTCTCCTTAAATAATTTCATCTAAACTTGTTATATATCCATCTGCAACACCAAGTTCAATTGCTTCTTTTGCAGACAAGTACCAATCCGTAGAAAAGTGTTCTTCAAACACATCATTAGGTATCTTAGTTCTTGCTAATACAAAATTACCAAGTTCCTCAATTTGTCTTTGGTAATTCAGAATAGCAGCAACAACCTCATCATAATTCCCTGCAAACTGTCCAGCTCCCTTATGAATAAGGAACTCGGCAGTTGGAAATGTATATCTCTTATGACATGCAAGATAGATAAAACATCCGCTTGATGCAGCCATACCTACGTTTATTCCAATTACAGGAGTTTCACTAAGCTGAATTGTATCTACAAGACAATTATTTACCTCTAAATCTCCACATGGGCTAAAGAATATAACCTTGATTGGAGTGCGAGATTCTTTTGGAACATTATTCTGTTTGTCCTCAAAATTCCATTGCATAATCATCTTTGCATATTCCAATGTCATTGTTGTTATTTCATCATCAATCCAAAGAATTCTGTTTTCATAATTTTTATAAAATTGTAATAATGATGGATCTGGTAACTGTAAATTCTCTGCATTCTGTGGAATAGCAATATCTAAATATGCAGTTTCTAATTTCTTTTTATTCATAGGCATCAGCCTCCAAATTCATAATATTTCTCTATAATGAGATTTTTGTCCCCTTATTCACCGCAACAACTTTTGTAGATTTTAAACAATCAGAGATAGCATCTTCCAAATCATGTTTAAATTCAATTTTATTGGAATCACCATGAACAAGAAATATTTTTTCACAATTTATACTTTTATAATAATTAATCAAATCATTTCGTTGCATGTGAGAACTAAAAGAACATAAATCATATACTTGACATTTATTTTTATAAGGTTTTCCATTAATATTAATAGTTTTGTGTTCTTTTTCATGTTTGATTTTCCATGCTAAAGTATTTTCACCTGCATATCCCATAAATAGAATACAATCTGATTCTTTTGGTAAAACACTCTGAACCCATTTTACACTGCGTCCTGAGGTCAACATTCCTGAACTACTTAAAATAACTTTAGCTCCATTAGAAGAAATTGCAGCTTTACTGTCTTCAGGTGTAATAATTCTTTTGATATTTTTCCAAAACATCATTTCGTCAAATAATTCTTTTTTATTGTCTTTAAGAATAGAAGAATAACAATCAAGAAGTCGATTTGCTAAAGGACTATCGACTAAAATAGGGATCTTAAAATTTTCATCTTTTCCAAATAGGGAATATAAAATCCATAAGATATATGGAGTTCTGTCAAGAGAAAATGACGGAATAAGAACTCTTGCATTGTTATCAATACAATATTGTTCTATAACAGATTTGATTTTTTCTATATCTTTTTTATAAGTTTCTTTGGTACATTGTCTACCTTTGGCTGCATAAGTACATTCTCCAATTACAATATTACTTGATGTGACTGGCTGAAAATCTTCAACAAATATTCTTGAATCTTGAGTAGCAATATTTCCTAAATCACTTGTAAATAAAATTTTTCGTGTATGAGAATGCCCATTAATATATACCTCACATTGTTTTGATAAAAGTATATGTCCTGCATTTGTATATCTAATTGCTAATTCATTAGAAAGATTGGTGATTTTATCTGAATCAATTTCTATAACATAATTTAATGTTTTATATACAACATCCTCTGTATAAAATGGTTCATAACATCTGTCATTCTTTAAGTTTAACACTTCTATGTCTCTGCAATTTATATAAGAACTATCTAGCCACATTTCTTTTAAGATAGAAGTAGAACCTTTTGGGACAACAATTTTTGCATTGCATTTTCCACGAGCGTACAGTGTTGGAATCATACCAATATGATCAGCGTGAAGATGTCCAATTATAATATAATCAAGTTCTTGTGGTTTAATTCTTTGAATATATTTCATATTTGCTTTATAATTTTCCAATATAGTATGTTCACCTTGAATCATACCACATTCAAATAAATAACTATGTTCGGGTGTTTTAATAAGAGTAGCACTACCTGTTACATCTTCCGCATTTCCACCAACAACTTCTATAGTTATTTCATGTTTTTTCTTTCCGATGGCTTAGACACCACCTTCCTCATATATTTCGTCTACTTGACGATTGAATTTTTTCTTAACTTGTATAAATCCTTTAGAGCTACTTTATCTTCACTAAGGTAATATTTTGGATGAGAGCTTTTACTTTTATGTAATAATCCATCCTCAAACCTACTTGCAAAGTTATAACCTAATTCCTGTAATTTAACAGATTCTCTCTGAGTAATAAGTATTATATTATTCACGACCTTTACTTTATATTTTCTGCAATAGCAGAATAATTCTGATTGAGAGACTCGAACTCCCGACATCTTGCTTACAAGGCAAGCGTTCTACCAACTGAACTAAACCAGAATAATATTCTCACACGGAGGTATAAGAATATTTAATTAATATAAGCTGAGATATTGACTCAATACACTACCATCTATTGCGGTTGGACACAATTTATCACACTGTCGATTAGACAGTAGGTAGCAACAACACCAGTTTTGACATAACTGGCAAACTCTTACCACAAAGCATTATAGATTTCCTTTTTACACATTCTTCCTTGCGAGATTCATAGGTTGCAGCCTATTAGAGTTGCATATACTTGTACTTTCTCACATAACACCTTGCGAGTGTTATATGTGTCCATATTACAGGACAATAAGTTGTTTTTCTCTTTGCGGTCATACACACTTTTGCTTGTTATTTTCTATCAGTAAATCAAATGATATTTTTATTATTAAGAAATTTTTTTCATTCACCAAAAGTATGTACTTATAAATGGATGATGAGGTGTACATTTAACCATCCGTACCTTTTGAGTACAGCCCAGTTATCACCATCCTGCTTGGATTGCGATCTCCTTACTTTTTGATTCTATCCCTGTTTTTCAACTTAAGAAATATTATCAAAATCTGACCAGCAGTTATACTTGCGGTATTTCCACCAATCATACACGGATTATCCCCACATTTCTGTGTTAATTAACAGTGCCTTTCTCATGACACCTGCCGAACCATATCATTAGCAGTAGCCCTCTGATTTTAGGTTAGGTATAAATCCTATGTGTTTTCCGTCAAACTATATCACTACAGTCGCAGCCTTATAATACAATAAGAACCACTTTATACATGTCACCATGCTTATTTTAGAATTTAATATTCTCTGATCCGAAACCGACCAGTCCTATAAAAATAGGATAACTCCCACAACAGGATTCGAACCTGTAACTTACGGATTAACAGTCCGTTGCTCTACCATTGAACTATATGGGAAGAGTATCAGTGATTACACCATTTTTTTAACAATGTAACCACCGATATAAGAATAAGAAAGAGAGGTTAATTTATAAGATAAACTTTTAATATTATGTAATGCCCCATAGGACAGGATATTAAGAAAAGCTGATTTCATTCTAAATCTGCAATGCCACTCAAAAGAGTAGCAGAGCAGACATACAAAGATTGTCGGTTTGTTTCTTCCATGACAATCGTTTTTGTATCTTGTTTTTGTGAATATTTCACTATATCTACATTTAAGAAAAACGAATTTTTTGTAAAAAATGTACCGAAAAGCCTTGTGAAATAAGGGTTTTAGCGAATTGTAAAAAGTCTAGTAAAAGCAGTTTCTACTGTTTATTCCACCAATTTCTTTTAGTTTCTAATCGCTTTTCTCTTGCACAATATTTACAATATTTATCATTTGTGCCTGTAATTCTAATTTTTCTTCCACAACCAGGATTAGAACATTGCTTATAACCCTTTTTAAAATTTCCTATGTACTGATTACCAATATTTTCAAATTGAGTTACTTTATAAGCAATATCATCATCAGTGTCTCCTAAATCTATTTTGATATTAAGATTATTCACCTTTTTCCCAAAATGAATATAACCATTACTATATAACTCATGCAATAATTCATTTTTTTTATCAGATGAGAGAGTAACGTTGGCAAGTTTAAATACTTCTGAAAGACCTTTTGAGTCTTTTTTATTTACCCATCCTTCACTATTCATATATCTTGCAATAGCAAATAATGTAAACATAAATTTCTTTTGGCGATCATTTGGAAGAGACTCCACGACTTTTAATTCTTTTTCATAGATAGGAACATACTCAAGTTCCCTAAAGAAATTCTTTGATTCTGAATCATATAAATCAATACATGTTTTTTTGATTTTATTGGCATATCTATATTCCTGATATCCTTCAATATTGAATTCAAGCATCTTTGCTTTGACTGTATCAATTAGAATATTTGGATCTTTACCTCTATCAAAATAATACTTAGCAATCAATGTTATCAGATATCCATTCGAGATAGTGTCTGGTTTATTACCAGACACTAATATCTCTCTAATATATTTTTTTTCATTCAGTATATACAACTTCTTCCTCCATTTCTTCTAAACGCTTAATAATTAGTTCTCCAATACAATCCCAACAAAACTGTCTATTACCTTTATATCCATAAGTCATATCAAGAATGATGTTCATACGTTCATCATCATTTGGACATATTTCTTCTGCTTTCTTCCTAAACATTTCAACCATACTTGCACGTTGATAATATTTGTCGAATTCATCCTGCTTATCAAAGATATCAGTTCTATTTAGTTGTATTCCTTTTTCTTTTCCCTGCTTCTTTTTATATTCCTTAATACATTCACAGTAATATTGTTCAAGTTCTCGTAGAGCTTGTCTGTGTTCTTCTGTGCAACGTCTTTTAACCTTTAATGTATTATAATCAAATGAAGAGTCCTTATGTAATTGCGATTTATAGCCATCTAACTGACTTTCAACATATTTACAAATCTGATTCATAGAACAATTCCCTGTACCAACTGGCATTTTTCTTTCGTACCAAAATAGAAAATCTTTTTGTTCTTTTGTAAGGGTATCTTTATTATACAAATCCTCGATAGAACATTTATAGATAGTATAGCATTTAGCATTACTTTCTTTAATGTATTGCTTGTACTGTCTTTTTATCTCATCATAAACATAAATCATAAAGTATGGCTTTCTATATGCACAAAGCGATTGCAAATATTTATTTTCTCCGCAAGCACCTAAATTGTACCAACTACTTTCCATTGGTTTTGCAATAATTCCCTTAATTTTGTCTAACTCATTTTGCTGATAGAGCTGACCACATTCTATTCTATATTCTAATTCTTTATATTCAGGTGAATTTTTCTCGAAATGAGATTGAACTTCCATCATAGATGTGACATAATTAGTGATTGTTCCAACTTGATTTCCCATACCTGCTTTATTTGTCTTTTTAACAGCAACTTCAGTAACAACAATTTTTTCTGCATTTCGCTGGACACATTCGATAGCAGGTAAGTATCTATAACGTCTTTTCATAACAGGATTATTAGTAGAAAAGTTCAGATCCGAGTCCCAATCTTCCCCATTCTCAGCCATACAAAATGAATCCCAACCGTTTATAATCATGATAGTATTCATATATTGATACCAATACTGACATTCATCTGAATTATTGATATTACACATTCGAATATTATTATGGCTTGTCATAGGACTTCTAAAAAGAACAATCTCATTTTCATTTCTATCAATCCAGAATTTTGAATAGCATTCATTAGCTTTTAATAATCCAGTAACTTTTAATCCGCAAATTGACTGCATGAGTGCAAATGGATCACCACTTGCAATCTGATAGTTACCTTTTACAAATAATTTACCAATTTTCGCATCATTCATTTTTTTCTTGATATATCTATGTACAGAGTCGATTATATATGGATCTCCCAACATATATTCGCTTGTATATAAAGCACGTTGCCATGAATTTACATCAGTATTTTCGTTAATACCAAGGAATTTAATAGTAGAAGAGTAATCACCACACATAGCATCTTTTAAATACTTGATTGTTGGTGCACACAATTCCTCAACATCTTCGTCTGTAAATTCATAAGACTGAAGATATTGGTAATTCAATTCTCTCTGTTCTTCAAGAATATGTGGTGAAATTTTTGTTACAGAAAATCCGTATCCACATTCCTTATATGCATTCACATATTGCTCAATATTATCATACGCTCCCCATAATTTAAGAGAAGACTCTGTGACAATCATTTCACATTGACGAATATCTTGCATATTTCCCCAAATATCTTCAATCATATAATTACCATTATTGTATTTTTCAATAAATTCATAAATAGGAAACGGATAGAGCATTCCTTTGAGCCATGCATTTCTCAAACACACACCGCCAGGAATATAATCAAGACCTAAAGATTCAGCTACTCGCTGCATATATTGTATAGTACAAAGATTAAAACCGTCAGATACATTGTTTTCAAGAGCTTTATCTTTAATAATTTCTCTTGTTGGTTCTTTTGAATCGCAACCATCATCGAGTGATATAACATCTGCAAAATATTGTGTAATACAATCTTTTACGACCAAAATTCCATGTGGATCACAAATCGGTTGTGATGCAGAACATGTTAATGCTTTGTAAGCTTCATATTTTGCAGGAACTAATTTAGTATCTGGATTTCTCTTACATTCACATAATTCATTTAATTTATCAATGTATTGTGAATTACAGAAGAGAAGAGTATTATTTTTTAATCCACCAGTAGTTCCAACAAAGCGTTTATAATTAACACCATTTATGGTAACACCTTTTTTACCAGTCGCTCTTGCAAAATCAGATTTTTTATCAACAATTACCTGCATAAATATCTTTGAAAAATCAATACTCCAAATGGGTTTTTCTAAAATCTTATTTGCCATTATGCGGAACTCTTGGGCTTCAAACAGTGATATGAGTTCCTGATATTTAAAAGCTTCTTCTTTGGAAATCTGTAAATCCCAATTAGAATACTTTAGTTTATTTGTTCCAATTTTAAAAATCTCATATTGAGGTACGCTAATACCAGCCATAAATCCTCCTTTTATCTTTTATTTATTATGTTTCTCTTATATATTCTCTAAATGAAATTTCTATTTACAATTATTCAAACCACACAGGAACTTTACCTATATCATATTTCTTGTAAATAAGATATGAACAATATCCGTCTATCAACTCATAATTTCTGTCAATTACAATCTTCCCAAGTTCACCATATTTGATAAATGTATTTTCTTTCTTCCTGTATTTTCTGTAATTGGGTGGAGTAGCAAGAAATTCTTCCCTAATTTTAATCTCATTAATTGGAATCCAATATTCCTTATTTGAACTGTAATCAATATCGAAAAATATTCTAAGTCTATCAATAGTTCTCATCTTTATAATCCTCCTCGTCCATTGTTTCGACACGGTATCCCAACCAATCTATAAGATAATCAGTACATGGAATACAGTCTCGATGTATATATTGTCCTTCTGAATTTCTCAGATAATCTTGCCCACTTAAAATACCCCCACCACAATAACAGCATAAGTAATTATATTTCTGATGAAAGTTTGGACATCTTGTAAGACAAGGATTATTACCACAAATGTTACACATATATATAACCTCTCTTCATTTTTAGTTTATAGATTCATAAGAATATCCATCATTGGTTGTATAATAGATGTGTTTTATTCCTAAATCTTTGATTGCTGCCATACAACTTGGACAAGGACGACACAATCCAAACTCCTTATCTAATCTCGTTCTGAAAATATATAATTTTACTTTTTGGAAATTTATATCCAGATGACGGATAGAATTAAGACAATTGATTTCAGCATGTAAAGTCGGTTTAATACCGTTCTTATTCCACGAATTTCTATATTTATTATAGTATTTTTGAATAGGATGTGTCTTAACTGTATTACAACCAATTCCAATAATATTTCCCTGGTAAACAGCTATACATCCTATATGAATTTTGTTGTAATCTGAGATGATGGCAGCCATTTTAGCTTTTTTAAAATATCTATAATCTGATTTACTTAACATTTCTCTCTAACTCAAACATAGCAGTTCCTCTATCAATACAAGCAAGCTCATATTTGTATCTGTCTATATTTCTCTGAATAATTCCTCTTTCTATAAGCATTTCAATATACTTCACTAAATCATTCTTGATTGTTTTTATCTCAGAAGAAAACTCTATTTCAATCTGATCGTCCATAAGATCTAAATGGTCAATATCTGTCTGTTTAATATAAAAAGTGGCTAAGTAATTTTCTTTCTCTTTATTCCACTTTGCTAAAGCAACCACTGTGTAATTATTATGTAAGTCTACGCTAATACCAACATTAGCAATAATTTCGTATCTAAGCATGTACCGCTTCCTCCTTTAAATTCTGTCTTTCTTCACAAGCTCTAAGCTTTTTGTTATAATCTCTAGTTGTACATTCTCTCTTTTTTGTCTCGTCAAACTTAAAATCCGCAGCTATACGACTGGCAATATTAACTCCACAGCCACCGAAATCCGATTCGACTAGCTTGGGATAGCATACAAGCTTATTCTTTCTCTTAAGTTCCATTGTTCTTGTCATTACATGTCTTTCTGTTTCCTTTGTCATAAATATTTGTTCTCCTTGTTAAATAGTTCATATCATCGCTCCTTTATATATAGTGTGATACGGTTTATGTGTTACTTTTATATATTCCCTTATTGCAAAAGGGTTTTATTTAAAAATTAAAATGTAAGGTTTTGTTCTAAAATGTTATCCTTGATTACCATTTTTAATTTCTCCAAAAGAGTCAACATGATATATTTCCAACATTTTAGTAATAGCCCACTCAATTTCTTGCTCATAGCCTTCTTTGTTAAGTACATATATATTTGGTACATTTTGTGGTGGTTTCTTTGGATCAGGTTGAACGCTGCCGACTTCTTTCTTAACGAGAAGCGGTTCTTTGTCGCCAATAGAAGATGTGAGATATTGAATACATTGATTAATGGTATCTTTTGACATAGAAAGTTCTTTTGACATAGATTCTATACTTCGCCAAAAAGCTTCTGGTTTAGTTTCAGGGTTATACATAGTTTCTTCATTATCTTTATTTTTTGGACGAATGAAAATATACGAATTAATATAAAGAAAAGCCATTAGTATATTCTCTTTGTTAATACTAGATTCGTTCATCATAATAAAATCAAGCTGAGAAGATGTGATTTTTGAGAACTTATCAACGGCATCAAAATTTTCAGGGATAATTTTAATTTCAATGCCAGTATCATAAGTTATAGAATCAAGATCTTGTTGAACTTCAATCATTTTATTATTAATCATATATTCTAGTACATCAAGAATTTCTTGAACTGCTTTTGGTCTACGTTTATGTGTTTTGTATCCGTAGAAATTTAAAACCTTTCTAAGTGTAATCCAACTATAGTCTTCGTAAGATCTATATTTATCAATAAGAATATAAGTAATATAGAATTTACGACTAACTCCATATTTAGTTCTTATATTCCCTTGAATATAATCATTTGGGAAGCGTGTAAAATATTCTGTTTTCTGTTGCAATAAAAAATTTCCTCCTTTTGTGTGATATTTAATTGTTCTCTTTTTTAAAAATAAATAAAGATGAGTTTACGAGCGTTCAGTAAAGTAGGTCTGAACCCCCACTTATTTGTTTTATTTTTGAAATTGGTAGGGGGTGAAACCTACTTTGCCGAACTGAAAGAAGATATATAACATTATTAATAAGACAGACTATTCCGTTTGTATTTCGCTTACGCTACATACAAACTCTATAATTTTTTAGTTGATTGTTATTGGTTGATTTAGGTGTATGGTGCTTTGGATTGATACTTTTATTTAGGTTACATATACGATGTACCTATATTATTTCTGATCTTGAAACATATTATTTATTTCCTTTAAGTGAAATAGCATATAACATATTTCTAATATTGAAAATATGCATCCAAAATATTCAAGATTTTCTCTTATATAAGGATTTGATAATTTTCTTATAACAGATTTTCTTGTTCTTTTAAATAAAATTGGTTTTTTCATAATATCATTCTCCTTTGATATATTATTCTCTCTTCAATTGTTTACCCAAAGATGTTCTTTTCTTGCTAACGCTGCGAAAAGACCGCCCTTATCAAAGGGCTACATCTTGTGCTTACGCACATATTATCTTTTGAGCTTGTATATAGTTTTCTTATACCCATATCTGTGGGTTAAAAATGAGTTTTTGAGAGTAATTTTCAATTTTTATGTTTTAAGTGATAACTTATAAGGGTATGAGATAAAAGTGGCTAATTTTTTCTGTGAGGTGTGATTTTGTCCCTAAATAGATTGAGAAGTGATTATGCTAATTCATCAAATATATTTCTATAAAAGTTACATGATAAGTTATTAAATGTTTCTGTTGTAATTAGTTTTAAGTTACCCATATAGAATCCTCCTTTAAATTTATTTTTTTATTTGGTAAGAGTGGTGTAATGATTATTTACAATAGATTGTTCTCTTAAAGAGATTTAAGTTTTAAGAATTATTAAATAGAATAGTGAAGAATAATATAAATTTATGCAATAAAAAAACAGACAGCTTAATTGCCGTCTGTTAATTTTTTATATTTATTTGATTTATATTGATAACCAGTTAGATTCTGGTTTTGCAATAAGACGAGCATTATTATATGCCATATCAAGTGTTAAACATGTGTGACCTTGATAATAATTTCCTACTTTAGTTACGGTTAAAGCTAATGACGGAGTAGTATCATCCTCTAAGCATAATGGAAGTAATAACTGAATCTTGTTTTCATAATATTGTGGTATTGCCAATTTATAATTAGCTGATACTCGCTTCTTCATAGTTTCTATTGAACCATTGAGATTGTTAAGAATATTTTTGCTATCTTTAAGCTTTTCGGGAATTCTTTCAATATTATTAATATCTTTCAATATATGTTTATAGTTAATATTTATTTCGTAGTGCCAATCAAATAATAAGAGAGATGGATCGTCAAAATAATTTGCTCTTGGTGGGCGCTCAGAAATATTCATATTTCCTAAATCATATGATGTAAGAAACTTTAATCCATTTTTGCTTTTATCTTGATATGCGTATATTGGTTGATAGAATTCAGTAAAAAGTCCTGTGTTAAATAGCGCATATTCATTATTAATAATTACATTCTTTTCAGAAGATAATTTTTTATATGTGTGAACCATATAATTTGTAAGAATTTTATTATTAGGGTATGTATCATTAGACCAATTTTCTTTATCTGCTATTTTAATTAGATCTTCTATATAATCATTCCAGTTTACATTGAAATACGCCATATATTCTGCTCCTTCTGTATTTTTAAATGCTTCTGTAAGTATATCATATTTTCTTGATTCATGGAACGGGAAAATATCTGTATCATCTGGCTTGTACAATTTAAATGGATATGATTCATATTCTTGTGATTCAAGTGGTATATATTCTCCTTGTAATTTCGTACATGCTTTTATATAAGCTTCTTGCGATGTATCAGCATAAACAAAATAAATGTAATTATATGGTTCATAACAATATGCTGCTGTTGTTGGTATTAAATATGTATTCATTTGTAAACCCTCCTTAGAAATGTGATTTATACAATTTTATATTCTCTTTTTTAAAATTTGTTCTGAGATAAAATTCTTTATATGGAATACAAGGAGAAAAATGTATGATTTTGAGTCTATTTTGGATTTTTATATGTCGGGTGGCTAGTTGTTAGGGTAGAGGGTAAAAATTGAAATTTGAGCTGTGAGAGTGGATTTTTATATAGGTGTGAAAATTGATAATATTATTTATAGTAAATGTATGTGAATGTATATAGATAGTTAATGCAATTTTGAGTGATGTAAAAAATCAACCTTGTATTTTGAGTATTTAGGTGGGTAAAAATGATTTTAGGTGTTATTAGTGGGGTAAAATGAAAACGCTGTGTATGGGTATGATAGAGGGTTTAGATGAGAAATGGGAGTTTTTAGCATAGTTATAGTGGAGGTTTTGATGATTTATATTGAATTTTTGGTTGTTTTTGTGATGTATATAGATGTTTTTTTGTTTTTAAGTGAGGTTTTTATGTAGCCCCGTATTATAGATGAGAGAAGATAAAATATAATTTTAATAAAAATGACAGGTGTTTCACCTGCCATTAATTACAAATTATTTCCTATTTGGATTGATTATCTTATGACTTTTCATATTTCGTTCTTTGCTATAATTGCATAAATTGTACTGAGTTCCTTCTCTAAGTCTTCTTTGAACTGTTTCGATAGAACAATTTAATTTTTGAGAAATCTCATCTACAGAATATCCTTTATTCCATAAATTACAATATTTTTTAACTACGTTATTTGTAGCAAATTTTCCACATTCGAATGCTGATATATTTGAAAAATCTATAAAAGTTAATACTAATTTTGCTATATTGTATAAATTGTTTTGATCTCTTGCATCTATGACATAATACGCTAATCCATTTTTTATAGCTGTATCATATTTTAATTTATCCGATGATATACATTCAAGGTATTGTTGTTCTGCTGATTTTTGTTCTCGATTTGAATTTTTAGTTGGTTCATAATGTTGTATTCCATTTATTTCTATAATTGTATTATATTTTGGAAGATAAATATCATACCACCTATTTTGCAACCATTCAAATTCCTTTTGTACTTCAAAATCTATTTTTGCTTGTATGAATATTGAAAATATAAATCTCTCTGTCCATGAGCTACGAATGCCACAGACAGGACATGAAGAAATTCTATCTTCACGAGTTTGATATTTATATCCACAACACAAACATTTAAGTTTATATTCTCTTGTTGTTTCATAGTTTTTAGTTGCTTTAACAGAAATTCTGGTTTGTTCTATCACTTTTGATTTCTGAAAATCTTTATCAATAATATCTCCAATTTTATATATATAATTGCTGTTATTTTTGTTTTTATTTAAAAAACTTGGAATTTTAAGTTGCAAAAGATTAGACGTAGATGTTGTCATGATGTTGTCTTGATATTGAATAGTTACGAGATTATTACGATTAACAGATTTATAATCAATTATTTTGATTGTTCCAGTTAAGTCATCATATTGGAACGGTAATTCTTTCCCAATATTTTCTTTCCAGTTGAAGTGTCCTTTATTATTTCCTGATGTGTATTTTATAAGATTGGCAGTATCTAAGTATTTTATCATATAAATTCTCCTTAAATAAAAATTATTTTTGTTACATTTATTTATTCTCTTTTTTTGAATGAATTTTTATTAAAAAACGATATCGTGAAAAGTATTGAATTTTATGGGAGTTTTAAATTTTGAATTAGATTTTTTGAAATTTAGAAAATTGAAAAATAGGGTGATAAATTGAAATAATGCTTTGTTTATAAGTGTTTTAACGATATGGTATACGATAACGTGTTAATTTGAATAAAAATTGAATTTTACCTGGTTTTATTGGGATTTTGGAAGATATCGACAAGGTAAAATTTTGAAGAAAGTCTGTGGAATAACCAGCTAAGCGGATGCTACCAAAATGTGACTATCATTTTAGTTTTAAGTACCCCCTACATATAAAAATAATAGCTAATAGATATATATTAACCATTCTTTTTACTGGCACTTTTGAGCAAACCTATGTAGTTTTTAAAACTATGTTAGATGGTTTGATTTGCTATGTGATATCATTTTGATATCGTTTAAAAAAGATTAAAAATATTATAAACAATCTATTGACAATAACAATAAATAGTGATATCATACGATACAACAACAGATAAACAATTTGAATTAAAATATTTAAAATAACCTGTTGACAATCACAATTAATTGTGATAAGATATAGCTAAGTTAAGAAAGTACTGTAAAACGAACCTTCCTCGTAAGGTCGGGAAAACTTAACACAACATATTGACAATCACAATACATTGTGATATACTACAATCACAATAAAACAATAGCTTGACAAGGAATAAGTCGTTAAAACCAGAATAGGAGGTGCTGTATTTGAAAAATGAATAGTCCAAAAGGGTACAATGTACCTAATGGGTATTATGGCTATATTTCAGCCACAAAAAGCTATATACTTTTTGCGACCGAACAAGATTATCTTGAATATATAGCCGACTAATTACAAGTAATTGTGTAAATAGTCCCTGAACAAGTCTATTTTATCACGATTCAGTGTATTAGTAAATCCCAAGGAAAAAACAATTTTATATTTCTTATATAGGCACTGTATTTATTCCCTGGAATAGATACAAAAGACTATAGCAGGATATAGGATTCTAAGGTTGTATCTCAATGAGTTTAACCTTATACAAATTGAATAATAGGTTTTATGGGTTTACTCTAAAACCCTATGAGGACGGCTTAAATTATACCTTGAAATAGGTATATATGCCCTAAGATTAATAATCTTTGCATCATATTAAAGTGGTGTGCCTTTACCTTGCCAGTAATGGGAAGAAGAAGTCAGAAAAGACTTACGGCTCAAGTGCGAACCCTTTAGCTTATATTCCAGGGTGTGAGTGTTTACAAGGTAGTAGTTGACGGTCAATAAAAAATCTTAACCGATTAAATCACGGTTAAAGTTGTGAAGTCGATAACCAAGCTGATAGCAACTAAAATATAAAAGGTTAATGATAGATATAACATAGCTTGCAGGGTAAAACCTACAAGCATTTATTTATTAGTAGGGTAATGCCTGCAATAAGTATATTCATGGAGTATCTATCCTCTTAACTGGATTTAATATTAATATGCTCATTACGCTAGTAGGTGAGGCGTTCCCTACAAAAGTTATACATAGTTAGAAGGGTGGACTATACACAATTAGTCTACCCTTTTATAGTGTGCATAACACTACACAATAAACACAATAAAAATATTATATTGCACCGATTGCATTAAGTCGGGGAAAGAGGTATATTATGAGAACTTTATCAATCAATTTTTACGCAGAAAAAATCACAGATGAGAAGAAGCAGGAATTAATGACAGCAGTTGAACATGAAAAGTGTGCAATGCTCATTCAGATGGCTGAAGCTGATATTTCACGGTTAAATACTCAGATAGCAAACCTTGAGAAAAATGAGGATATATCTGAAGATAAAAAGAAGGTTAAACTTGATGACCTTAACCAGAAACTTGAGGAACTTAAGCAGGAAAAGTCTGACCTTGAAACATCTAAGGAAGAAACTCTTGAGATTTATAACAAGGTATTTGCCTCATTGACTTATAAGAATAAAGACCATTTTGGCAATAATAAAGATGTAGTCCGTACAGTTCTTAGGGTGCTTGCTTCATGGGATAACTCTAAGTTGGTAAAATATGCAATCATTCCTGCTTTTCAGTCACCAGAATTATATAATGCTTTAGAGGCAATTCATATTAATTCTAAGGCAGGGGAAAATGGCAATATAACAATGTCAAATGAGGTAAAAGAAGCATACAAGAAAGCAAGCACAGAACTTGAAACAATCATTAAGACAACCTTCAGTCTGCCTTTTGAAACTCCATACACAGCAAAGACAAGAGTAAAATTGACAGCAGAGGACAAGAAGCTTCTTAACGATTGCTATGTAAAGGGATTCACTAATAAATTTGACATTGACGACAAGAAGGATATAATCTCTTTCAAAGAGCGTCAGGTTAATACATTAGTAAAGGCAAAAAAGAATCGCAAGACAAGCAAGATAGAATACGATTATTCTGGACTTGCAAGCACTATCAGTAATATTGTAATTAAGCACTATTTTGTAGAAAAATAATAAAAATCTATAGTTAGAGGCGGTAAGGGAAACTTTACCGCTTTTATAGTGTAGATTTTACACACATATTGAAAGTTACAAAATAATGTGATAGGATAGGAGGTGCTAATAATTGATGGAGGTATAATATATGATAATTTTTAATAAATTAGGGCAACTTTTAAAAACACGCAATATGACATGGAAAGATTTATGTAATGCAGGTTTGTCTCAGAATATGCCAACAAGATTTTCAAAAAACGAAAATATAAGTTCTGATACAATAAATAAAGTGTGTGAATATCTTTGTGTTCAACCATTTGAAATTATGGAATGGATTCCAGATGCGGAATGGAACGCAAAAGAAATTGAGAAACAAGCTATTGAAGCTCAAATAGCCGAACTTCAGGCAAAATTAAATCAGATGTAACACTCAAACTGCGTCAAATATAATAACCACACTAACAAAGCACCCAAACGCAAAGGGTGCTATTTTTATACCCAAAATCAATACTACAAGAAAGGAAACTAAAGCAATGCGAAAAGAAATCAAATTTACACATCAGGAAAAGAGAAAACTACTCATGGCAACCTTAACAGTCACGCTATCAATTTCTGCCTTATTTATAGGTAGAGCAGTTCAAAAGGCAACTTACAATCAACACACATATCCACTGTCAACAGTGATTGAGTGTGTAAACGGAAACGAAATAACAGCCAAGGATTTCAACGGAAACCTTTGGACATTCACAGATAACATAGAAGATTGGATCAAGGGAGATATCTGCTCATTAATAATGCACGACAATTATACAGATATCATATATGACGACACAATTATCAAAGCTCAATATTCAGGTTTTGTAAGATAAAGAAGGGAGAATATTAATATGTCAAGAGAAATGTACAACTACAAGAGAACGGCAATCACAACAGCAAGAGATTTGTGTTATTCGGATGAAGTAATAATACAGATTCATAATGCAAAATCAGAAAATGAAATCTCACGGATTATGCGTGATGCAAGATTAAAGGAGGTATAAGAAAAATGGAAGCATTTAATTTTAGAATTATCAAGATAGCAAACGGAGCTGAAATAATAGACAGCACTCTATCAACTCCATATAACTCATTAACACCATTACAGATGATGGATTATATCAACGTAGAAAACAGCTTGTATTTTTCAGAAAGGCAAAAGAGATGGCAGAAGGTAATCGAGCCAACAATCATTGATAAGGTAAAGAATTTTGCAAGGAGGATATTTGCATGAAATCAAACGGATATTATACATGGAGTGCTTATATGGGTTATGTGCCAAGTGCAAACGCATATTGGCAGTTTGAAAGCGAAGAAGATTATTTGAACTATCTAAAAGAAAGGGGTGAGATATAATGACATACGGAGATTTTTATGATATTGCAGAATATGGCAACGCAAACTGGAAGGGTAATTTTACACCAAAGGAAATTGCTTGCTGTGCCTATGATTATTTTGTGGAATTTGAAGTGTCTAAGGCAAAAGAAAAAGTAATGCCTGTTATTCAGGAACTTTGTAAATTACTTGCAGAAGATGGAGGTGAAGAATGCAAAGACTGGCTATATCAAATGGCAGATGAATTAGGTTTGATTGATATAGACTATCAAGATTATCTGGAAACAGATGAATGGCTTGAAAAGTTTAGTAACTAAACGGCGAACCGAAAGGCAAGCCGTTATTTTTATGCAAAAAATACATATTAAAAATATTAAAAAGAAAGAGGTAGTTAATTATGTGCAAAATGTTTGAAGTAGTAACAGGAAGAAAGTCAAAGGGAAGTGTTGACAAGTTAGAAGGACTTACAAAGGCATACACTGATATGCATGAAGACATTGCAATTATCAGAATACCTGTTGAGTTAATGGAAGTTGATTCACGGTATCAGACAGACGAAAGAACGGAAAGGGATTTAAAATATCTCACTAATAATTGGGATGAAAGAAAACTTATGCCTTTACTTGGTGTACCACATTGGGAAGAAGGTAAAGTGTATATAGTTGATGGCTATGGAAGATGGATTGCAAGTCAGATTGTAGATAAAGACAAATACAAAGATTTAAAGGTGCAGTTAATTTTAAATGCACCAACGGAAGATTCTGAAAGAGTTGCATTTGAAGCAGAACTGTATGCATTTCAGGGTGTATCAGTTAGAAAGGTAACGCCAATTCAGAAGCATGGTGCAATGCTTGTATTACATGATCCAGCAACAGAAACACTTGAAAAAATGAAAAATATCTATGGTTTTGAGTATAGAGAAAATGCAGGGAATAGAGGAAGTGGAGTTCTTGGTTCATATACAGAAGCATTGAGTCTCTGTTCAATCGACAACGGAGCTTGTGCAGAATATGTATATGACATAATAAGAGATTCTGGATTTGATAGAAAGCACAGTGGATATGTAAGCTATGTAACTCGTGCATTAAGAGATATGTATAAGTTATATGCACAGGATAGAGGCAAAACAAAGAAATTTCTATCAGAAGAGTTCAGAAAGATTACACCAGAAAATTTAAAGGCAAATGCTTGTGCAAAATATCCTATTTTAGATTTTAGAACAGCGGTATCTCTTTATGTTGAGGATATGATTGTAGAAGGACTTGGACTTGAACAGTCAAGAGTGATTGAAGGTACAAAGGTTATTTTTATTAAAAAGAGAACAGCATAAGAGAGAACATATACATATAAAGCTGCACTATCAGGCTATACGGGTAACAGAAAGGAAGTGAGATTATGTCAGGACGATTGCCACCAATGCCTTACAAAGATTTTACAGACATTCTAAAGGCAAATGGATTTAAGCATGACCGTTCAAAAGGCGGTCATGAAGTCTGGGAAAAGACGATCACGGATAGCGTGTCAATTCCTGTGCATGGCGATATTAATGGAGGACTTGCACGGAGACTGATAAGAGAACATGGATTAAAGGAGTGAAAGACGATTATATGTGGAGGTGTGATATGAAAGAAAATCATAGAGAAATATTAGTGGTATCAAATGCAAAAGGTAAAAAGTTCTCTCTTATTGAAACAGATAATAATTATATTGTAGCTTGCGGATACTCTGCTTTAGAAAGATGGGGTAGACAGTGGGAACATGGTGTGTATTACATGTTTTCAAACGACAAAGAGAAGTTAGTTGCGCTTAATGAAGCAACTGAAAAGCTATTTAAAAAGGTAAACGCAGATTATATTGCACGTTGCAGGCTTGAAGAGTTAGCAACATTATTCAAAGACGGACTTATCTCTGATGACAGAGATTCAGCCCTTGAATACTTTGATGAGTGTTGTGAGATGTCAGAGGAAGAGAAATCTTTCTTTGGTATTGAAGAAGATTCCCTTATTGCAAATACTAAATTTGAGAATCCTATGTATAATAAGGGTTATGACGATGGATTTGCAGATGGGACAAATAGTGTAGAGGAGGATTAAAATGAAACGAAAAATATTGTTTACAGACGGAATGTCTGATGACTTCCTTTTAATCATCACGGATGCACCAAAAGCAGCCATAGAAGAATACTGTCGGTGGCATGTCGAGCAAATAGAAAATGGTTGGAAGGATTGTGAAACATTTCAGCCATTAAAAGCAAGGTACTATGTCAAAGAGTTGCTTGATAGCGAAATTGACGATAGAGAAAACTTAGAACTCATCGGTTATGATGAGTGTTATGATTTTAGCACTTATCATAATTAAGAATTGAATAATTTTTTTGGAGGTATGAAATGACGTACACAATAGAAGCAAAAACAGAAAAACATTTGACAATGGAATTATGCCACAAGGCAGATGAAATTGTCCCATCTGGAATGATTGAAGAGGTATTACCTTTTGTTGTGTCATTTCATGACTTAAAGGGAAATGATATACAGAAGGCAAAGAGTTTTATCATGGAACATTTTGGAAATCCAGAGTGTAAGGTTGCAAAAGAACATTATAATGGATGTTTTTGCAACCTTGAATATATTTAGAATGCGTATGGAATTGGATAATTCATAAGGAAAGGTAAAGGTAAAATAATGAGTTTTCAGGAATTTGAACATAAATACTCTTATCTTTTATCTTGGGAAGAAGCAGAGAAAAAGGTAGGACGCAGATTAGATTGGAATAACAATTTTGATTGTTGTTTATATCATGATTTGTTAGTAGAAGCTGTAAATGCAAAGTAAATGCGTGTTTCATAGGAAAGAAAAAATATTATGAATAAACACACGAACAAATTTCAGATTGGAGATATTATAGAAATTAAAGCTCAAATTGTTGATTACAATGATGGGGATGAGAAAGCAAAACTTAAAGTCATTGGTTACGCAGAAAATAAGAATACACTCATAGAAAGATATATCTGGGTAAATTATACTGACATTAAAAATTCAAATTAAAGAAATTCACCTCAAATGCAGATAATCAATAAAACTAAGATTTCTTGATAAGGAGTAATACAGAATGGATAAAGAAAAAGAAAATGCAATATTGGATGCAGTAGACGTTGTATGCTTAAATTGTGTAGAAGATACACTTAATGATAATAGTGTATGTGAGAATTGTCCAGTACGGAAACTGTGCAATTCATTATCTAGTAACTAATCAAAGGCAGTTAGGAGAATAAATACCTAGCTGCCTATTTTATTACAAGAAAGTGAGGAAACGAATTATGTACGATTTTACAAAAAATGAAATGGAAATTATTAAAGACAACCTGATGTCATTTATTGCAAACTTTGGCAAGCCACGGATTGAGCGTGGTGATGACGGAGAAAGTTTCTATGTATTCACTGATGATTCAGATTCATGGAAGCAGTATTGTTACAACATTGATTATCTGAATGGTTGGCTATATGGATGTGTTCAGGCAGCTTGTGGAAATCCAAAGAGAGATGAAGAGATGAGAGAAATGTGTGATAGTGCAAGTTTCAGAGAAAGATATGCAATCTTATATGGTGAAAGAAAAATAAAAAATATCAACGGTCATAAATGTTATGTATTCACATATTCAGAAGACGATGAATACCAGGATGCAAACGGAGCTTTATATGACACAGTAACAAGAAGTTGGAGAAATTAGAAAGGCAGGTTGATTAGTATGATGGAGTATGAAATAGAAAAAAGAGATTTTGGTAGCACATGGGTACATGTACTTGATAAAAACGCAAAACAGGAAACAATGACAATAGAGATTGTGCATTGTAAAAATCCAGGAGGTAAAAATTCATTACCTTATGCATGGCATAAAAATGGTTTGACTGATAAAGTGATGGAAACCTATGTTGGTTGCCATACTTATGTACATGATTCGGAAAATGGCTGTTATGGTGGATATAATGTCACAGAAAAATTTGATGGAAAGCGAAATGTGATCAACTTTGATTGGTTACTCGAAGATACAGAAGAAAACAGAAAGAAAATCATTGAAGCTTGTATTGAGTTATTTGAACATGCTACAGGTAAGAGTGCAACGGAAAAGAAACTTGAACATGTAATGGAAGTTGCAAAGAAGAGAGGTATGGAAGTTGTATCTAAAATACCTGAAGGCTGGAAGAAAAATCCACTTATGACAGATCCTTATGGAGCTGTGACCATTGACAATGGAAAGCCAATTTTTATTAAAGTTGGAGATAGGCATAAGAAAAATCCAGAATATAGGAGAATGTTGTTGATTTAGGAAGGAGAGTGATTAATATGTTACCACAGATTCAGTATGACAAAGTATTACTTGGCAAAATGAAAAGCAATTATTTTAATGCAAAAGCATTATATGAAACCATTAAGGCAAATGCAGAAGAAATTCAAAGAAAAGTTCTTGCAGAGAATGAATTTTATGAGACAGAACATGTTGCGGAAATGATGGAAAAGCGAGGTGGAGATGGTAAACCTAAACGTATCCTTGATCCTGACTTAACATATATGATGGACTTAGATAATGAATTACCACGATTCATTGATTTATGTTATCCAGAATATGTAAAAGCTGGTATAGCAGATTCAAGAGGTAAAGATTATATTCCAGAAGCGAATGCAAAAGGCTTAATGTATGAGGCAGAAAAACAGCTTGTAGAGTATGGAATTGATATTATCCCTGACGAATTTGGAGAAAAGGAAACTCTTAGAAAAGCAGTACAGATGATTAAGTATAGAGATAAAGTGCTTGATTTGGTATTGAGATTAGAAAGTGGGGAGGTTGAGAATTATGCTGAAAATTGAAATTGAAACAGGCTGTGCAGCGTTTTGTGATCCATACACAGGAGAAGAAGATAGTTATAGTGAAGCATATGAACTGACACGTATTCTTAAAGGAATTTGTGAAGCTATTGATAATGGAGCGACACATGGAAACTGCATTGATATAAATGGAAATAAAGTTGGTCAGTGGAGCAGATGAAAGAGTACATTCAAGTATATAAAATAGAAAGGTAAAGGTGATAATATGGGACAGTTTAGTTGGATTTATAGTGATATAGAAAAGCAAGTAATTGATAATAAGGTAGCAGATACATATTTGCTTGTACCAAAGTCATTTCAAGAAAAGTACGGAAAAGCAATCTATGAAGATTGTTATGATGGATATGGAAGATTTGGCAAGTATGATGTATATGATTTGATTCCTGAATGGAATAGAGAAATGATTCCAGAGATTATTCGTAGAATTAAAAATGGGAATTGGTATTGTAGTACAAGCGAAAATGATATTCAGAATTTACAAGCCTACTATGACGGAAAAGAAATTGATTGCGAACTTAGATGGCTTGGAATTATAATGGCTTGCTACGATGAAGATAATTCAGCATTAGAATACCCGATTAAGATTACTACAAAAGAAATGGAATATGATAATGTTTCTCCATCATTAAGCGATCCAAATCAAGGTTGGGAACAATACGAAGATGATGATGAAGATGATGAATGGTAAATAAGAGAATAAATAAAGGCAGATGCAAATTATTGTGTCTGCCTTTTGTAATGGAAAGGAGTGAATGAAATGTATTATGACAAAGGCATATATAACTATTATGCAAGAAAATATCCAGAAGAAATTTTAGGAGATTGTATATTTATAACAATTCCTATGATAGATGGAAGTGAATCGTTAGATAGACATTATATAAATCCACGTAAGGCAGAAGGATTTAATTACCATGAAAATTGGTTATTAAAACTAATTTATCTAATAAAACCTATAACGGAGGTAAGCGAAAAATGAAAATTAAAGAGTACAAATTATACAAGACAGCCAAAAAGACAGCAAAGGAAAATAACCTGGAATATGTCGATTCATTTGAAACTGGTAAGAGAAATATCTTGTTTGATTTTTCATTATTGGATAATACAGATGAATTAACAGACGATGAAAAGCAGTATATAAGGGATCATGCATTACGGTATGTGTATGTAAGTAGTTGTGAGCAGTTCTACGGAAAAGAGTTTGATAATTTTACAGTCTGTGCTGGTAGAGCATTATATTATCCACACAAAGTTTATGATGAACATGGGTGTGAACGCAGATATGTAATTATGCAGCTTGCAAAAATAGTTCATATAAGAAAAACACGAGAGAGTGTTTATGATGATTATGAAACAACGGAAATTAAATTGGACAGTGGTTACACAGAGCCAGTAAGCGATTATGAAGTATAGAAACGGAGGTTGATTGATATGTTAGAAAATATGAAAGAAATCAGCAAAGCGGAGTTTGTTAGAAGAATTACAAGTGGTAAATCATTATTCATTGGTATTAGTCCTACAATGGATGAGGGTGAAATTGGTGCAGTAAGACAAAGACGGTTAGAAAGACATAAATCTCATGCAAGAAGTTGTGTTGCAAAGTCAAATAATCACCTTGTATTTGAAGGAGATAGCCATCTGGAATTGAGAGATATTAAACCACACACATTTATTAAGTGTTATGCAACCGATGATAACATTTTGGTAGTAGAACAGAAGTGGCTTGATATTGATTGGAATGGAAATGTAGATGATACAAGATATAAATATCTGTATTACACAATGGAGGAATAGTTATGTCAATCGAAAAATTATCTGGCGATTTTATTAGAGGATATACAAAGGCAATTCAAGATATTTCAGAAGTGTTTGAATATGTGGTTGATGATTTAAAATACCATAAAAAGCGATTAAATGACAAACTAGCAAAAGAATTGCTTAAATGTGTATTGGAAAATCGTGAAAATATAAGAGAAGACACAAACGGATTTATCAGATGGAACTGTACAACAAATAAATTTGAGTGGTTTAAAAGGAGTGAATGAATATGACATACAAATTTGCTTTTGAAAAGAGAGATTATGCAAGAATTGATAAGTTAAACAAATTAACAAACGCAGACACATTCTATGACGATGTACGAAAGCTAGTTAAGAATGTTAAGAGTGATCATGTAATTAAAAGTTGGCAGTGTTTAGCAGACCAAAGATATGCAGAATTGATAACTGGATGCGAAGATGTAAGACGTGATATTGAATATATGGATGGAAAGTTTAAGGAAAGATATTTTGATACAAACGGAAATGAGGTGTATGCAAATGGAAACTAATTATATTATAGTCGATTATTCTGGTACTGCTCATGGAAAGATTGATATAAAAACAAAAGAATTACTTAAAAGTGTAAAGCCAAAAGGTTGTCCGTTTTATGACTATTCAATGTGGGATTTATTAAGCGATTGGATAAAAATGTATTCATGGCAGCTAGAGAGAAATAAGAAAATTGCATTGGAAGATTTTATTAGATGGATTCGTGTAGATGGAAAGGAAGTTTATAAGGATGTAATGATAAATCTTCTTAAATTACAGCTTGTATAAGGACATGAAAGAACTGTTTACAATGAATAGGAGATAATAATTATGGAAGAAAAGGATTTAAGAATTTGTCCAGTTTGTAATAAGGAAGTAGAAAGAAATGATATGAATTTTACAAGAGATTGTCATGGAATTACTTTTAGATTAGTGTGCAATGATTGTTGGGAGAAGCTAATGGAAAAGGGATATGACGGTGAATATTACAGTGAGATCGATGAATGTATTGAAGAAGATTATTAGGAGGTGCGAAATCATGTTGGAAGATATTTATAAAATGCTTGGATTCGATGATACAGTATTTGACACAGAAACGGAAACAGATAAAGCACATACTAAGTTAATGAAGTTGCTTGATATGTGTGAGCAGCTTGAAATCATTGGGAAGATTAATGAAGATATGTTGGACAGAATAGAAAGTGAGGATTTTTAATATGAAATATTATGAAACAAAAATAGGTAGAATTATAGAAAAAGAATTTGATTCACGAATGGGAAATGCTGTTATTTCCTACATCATGGATAAAGGGATGAGCAATGTAAAAGAGATTACTGATGAGCAGATTAAGAAACTCGAAGGCAACGGATTAATGACTCAGGATTTTGTTCAGTCATTAGTTAGATGTGCAAGACGGATATGTGTTGAATGTGAATGGGCAGAGTTGATTGAGTTTATCAGATTGCATTTATGGTGTACACCAACAGTACATGACGTGTATTTATATAAGGAAGATTTTACTGACGAGTCATTTGCAGAGCTGCTTGACAATCTGGATCTTGATGAAAGCGAAGTCGGTGAAGAGATTAAATTATTTGCAGTCGTTGATAAGGATTGTTTAAAGGAGTGATTGATATGATGACAGAAGAGAGATTTAAAGAGACAAATTATAAAATGAGTTATGAAGAATACAAGAAATGTTGTTGTAGCGAATGTGATAAGGCAGATTGTATTCATAAAGATGCATATAGAAGATTACCAGAGGTTGATGGTGGTCTTGGTTTGTGTCCTAATTTAAAGGGAGAGTGATTGAGATGTATAAGCTACGAATATATAAATTATCTGGTGCAAACAAAGGCAATTTAGACCACGAAGAATTTTTCGACACTAAAGAGCAGATGGATAAAAGATATGATGAGTTATTTAAAAGGGGATTGTATAGTCTAAATCCTACTGCATGGAAACAGATTGATGATAAATGGAAACGATTGGAGGGATATTAATATGTTTAAATATATTATCAGTTATGATGGAGGTCAATTAAGAGACAGTGGAGATTTTGAATGGGGATTATTTGATTCCTATGGCGAAGCTGAAGAAGAAGCCTATAATGCAAAAGAAGAATATATGAACAATTGGGATATTGAAGGCAGTGAATATGTTTTTGATAATTTCTGTATTGAAATTGTGGAGGTGTAGGTATGTGCAAAATTTCAGGAATTGTAATCGAGCATGGTAAAGATGACTTCGGTTATTGGGAAGGATTTTATCTTACGGAAGAGGAAGAAAATGCAATTTGGGATATCCTTAGTAAACATGATACTGAAGGTTGTTCTTTGAGAGGGACACGAAAAGAAATCGCAGAAGAGATTGGAAAGATTGAAAATATCCAGTCTCTTATTTTTTATGGAAAGGAATGGATAATTTACAGTGAAAGGTTGTGATTGTAATGAGAAATTTTAGAGTAAATGGAATAAAAATACGTATAGTGAATAGATATACGGCTGGAATGGAAATTAATTCATTCAATCAGAAGTATGATGTAATGATGTTCAACACGGCTTATAATGCATGGACAAGATTATGTTCTTGTATGACTATTGCAGAAGGTAAGGAAATTGCTATAGAAAAAATAGAAACTATGCAGGAATTAGCAATAGTGATATAATAATACATAATAATAGAAAGGAGGGATTAAATATGCTTAATGAAGAACAGGCAAATAAAGCAGGATTGTTGCATAAAATTCAATTTGCAGTGGAAACAGTAGATGTTTCTAAATTTTATGAAGCAATAATATTATATTCAATGGAATATAAGTGTGAAATTCCTACTGAGGTAGCAAAGATTGTCAAATCACAAGAAAGAAAAGTTTCGCAGGATGAGTTAAAACAGCTAATGCAAGAAATAGCAATACCTGTGATTAACAACATTAAAACAAACGGAGAATGGAAATAAACATTTTTCTTTTTAATAGATACATAGTGGAGAATAAAGAAGTGGATGACAATATGGTTATTCACTTCTTTATTTTTATCAAGAAAGGTTGTGATGATTATGTTTGATTACAAAGAATTTAAAAAGGAAATGTCTAAGAGAGGACATGAAGTACATAAGAATGGAAAGTATCTTACAATTATCCCTAATAATAATTACGAGGGATACGGTAAAGGATTTTTGTTTGCAACGGATATCGTTGAAGGTTTTGAGGATGCATTAAAGTTGCTAAATATGAATCATTTTAATACTTGGATATATAGTGCAAAATTTAAGATTGTATGATAGAATTAGAATAGTAACAATGAGACGTGAATAGTTAAATAGGAGGATTTAATTTATGGGTACAGTTATAAGTATAATATTTTTAGTATTAATGTTTGCATTTTGGAGAAGTGGTAAGGAAGAAGAGGCAAGAAAAAGAAGAGATATGTATAACAATCTCAATAAAAAGTCTGTAGATGAAATGGAAAAATGGAGAAGATAGAAAGGCGGTCGATTAATATGTTTGGAGGATTGTTAGCATTCTTAGGAATTTATGCAGGAAGTGCTGCAAAGGCAGCTAAAGATAACTATGATATGAAGAAAATTACTCGTACAGTTGATGAAAAAGGAAATGTTCATTATGCAGATAGATTGTGTAACGAATATATCAATGGTGAGCGAGTAAAGAGAGTTGAAACTACTGACAGAAACGGAGTTAAGTTATATTCAACTGTTGGTGTAAATAGCAGTAGAGTGTATAATACTTCTTATGGAAGAGGTACACAGCAGTTGTTTGAAATGAGTGAACATGAAAAGCAGGATGCAATCGAAAGAGGTAAATTAGCTTATATGCAGTACAATCCTTATTTTGGAAGATCGGTTACAACGGAAATTGCTACTGGTAGAACAATTACTTGTCTTTTTGAAGGTAAAGATCCAGAAACTAAAGAACCATTTTATAAAAAATGGTATTTTCGCCCTGAGTGCCAGGATAAATATGATTGGAGAAATACCGTTAAAGGAGATTATGGGATTGATATTACCAAGGAAGAGTATTACAAACTTAAAACAGTGTTGAGTAGTTATACAGAAATACCTAGTGATCAAAAAGTGGCGTGGAAATTGATGAATATTAATTAAATAAATGATTGGAGTGATGATTGATGAATGATGCAAGACGCAGAAGGATAAGTGAACTTAAAACGCAAATTGATTTTGCAAATAACCAGTTGAAAGACGCAAATAAAAAATTATCTTCTATATTAAATGAAGAACAAGACGCATTTGATAATATGCCAGAAGGATTACAGAGCAGCTATAGAGGAATGTGTTCTGAAGATGCAATTGATAGTATGGAAGAAGCGAGTGAGAAACTTGATGAAGTAATTGAGTTGTTGGGTGATATTGTATAGAAAGGAAGGCATAATAAATAATAGTTTCATTGGAAAATTTAATCAATATATTGTAGTTGAATAATATATAAACTACAATATATAGTATAAGGCAAACGCAAACCGCTAGTAATAAAATACTGGCGGTTATTTTTGTTGGAAAACACAATAAAATCATAAAAAATATGATTGACACCACACAAACAAAGTGATAATATAATCAGTGTAAGGAGGATAAAACGAAATGGCGAGAAAATCAATGTCAATCCAGATTGAAGAATCCTTACAAGATGCTTTTAGGGATAAATGCAAAAGTGAAAACTTGAAATATAGTGAAGTAGCAGAAGCATTGTTACAGGCATATGTAGAGGGCAGCATAAATGTTGCAATTGAAACTAAATATAAAGTAACACCTAAAGCCTTGTAACAAAAAGGAGCAGGTATCCAGCGACCAAACCGAAACCTACTCCTAACCGACACTTGAACTAAGTCGAAGTGTATTCTTATTGTATCACTTTCTTATGACTTATTCAAGTTGGAAATCCCAAAGAGATTTGTACCTTGAAAACTGAATAGCAGATTGGCTATCTGTAAAAGCTGTCGTGATGGAGTTGGAATACTCTCGATAGTCTGCGAGCAAAATGGAGAATAAAACATTAGAAGGCTATCAACAAATTTATTAAGAAAGGAAGATACGATATGAATAAGATTCAGGAATTTTTTAGTGAGCAGTTTGGAACTGTTCGTACAGTAAATCTTGATGGAATGATTTACTTTTACGGGATTGATATTGCTAAAGCTCTTGGTTATTCAAACGCAAGTAAAGCAGTAACAACACATTGCAAGAGGATTGTAACAAAGGTACTTGAGACATCGAATTCCCAAAATGGGAAGACGGTCAAAGGTAAGGTTTCACTGATTTCAAAGTCAGATATTTACAGATTGATTGTAAAGTCAAAACTTGAATCATCAGATCAGTTTGAATCATGGATATTTGATGAAATCTTACCAAGAATTGAATCAACTGGTGCTTACATTGAAGAAGGTAGAGAAGAGGAAATGGTTCAGAAATATTTCCCATCGTTCTCAAAAGAAGTTCAGACAGAAATGGTCAATGACTTGATTAAGCAGAATAAAGAATTGAAAGAGTTCTATGACGACCTGATGAACACCGAAGGCTTAATGAGTATTAACACAATGGCAAAGGAACTTGGAATTGGCGAGTACAAGTTGTTTGCTTTCCTTAGAAATAAGAAAGTATTCTTCTATGATAAAGATATGGTAAATGTACCTTATGAGAGATTTAGGAAAGAAGGCAAATTTGCTGTAAGGGAAACACCTTGCCATGATGGAAACATCAGATCAGTTACATACGCAACTAAGAAGGGACTTGATTATGTAAGGAAGCTTCTTAGGAAGAACGGATATTATTCTATAACTGAATAAATAATAAACTGAGTGTTGATATGAAGCATTCGACTTGTTCTATACTTCTCAAGTCAAAAGAAGTAGTGTATAATAATAAAGAAAGCGAGTGATGAATATGTCAACTTATATAGTTGAAGCATTGGTAACTGGAAAAGTATATTATGAGATAGAGGCAGAAAGCAAAAAGGATGCGATAAACATCGCCTATAAAGAGAATGCAAATAAGAAAATATATACAGAAGATGGAATGGATGTAGAATTAGCTGTATGTGATGATATTGATACATTTACTGTTGTCGAAAAACAAATAAATAAAAATGAATTTATCAACAATATGGATAAATATTTTGATTTGGTTGCGTCAGGTAAAAATGTCAAGGTAAATACAGAAAACGGAAATGTTATTTTGCTGACAGAAAAAGAATTTGATGAAATATTGAATAGGAGTTGATGCAAAATGACATTTACTGAACTAATTAAAGAGTCAAATGTAAATTCAAGTGGCATATTAAAATTAAAATATGATGATGTTTGTTCAAAAAACTTAAACCCATTAATGAATGAACATTGTGTATATATGATAGAATGCAATAATGAAATTGTATACATTGGGCAGTCAGAAGTTATCCGTTATAGATTGATGCAACATAAATATAAATTAAATTTTGATTGTGTGTATATTGGTTGTATGAGCGAAGGTTGTTCTTATAGAGATATGTTATTTATGGAAACTTACCTTATAGGGATAGCTGAACCAGTGTTGAATTTTTCTGATTTTACGAGAAAGACTTTTGAATCAAAAGATATTAAATATTTGGCTAAGCACATTACATATATTGGAGCATAATCACAATGAAACCAAGTTTTTATGTGGAATGAAAGGGGCGAATAATATGAACGACATATTGGAACAGCGATTATCTGCAAAGAAGCGAGATTTGGAAAATCAACAAGAATATTTTAGGATTGATATGAAAAACATTGAACAATCAAATTATGAAGACAATGCCATTAACGCATTATTATATATGAAGAAACTGAAAACGGAAATTGCAGAGTTAGAGTTAGTAATACAGTTGAAAAAGACAAGTGAAATCTAAGTTTCAAGTTAGGAACGGAGGCATAAAAATGGGAAATAGAAATGTAATTGAAACAGTAGTACATACGGCATTAACGAAAAGAGAGTTAATTGATTTGATTAACAAATCTTTTCCTGATGAAGAGGTTGGTAATCACGGACAGATAGCACAGCTTTCCACAACAACTATGTCAGATGGAACAAAAATGCAGAATGTTTGCTTTGGCAAGATATTAAAAGTTTAGTAACAAGATGAATGAATGGAGATGATTATATATGCAGTGCAAATGCATTGATAATTCAAGTGATAATGGAAATTTTACACTTGGACGTATTTATAGAGTAGAAGAAAATGTGGGAATATGGCAGCCAATATTATGCAGATTTAGAAATTGGGATAATCCCGGTAAATTATCTGAAGGAACAATTTTTGAATTTGCGATGTGTAAATTTAAAGTGTTGTAAAAGATTGTTTTTATTATGTGGGTAGCTAATATAGGGGCTGCTACGACGATAGCAAACGAGTTCAAGTCTCGTAAATCAGTAATCAGGCTGACAAAAGTAAGAATAGGTTCAATCCCTATCGCCCACAATATGATGAATGATGATTTCTTTAGTTTGGAGGTAATGATATGACAAAAAGTCAAATAGAAAAATTCGCAGTAGGTTATTCTTCTTATCCTACAGACTGTGTGGAAGAAGTATTAAAGGTTACTAATTTCGATGAAGATGTGACAAGAAAAATTTTAGATGACAAAAAGAAAACATTAGCAATTTGGCAGAATGGAACAATAATGATTGACGGAGTAACACTTTGTTGTGGATATGATTTCGCAGAAGATGCTTTTAGCAAAAGGATAAATATTGGTTATTGTCCGATTTGTGGAAGAAAAATTGTAATTAAAAAGCCAATGAATGAATGATTTGCTTGGAAGAATGGAAGAGGTGGTATAGTGAAAGAATTTAGAAGTATTGATGAGATCACAAAAGAAGACCTTGAGAAAATGTATAACGCAATTGCTAAATTTGATAATTATATTTCATCAGCAACAAGGAAGCCAACAGATGAAAACATTGGATTATATGAACATTGGATTGATTGCAGGTATGATATAGAGAATTTAATTGTAACTGAGAGATAAGAGGTGAAGTAAATGGAAAGACTTGATATTTATAAAACTAATGATGGGAAATCTTTAGTTCTTTTAAACAATGAAACTGATTCGAATGGATATATAAATTATTTACCAATTACAAATAATGAAAATGGTATGAGTGTTAATACAAAATCTGGCAATCCTGTTATTATAGATATAGATAATGTATCTATAATTAAGCTGAACAAGTTAGAGTCATACATTGATCATGTAATAGAAAGTGATTTTGATTTTAAAATTAAGTGGTATATTGATGGTAGGCAAAGAGAAGAAGTAAAGAATTGACGATTTCATATTTATAATTCGGAGGTGAGATTATGCAAATATATTTTGAGGATGGAAAATTAATAAATTCTAAACTCCTTCCAATTATTCCTGATTTTATAATTAATGCAGAAGACGGAGTAACTTCATGCATTAATCAATTAGATAATATTAATATTGTAAAACCATGTGCAATCATATATACGAATTCAATATTTGCTCTTAATGGGAAATATGCATGGAATGATAAAACAAAAATGCATGATATTTTTATTAGAAATAATGAAAATGGTTGCTTTGAAAGAATCTGTGATTTTACACCAAGAGAATTAAGAGAAGGTCACAATATTGGGAAAATGTATGTGGCTGGTGAATTTAATTAAATACAATGAAAGAATTGTTTCCAAATAACTGCTAGTAGAAATATTAGCAGTTATTTTTATTGTAAAAGAGAATATTATAATGTAAAATATAAGAAAGGTTGTGATAAGAATAAGTAAATTGATACAGAGGATTAAATGGAATTTAGACGGATCAAATACAAAAATGTATATGTATGGCGAAAATGATTTTGAATCTAATAAGGTAATGCAAGAGCCATTGGAAAAATTATATAGGTATGAGATGAGAGAAAAGGTTTATGAATGATCAGGTTTCGTAAGGTAACTGAAATTGAAAGCAGATGGGGAAATTTGACAAGATGTTATAAAAGAAAAAAATGAAAAATAACAATTTAATGGAGGTATAATATGTTAGTATCTGAATTAGTTGGGAAAAACAAAAATGAAATAACGTCAAAAGAACTTAGATACATGTTAAGGGAAAAGATTACAAAAGTATATTATTATAGTAATGAGAATGATTTTTTTACATTCTATTTTTATGAAGATGGTAGTATAACAAAACATGATGCAAAAGATGATATTGAATATCCAAGTAATGTAGAAGAAATGGAAGAATTAAAGAAAAAAGGATATAAAATAGAAGATGCAACTGATGAATATGCAGTATGGAATTAGTGGAGGTAAAATAAGGAGAAATAGAATGTATGTAGAGTATATTCGTTGTAAGAAAAGACTCCAAATGTGCAGCTTTAGAAAGTGAATTTTTTGACACAGTATCAATAAATAAAGTGGTAAAAAGAGATTTTATTGAGGAATATGCTTATGTAATATCTATTTGTTCATATTTTAATATAAATTATGAACAGAAATCTTTCGAGGATGAAAATACCTATATAGAAGTTACTTTTTGTAATGATAAGAAAATCGGATTTTGGGCAAGTAATGATAAAGTTGTAATAGAAGAGTCAGAATATAATTAAATCATTTTAAAGGAGACATATTATGAAGGAATTAGAAATGCCTTTAGGAATACAGCTAGATGATGCTATGCAACAGTTATATGAAACGGCAAAAGATGGAAATGCTTATTATGCCGAATTTGGAGATAGAAGAATTAACTCAAATATGAGTATAGATGAAGCATACATAACTGTTACTGGAATGAATAGAGTTAACTTTAAAGACTTCCAGAAAAGAGAGCTTGAGAAAATGGAAATCAGAAAAGAAAACAGAATAAAAACGGGACAGTGGTTAAGTAAATTAAAATAGACAAAATGTACATGTTTTGCTATAATTTATTTACATTATTTCTAATACATTTAATGATAAACCTTAACATGTGTGATGTGCCAGTAATGGAATATTAAAAAGGAGAATAAAAAATATGTTTGATAAGCAAATAAAAGATGTATTAGAAAGAATTGAAGCGCAAGCAAATAAGAAGGAATTTAAGATTAACACTGCTGAAGAATGGTATTATGTTTCTGGCTTATGGTTGGGGTATGTATTTAAGAATATGAAAGGTGAGACTCTTAAATCAGGAAAAAGACAAGAAGCTATGAGACTAGCTTCACAAAAAGACGAAAAACATTTTAGAGATTTCCTTTGTGGAATTTTTAAAACAGAGTATATGAAATTTAATCCAAGTGATAAGGCTGATGGAGTATTTTCAGCCATTATTAATTACGGATTTGAAGAACCTGAAATAAGTTATGATGGCACACAGGCGTTATCACAAGGACTTGTTTTAGAATTTTAATTGAATATGGTTTAGTGGGAAGCAGAGTTAATCTGCTTCTTTTTTATTACAGAAAACGAGGTGAATAATTTTTGAGTAGATATAAGAATGGAAATCCAAAACATACAAGTAGATTTATATGTTTAAAATGTATGAATGAAAATATGTTAGCCAGTGGAATTCAGAGACAAAGACAAAGAGAACGAAAACATATTAAGGATTTATATTGTTTGAAGTGCGGAGAGGTAACGAAGTGTATCGAAGTAAGATTTTGTGATTCTTATGAAGAAATTTTTGAGACTGCAAAGATAAAAAGAGAGAATTATTATATAGACGAATATGAAAGTGAGGTTGATGAATATGTGTTACAAGATAGAAGTACAGAATAAAAATGCGGAGAAACTTAATAGAAGATTAGATGAGTTAAATCTTCCTATAAATATGAGAAAATATTTCACTGTTAAAATTGAAAGTAAAGCAGGTGCATTGAATTATCTTGGAGTTATTGTAGATTTGTTAAATTGGTTCATAGAAGAGAAACTTATTGATAAAACAAATATTTCAGATATTGAGCCATCGGATTTTACTGACATTATGGCAGAAGATATCACGTTATATTTAAAGACTAAAGAACAGAATGGAATGTCACCTACGACATTAGAAACTAGAAAACATATAATAAGTAGTTTTTGGGATTATATGAGTAGAGTGAAGGGAACTGAAATTAAAGATGGATTCTTTAAAGATGTAACATATAAAGGAATTCCATCTGGAAACAATTTAACTAAAAAACTTCCAACAGAAAAGCAACTTAATGATATGGAAGAAAAAATAATGTGGAAAAAAGATATTCCAGTAAGAAATAGAAATATTGCTATTTTTCGAGTATTAAGAGGAACTGGAATAAGAGAATCTGAACTTGCTGGGTTGGATTTATCTAATTTGCATTTAGATGAAGAAATGCCTTATATTACTATTCTTGGTAAAGGTGTGTACAGAGAAATGCAAAATAGAACGGTATATCTTAGTGGATCTGCTCTGAAAGCATTAAGAGAATGGCTAGAATACAGAAATACATTAGATAACATCGTAGGTACAGAAGCTGTATTTGTTAATAAAAATGGAACTCGTACAACAGAAAGAAATATTAAACAGATATTTGAGAATTATGGAAATGGTGTAACACCACATATGATGCGTCATTATTATGCTAGTATAATGAACAGAAATGGAAATCTTGCATTTGTACAGCAACAGTTAGGACATAGTAATGTAAATACAACAGTTAATAATTATGCAAATGGTGCAGTGGGAATGAAAGATGTGTTAGAAAGTATGTAATATGTAAAGGACGATGATATTATTTATCATCGTCCTTAAATATATCGTTTGGAGTACATTTTAACACTTTACAAATTGATTCTAAAATATCAAATTTAATTGAGGTAGATTCTCCTTTATAAATTTTATCAATAGTAGGGTATGTTACTCCGATTTTTTGTGCCAGCTCGTAACGAGTAATATTAAGTTCTTCCATTCGATTTTTAATGTTTAATTTCATATATAAAATACCTCACTAAGTTTCTTTATATATAGAATACCATATATAAAAGAAAAAATAAATATAAAAAATACTTGTAATAATACTTGACAATATATATAGTGAAGTATATAATACAAAATATCAAAGGAACAAACAGAGAAAGGAGGGCTAAAATAATATGGACATAAAACGTGGTGAAATATACTTCGCAGATGTAACAAAACATGATTCTAAAGGCTCAGAACAGAGTGGTAGAAGACCAGTACTGATATTACAAAATGATATTGGTAATAAGTTTAGCCCTACCACTATAATTGCTATCATAACAACTAAATCCAAAAGAGAGCTGCCAACACATGTAGAAATACATAAAGACGAACTTAATGGACTAAAATACGATTCTGTTGTTGCATTAGAACAAATTACAACAATTGATAAAGATCGGATTCAATTTAAAATTGGTGAATTATCGAACGAAGATAATTTAAAGGTTATGGAAGCGATGAAAATAAGTTTGGCTATGATATAAATGAGAGGAGAGAATATCATGAAGACAGAAACATATGATTACACAAGTATAGATGAAGCCATTGAGAGATTGCAGAAATTAAAAGCTGAAGGTAAAAATCCTAAAAATGTTGTTATTTTAACGATGGATTTTGATAATAATATTTCTTCAAAAAAACTTGCTACACCTGATGATGGGTGCTTATTAGTTAGAAAATCAAAAACAATAATCATGAATGAAGATGAGTATATCCCTCATATGCAGCTATTCAATACAGAACAAGATATACAAAATATAATTAAAAGAGGAATTATGCATGATATTTTGTTGAGATGATTTACTCGAATATTTGTTCGATTTTATATTGACACAAATGTATGTTCGGAGTAATATAATGGAAAAGGAAATAAATAAAAAAGCTTGACTAGAAAGTTGGAAGCCGCCTAGTCAAGCACATACAAAATCTATTTCTTGGGGGAAAAAAGACTAGTACGCATTTAAATTATACATATCAATTATATAAAAATCAATGCATTCGCAGAATTTTTCCAAATTTTAACAATGTAATAGCATTTTAATTTTTCTTTGGTATACCCAAGGCTTATTAAGGTGCGTCTAAAATCAGAGAGGAGTGATGTTTTTTGAATTATATGATTAAAAACAACGGGAAAGTATATATCCGAGTTGTTAATGGAAAAGTAGAAACATGTGCGGAAAATATGAAGAGTATATTTAGTGAAGCAAAAGCTAAAAATATTCTTCGTTCATTACCTAAAACATTAAAAAGATTTAATTTTCATGTAGAGGCTATACCTGATATTCCACCTAAAGTAGTGGAAAGTAAAGTTTATCAGATTCCAGAAAGTGTGTCGCAATGGATTGATAAATTTGGTAGTTGCGGTCAAATTTTTAATGAAGCAAAAGCAAGAAGTGACATTCTTATAGCTGAACTGAATTCTTGTGATGAAGAATTAATTGATATAGTTCATGATGCCGAATTAGAGAACAATATGAATATGTATAAAGGTTATCTTGTATATGTAAGATTGCGAAATAATCGTAGAAAAAGAAGAATAATTAAAGATGAGTTGTTAATTATTTCTGATGTTCTGAAAGAAGTTAATCCATCAGTATTGCAGCAAAGTCGCATTCAAAAGGCTGTGGATGGATTATTACATAGGAAATATACATATAGGATTACAGAAATTGAAGAAAATGCTGATATTTCAGAGAATGTTTAAATAAAAATTCAAAAGGCGGGTAGAAGAAATGATTAATGAAGAGATGATGAGGGTTATTAACAATAATCCTGAAATGATGAAGGTTGTTAATACATACATGGAAAATGATATGAAAAAACTCAAAAAAATCTGTCATAGAGTTTGGTATGGAAAGTTTGATATGAGCGATTATGATGAGTTATATGATGTTGCAGTTGATTGTCTCATAGAAGCAATAATTACATACAATGATGAAAAAGCTTGTTTAGAAACATTTCTTGTAGGAAATATCATGAGAAAGACAAGCACATGGATGAGAGATAATAAATATAGATTAAAGCGTCAGAATCTTTTAAGGGATGAAAATGGTAAATTGATTCTTGACGATGAAGGTAATCCGCAAATTATTATGAATGTCTCACTGGATGTTAATACGGATGAGGTGAAAAGTATTAAAGAGAATTTACCTTCAAGAGAGAATGTAGAAAGAGAAATATTCACAGAAGAATATACTGACAAGGTTGAATTATATTTACAGCAATTACCACGAAAACAGGAAAGGGTAGCGAGGCTATTATCTCAACAATATACAAAAAATGAGATATTAGAAATATTACATATAACTGCAAATGAATACAATGATTGTTTGTCAGGGTTAAGAAAATATGAATACATATCAATTTTATTTTAATTAGGAGGAAGCAAGTTATGACAATGGTAGGAAGAGACAGAGTAAAACGAGATCAGATGATGTTAGGAACATTACTTAACCAGTTTGCAAGAGGTCAGATTAATAAAAATCATCCTTTACAGAGAAAAGCAAATCAGTGGAATGAAGAAGCACAGTCAGGGCTTGCTGCTTCTGTTATAAAAGGAGAAGATATTGATTCTATTAAAATATGTGAACAGATTTTAAGTTCATTGGAATTCATTCTTTGGCTTATTGATGGCTTACAGAGACTAACAGTTCTTGAATCATTTAGAAATAATGCATTTGCAATTAAAACCAATCTTGAAATGCCAATTATGTATTATCAAGGTGTTGATGAAAATGGAAAAGTAAGTGTTATTGAATATGATCTTAGAGGTAAAAGATATAAAGATTTACCAGATGAATTAAAAGAAAAATTTGATAGTTATCCTGTGGATATAGTTAAACATCTTGATTGCACAGATGAAGAAATAGCTTATCACATTGCTAGATATAACAGACAGACAAGCATGAATGTAAATCAGAAAAATATTTTAGTTGCTTGGAAGATAGCACCTGAGATAAAAAAACTTGTTAGTAATCGTTTCTTTGCGGATTGTGGAAATTATAATCCAAAAGAAGATACAAAGGAAGTATTTAACAGAATTGTGTGTGAATCTATTATGACTATGTTCCATCTTGATAACTGGAAGAAATCAAAACAGATGAGTTTATATCTCAACGAGAATGCAACTAAGGCAGAATTTAATATATTTGAGAATGAACTCAATAGGTTGTATGAGATTACTGATCAAGACACAGTAGGTAAATTGTTTAATTCAAAAAATTCATTTATATGGTTCGCTGCTTTTCATACATTTACACAGTTTGGAATTGAAGATATTAAATTTATTGATTTTCTTGAAGAGTTTCAGAAAACATTACATAACAAGACATTTGTAGAATATGAGAATAAGAGTTTTGATACTTATGATGATGGTAAGGGAACTAAAGATAAGAAAGTTGTTAAGGCAAAACTTAACATGCTCGAACAGCTTATGAAGGAATATTTACATATTACAGAAAAAACTAATTCAGAAACAGAGAATAATAAAAATGAGTCTGATACAAAGTCGTGTGAATCAGATTCAACGCTTGAATTTATTCAGAATAATGTTTCAAAAGATGTTTCTAATGAAGATATTGAAGAATATCAGGATTTTATGGATTCATATGTAAACATTGATTCTGATTTATACAAGCAGTGTTCTATGGCGTTAATGGCATTAACTGCCTATGCTTATAAATGTGATAGAGATGTCGAATTGGGAAAATGGATTGAAAATTGTCAGTCAAGAAAGTGGCAAAATCTCAGTCCTTCGCAGGAAGTCAATTTTAAATATATGAAGAGAAGTTTTGATAATTTTATTAATGCAAACGGAGGAGCTGCTTAATGGATATAACTATGTGTACAAGTTCAACTTGTCAAAACAGAGAACAATGTTATAGGGCTATGGCAAAGCCTGATAAATATCAGTCATATGCTGATTTTACAAAATTATGTGCTGAGAAAGATTATCAGTGTATGTGGGTAATTAAGGATGGAGATGTTCTTATAAGTGATGTAGATAATATTATGGTGAGGTGTTAAATATGATTAAGATGTTTAATAACTTACCATGTAATATAGGAGATTATGTGTATATCTTATTTGATTATTTTCATCAAATAAAAACATATAAAACGGTGTGTATTGGTTTCCAAATAAATAATCGTGGATGTTTTATATGTTGCAAAGATATAGATAAGGGAACAATCTTCTATGAAAATGTTGAAAATATAAATAATGAATTCTTTTTTAAAGAAGACGATTTTATAAGAAGTTTAGAAGAAAAGGAAGAAATGTATGAGATTGATTGATATTCAGCGGTACATGAAAAATGGATATATTTTAACTAAACAAGGAGAAGCTAATGTTGTAGAGAATGTTAAATCTCTTGCTGATATTCCTGTTGTGACCATATCGGACATAATAAATGGTTATAAAGAAGGCAGTTTGGATACCAGTAGTATCGAAGTATTAGGCTTTGAAAATAAGTCTGATGATTACATTAACGGAGTAATGTGGTTATTAGAGAAGATAGACTCACTACCAACTGTTGATATTGATAATATTATTGAGAATTTGAGAAATGATCCATCTGTCAAATTATACGGAAGCTCTAATAGTAATAACTATCTTATTCCATTAGACCGAGCAATTGAGATTATAAGGCAGGTGAGTAGAGAATAATGAATAAGGAAGAATTAAGAGAACAATTACAAAATCATTCCAAACCAAAGCTTGTCGAGATGTGTATTAAGTTATTAGAAGAAAAAGAGTTGTCTCAGAAGGCTGCGACTTATGATGAACTATTGGAAATGGAATGGGATGGTAAGTAGTAAATAAGAAGGGAGAATAATAAAATGCCAGTATTTTCTATATTAATTTTAATTGCACTAATAATTGCATGGTTTCTACTGTCACCTTTATTCAATAAAATTGGTAATTCTGTAACCAATAAAAAGAAGTTATGAAAAAAGTGATAGGTGGAGTTGTTACAGCAATTGTAATGGTGGTTGCAGTAATTCTTTTGGCAATGTCAACAGTTAGAGTGCCTGCTGGGTATATTGCAGTCCAGTACAGTATGTCAGGTGGAATTAAAGGTGATGTTTTCACACAAGGATGGCATTTGAAGTCACCAACAGTAAAGACAACATTATACTCGGTAAGCTTAGAACAGTCTTATCTTACAGCGGGTAAGGATGGAGATAGTAAGGATGATGATAGCTTTTCGGCAAGTTCGTCAGAAGGTAAAGCGATGACAATTGACCTTACATTTACATATCAGTATGATTCTGAAAAGGTAGCAGATTTATTTACAAGGTTTAGAGGACAGTCTGGTAAGGAAGTAAGAGATAGCTTCATTAAGCCAAACATTATTAGTTGGACAAAGGAAGTTGTTGCAAATTATAAGGTATCAGACATTCTTGGTTCAGAAAGAGCAAATGTAAACGCTGCTCTTACAGATTATCTTAATAAGAAGTTTGACCAGTATGGAATCAATATTACCAATGTTTCGTTAATCAATATAACAGTTGATGAGGAAACTATGGAAGCTATTAATGCAAAAATTACTGCACAGCAGGCAGCAGAAACTCAAGAGATTAATAATCAGACAGCAATTAATAAAGCAAAAGCTGATGCGGAAGTTAAGAAGACGGAAGCACAGGCTGAAGCTGATGCAAAGATTATTGAGGCAAAGGCACAGGCTGAAGCTAACAATGAGTTAAGTGCTTCTATTACAGATGAGCTTATAAGAATGAAGGAAGCGGAAGCAAGAAATAAATTCGGTTGGGTTACAATATCAGGAACGAATAATACAGTTGTAACTGATAAGTAATTAGAGAATATATAGGTGTGGTGAAATTCCACACCTAATTAATGGGCTGTGGTGAAGCGGTCAACACTACAGGTTTTGATCCTGTCATTCGTGGGTTCGAATCCCACCAGCCTAGTTTTGTACCATTAGCTCAGTTGGTAGAGCACTCGACTTTTAATCGAGGTGTCATGAGTTCAAGTCCCATATGGTACATTTTGTCACGATAATTATATATAAATCGTGACGAATATAATCAAAGAAAGGATATGAATTATTATGAAAACAATAGACAATAAATTCGAGATAGGAGAAGAGTGTTATACATATGCAAGAGAAAATGTAGAAATTATTTGTCCAGTATGTCAAGGAACTAAGAAAATTCTTTATAGTGGATATGAAATTCCATGTAAACAGTGTAATACAACAGGAAAAATTGTAGGAAAGCAGACAGTGGTTGCACCTCATAAGGTTAGAATCAAAAGAATTATTGCTAGTATATGGGATGATGTAACCACGATTAAATACAAGGTTGATTCTATTGGAGAATATATCAATGTAAGAAATAGAGGAGAAAGTTCTTTATTTAAGACATTTGAAGAGTGTGAACAGAAATGTAAAGAGATTAATCAAGGTGAGAGTAGTGCTGCATTTTAGCAATAAAATTCTCTTTCTTTGGATTGTGAGGTGAAAAAGATGTTTAAAAGAAAAACAAAACTTGAAAAAGTATTAGATAAGAGAACAAATTATGTGACATTTGGCGACTTTCTAAAATCGTTATCACACAAGGAGTTACATATCTTGGCAGAAGAAATTATCTGGAAAGAATACGATGGATATAATGTTTCATCTTGTTATATGGAACAAAATCATTATGACTTAATGGATAGGTGGCAGAAAGAATTTTATATAGAGGAAAGAGGGTATTTATTGCCACACTAAAGTTCGATTTCTTGATAAGAATGAAAGGAGATTTATATGGTTACAAAGACATTATACACTTGTCAGTTCTGCAATACTGATTATGCAGACAAAGAGAAAGCAATGGAATGTGAAAAGAACCACAAAGTTTTGGAAACAGCAACAATTGTAGGCGACTATAAATCATTAAAATCTATCCCAGATGGATGTCCTACGAAGGTTAAAGTGATGTTTAAGGGTTCTGATAAGTGGATTGAGTATAAGAGATAATTCGGAGGTTATTTTATGAATAGTGAATTTAGAAAATGCAATTTCTGTTCGTGCTATGATGAATATGAAGGGTGTGAATGGGGATGTAATAACCATGAAGGCTTTAAACCAGATAATGACAGAATTATCGCAAAAGCAAAAGAAAAAGGAATATCTGTAGCTGATGTGGTAGCCTTAATAAATATAAATTGAAGTATCAAGAAAACTTTGTTTCCTTTGGATTATAAACAGAGAATATAACAGTAGAAACAATTAACAAAAAATAAATATAAGAAAGAAGAGGTACAAAATATGGATGGATTTATGATGTTTAAGAAGGCATTACAGAAGCACTTCGATGAAATGCAGAAAGAGGCAACACATTTATTTGAGGTAAATGTAGATAAGGATGAATTATGGAATACATATCTTGATAGCTTCCCTGCTGGTACAAATGAGATTTTCAGAGAGCGTAGAGAGCATGATTGTAGTTGTTGTAGACAGTTTATCAAGAATATTGGTTCTGCTGTCACTATCAAGGATAATCAGATTCACACAATCTGGGAACTGAATCTTGGTGATACAACATATCAGTCAGTATGTGATGCACTTGATACTTTTGTAAAAGCTCATACAGTTACAGATATTTATACAACCAAGTTCCCTAAGATTGGTACAGATTTTAACTTTGAGGAAATTAATGGAAAGTCTCATCAGTGGGATCATTTATTCTTAGAACTTCCAAGTAAGTTCGTAAATAGAAGTAGTTGTTCTAACGAGGAAGTTAAAGGACAGTTCAGAGATACGAGAAATGTATTTAAGCGTTCTCTTGATGAGATTACTATGGATGCACTCGATACAATTCTTGAACTTATCAATTCAAATACACTTTACAAGGGTGAAGAGTGGAAAGGCGTACTCACAGAGTTCAAGAAGTATAAGAAGGAATACGATAAGCTGACTTCTGATACTGAAAAGGATTTATATGCTTGGGAGAAGTCGGTAACAGCAGGTATGGCTATCGGTAGAATTAGAAATCATTCTATTGGAACACTTCTTATCAATGTAAGTGAGGATATGGATCTTGACACAGCAGTTAAGAAATATGAACAGATTGTCGCTCCAAGCAATTATAAGCGTCCAAAGGCTATTTTTACAAAGAAGATGCTTGAGGATGCAAAGAAGACCATTACAGAACTTGGATATATGGATTCATTACAGAGAAGATTTGCTAATCTGAATGATATTACTGTGAATAATGTACTGTTCTCAAATAAGAGTGCTGCAAGAAGAATGGTTGGTGCAGATGATATTTTTGGTCAGATGGAAAAGGATGTTGCCGTAAGTCCTAAAAAGTTTTCTAAGGTTGAAGAGATTTCAGCACAGGATTTCATTGATAAAGTACTTCCAACTGCAAAGGAGATTGAAGCTTTTGTAGAGAATAAACATGAGAAGAACTTTGTTTCTATGATTGCACCTGTTAATCCAGACGCTAAGACAATGTTCAAATGGAATAATGGATTATCTTGGGCTTATTCAGGAAACATTACTGACTCTGATATGAAGCAGAATGTAAAAGCTGCTGGCGGTAATGTTGACGGTGTACTCAGATTTTCGATCATGTGGAATGAGGGACAAAATGATAATAGCGACCTTGATGCACATTGCAAAGAACCTGATGGAAACGAGATTTATTTTGGCAATTGCAGAAAACCTAGTATATCAAGATGTGGCGGTCAGTTAGATGTTGACATTACACATCCTATGGAGCAGATGGTGGGAAAGCCTTCTGTGGAAAATATTACATGGGCAGATATGTCACGTATGAAGCCAGGTGTTTATAAGTTCTTTGTAAATCAGTATGCAGCAAGAGGAAGTAAAGGATTTAAGGCAGAAATTGAATTCAATGGTGAGATTTTTGCGTTTGAATATAATAGTCCTGTTTCTGGTAATGTTCAGGTGGCAGAGGTAACACTTGACAAGAATGGCAATTTCTCAATCAAGGAAAAGTTATCTGGAAGTTCATCTATTTCAAGTCGTGAAATTTGGGGCGTAAATACAAATCAGTTTGTTCCTGTATCAGTAATTAGTTACAGTCCAAACTATTTTGACGAACAGGATGGAATTGGTCATAGACATTTATTCTTCTTCCTGAAGGATTGTGTAAATAGCGAAGAGCCTAATGGATTCTATCTTGAGTTCCTTGACAATGATTTAATGAAGCATAAGAGAGTATTTGAGGCTTTAGGTGCTAAGTGTCATGTAGAAGATACTGATGATCAGCTTTCAGGAATTGGATTCTCTATGACCAAGAGAGCAGATTTAGTTGTTAAGGTTAAGGGTGCAACAGAGCGTGTAATAAAGATTAAGTTTTAATTAGAAAAGGAGATTATTATGACAAACAACGAATTATTTATTAATGCAACAAGAGCTAACTATCAGTTCCCATTCAGAGGAATGATTAACGTAATTGATTTGTGGGATTTATCTCTCACAAATCTGGACTCAGTATTTAAGACACTCAATGCAGAAGCAAAGAAGTCTGAAGAAGAAAGTCTTCTGAATACCAAGTCAAAGGAAGATGAGGAGATTTCTAATAAGATTGAAATTGTTAAGTATATTGTTGGCGTGAAGCTGGATGAGAAAAAGAAGAGAGAAGATGCTAAGAAAAATGCTGAGATGAGACAGAGATTGCTTGAAATCAAGGCTAAGAGACAGGATGCAGCACTTGAGAACATGTCTGACGAGGATCTGGATAAAGCACTTGCAGAATTAAGTGAGTAATTGTTACAAATATACCATATATAGTATTAAAAATAAGCAATATATACTATATATGGTATATATTTTACGTTAGAATGAATCGCACATTTCTTGCGGAATTTTGGAGGTAAAAATCTATAAAAAGAATGTTGTGAGTATATTGGAGAATGGAGATAATATTATGACGAACAAAGAACAAAATAATTTAAGCAAATACATAGCATTAATTCTTAGACATAGACCTGATGTTATTGGCATCACATTAGACGAACATGGTTGGGCTAACGTGTCAGATCTATTAAAAGGAATCAATAAAACTCAGACGATTACTATGAAAATGCTTGAAAAGATTGTAGAAGAAGATTCAAAACAGAGATATTCGTTTAATCGAGAAAAAACACTTATCAGAGCAAACCAAGGTCATTCTATAAAAGTTGAAGTAGAATTAAAAGAGTGTATACCACCAGATATTCTATATCATGGGACAGGTGTTAAATATTGCTCTTCAATCAATAAACAAGGGTTAATATCCAAGAGTCGTTTATATGTCCATCTATCAAAAGATATTGAAACAGCAACAAATGTTGGTAGTAGACATGGAGAACCGTTTATTTATAAGGTTAGAGCAAAAGATATGTATAATGACGGATATAAATTCTTTTTATCTCAAAATGGTGTATGGCTTACAAAAGAAGTACCAATCTGTTATTTAGAAGGAGAATAATACAATGTCAAATTTATATGTATATTTAATTCGTTCTCGAAACAAGGATAATAAGGACATTTCAAACTTTAAGGAACGTGCCAAAACAATTCTTGAATACAAAGAGAACGAAGATAAAGTGATTGAAGCTTTTAATGACTTTGCAGCTAAAGGAGTTCCTGGTGAACAGACGAGATTGTACAGGTCGGTCAATTCTAGGGATGAAGAGAAAATCAGAGAAGAATTTATTATCCGTCTATTGAGAGATAAGCCAAGTATGACACAGCTTAATCGTACATTGGCATCCGTTGCACTACAGGTACAGAATCGTGATGAGAGTAAATGGCTATTTGATTTTGATATAGATGATGAAAAATTAGCAGATAAGTTTATACATGCGATTCATAGTTATTCAGTTACCATTCCAATTAAACTTATTGAAAAGTATAAAACTCCACACGGTTATGCAATCATTGTTCCGCATGGTTTCGACACAAGAGAGCTTATGGAGAAGTGGAAAGATCGTGATATCACATTGAAGAAAGACGAATCATTATTTTTGGATATGATAACGAATGGAGAGTAATATGTATGAACAATTAAGAGAATATATAGAAGAATCAAATAATATTGTATTTTTTGGTGGAGCAGGTGTATCTACTGAAAGTGGTATTCCCGACTTTCGTTCCAAGGATGGATTATATAATCAGCATGACGTTCAGTTTGATAGATACGAGCCAGAGTATCTTTTAAGTAGAGAATGTTTGTACAACAATCCGAAAGTATTCTATGAGTTCTATCGGCAGAAGATGGATACAAGGAATATTGAACCAAACATTACTCATAAGGTGCTTGCCAAGATGGAAGAAATAGGTAAGTTGAAAGCTATTGTAACACAGAATATTGATGGACTTCATCAGAAAGCTGGCAGTAAGAATGTCTTTGAGATTCATGGAACTACTCAGAGGAATTATTGTAGTAAGTGTAAAATGGAATATCATTCTGATTTCTTGTTTAACACCAAAGAAGCAATTCCAAAATGTGAATGTGGAGGTCTGATCAGACCTGATGTGACTTTATATGGAGAGAATTTATCGAATGAAGCTGTAAATGGTGCTGTTGAAGCAATTAGTAATGCTGATATGTTGATTATTGGTGGTACTTCATTAAAAGTTTATCCAGCAACTCATTATATTTCATATTTTAGTGGCAATCATTTAGTTGTTATCAATAGGGAGAAAATTCAAGTGTTGTTATACGGTGATACTGATTTAATGATTGTTGATTCGTTGGGGAATGTGTTTAGTGAAATTGATAAATGGATGTGAGGTAAAAGAGTGAAAATAACAATTGATATTCCAAGAGAATATGAACGAGATTTTATAGCTGATAAGTTCAAAGATTTCTTTTCAAGAGTAATTGCAGATATTAACTGTGATGGAATGTGTGGTTTTTATGAAAAAGAAATTGCAGAAATGTTTTTAGAGGCATTTGATAATGCTATTGTTGGCGATGTTAATTTGAATACAAATGTCATTCCAGTTGCAAATATATCTTTTGACAAAGAAAATATACAGAAGATGATTCAAGATGAATTAAAGAAATTTCAAGTAGAGAATAATCTAATATAGAAGCAATTCTATTCACGGCTGATCAGCCAAATTTTCTTGAGAAGAGAGGTGAGAAAAATGATATATTGTGCAAATATTTATTGTTATAATAGTGTTTTCGATAATTTACAAAATATTGATGAATTTCATTACAATAAAGATATTTGGGCTTTTGCATATAAGGAAGATGAAAGAGCATTAAATCTTATGTGTAAACCTGTAAAGGGTAAAATCAAAGAAGATAACTATTTCTATGAATACAAAGCAAATGGTAAAGATTTGAAAAAGAAGGGTGTAACTATATATGCGAGATTCTTCGCTGATACATACGAGGAAGCTGTAGAAGGATTTAACAAATTGGTTAGAACCAGAATTAGATCTCTAAAAGATGAGATTTATAAACTGGAAGATATGCTGATTATATGTAATATGTAGGAGGTGAGAATTGTACTATCGCAGGAAAATATTAATAAACTGTGCATGACTGGACTATATAGACATGAACCAGATGTTAAATATCGAGGTTCTATATACGAAAATCAATTATTCCATTGCTGCAACTGGGTGTTCGAGGTCAAATATAACGAATACGAAGATACATATCAAATGGTCGATAACTTTTGGAGTGATGATAGTGGTCTTAGGATTGAACTTACAGATGATAATATTGATGAGTTTGAACTGATATTTGATAAAGAAGAAGTTACTATGAATTATGGCAACAATATTTGGGATTATAATGAAACGGATAGATTCTATATTGCTATAGGAAGTGGTGGCACTCAATTTGGTAGCAAGTGGTTTGTCAAAAAGGATGCTAAAAAGAATAAAGACAAAGTAATAAATAGGTTGAATGATGAAATCAAATCATTAGAGACAGAACTTCTTTGCAAGAAACAGACTTTGGAAGAAGTAATTCATGGAGATATAGATTTAAAATATCTTTAATAACAGATTAGAGAATAATATAGTATAGAAAATTTTCTTAACTTGGACATTCGTTCAAGTGTTTCCAAAACAAAAATAAGTAACAAGAAATATTTTTTTCATTCGATTAGGCAGACGTGTCTATTTCGAGTGATTTTTACAACAAAATAATATTAAAACGAAAGGATTTAACAGTAAATTCTAGGATAAATGATTGCGCAATCTCTGTAGATTAAAGGACTTTGACAGAGAATAAAGAAAAAAATAATTATTGTGAGTTAAACGTATTGAGTTTATGTGATGGTATGTCATGTGGACACATTGCATTAGAGAAAGCAGGATTTAAGGTTGGTAAATATTTTGCATCAGAGATTAAGGAAGTGGCAATTAAGGTAACAAAAGACAACTATCCTGAGACAATTCATATTGGAGATGTGAACAAGATTACATATAAAGATGGTGTATTACATACAGAAGTCGGAGACTTTGAAACAGATATTGATATTGTAATGTTTGGTAGTCCTTGTCAGAGTTTTTCAAGAGCAATGATTAAAGAGAGAAAGATTGGTCTTGAAGATCCAGAACGTTCAGGTCTGTTTTATGAGTGTAATAGAGTATTGAAAGAAGTAAATCCAAAATATTTCCTTATGGAAAATGTAGTGATGAAACCTGAAGATGAAGCCGTTATTAGTGAAATGATGGGAGTAAAACCTATCAGAATCAATTCTTCTCTTGTGGTAGGGCAGCTTAGAGATAGATATTATTGGACTAATATTCCAGGAGTGACAGTTCCAGAAGATAAAGGAGTTACTTTACAGAGTGTACTCAATGATGGATATGTACCAAACGAGAAAGCAAAATGTCTTTGCAAGAATGATTCTCACGGATATTACAACGGCTGTTTTTGGACACCAATTAAGAGATTTCACAGATTTTATTATAAATCGTTTGGAACAATGGTGTTCCCATCGAAAGAGTATTTTGATAACTGTTTAGAGGTTACAAAGAGAATATTAGATGGAAGAAAGTCTTCTGCAAAAATCTATGATGATTATAATGGGCATGATTTTGATGAAGCAAGATATTTGTGGAAAGATGAAAGAGCAAGATTACAAGGTGTGCCAGAAGAATATGTCAAAAATATATCTGAAAAAGATGCTGCTGATGTACTTGGAGATGGTTGGACTGTACCTGTAATCGCACACATTTTCAGTTTTATGAAATTTTAACAGAGAATAACATAATATGAAGTTCGTAGGAAAGCGGAATTTCATCTGAGTTTTTAGAGAATAAATACATATAAAAATAAAGAAAAGAGGTAACAAAATGAGTAAAACACTAATTGTAATTGATATGCAGAATGATTTTATTGATGGCTCACTTGGTACAAAGGAAGCACAGGCAATTGTATCGAATGTAGCAAAGAAAATTAAGGAGTATAAGGATTGTGGAGATAAAATCATCTTCACTAGAGATACACATGATACAAATTATCTCAATACACCAGAAGGAAAGAAACTTCCAGTAGAACATTGTGTCTATGGTACTCATGGTTGGAAAATTTCAGACGGATTAGAAGTAGAGAATTGTTATTATGTTGATAAGCCTACATTTGGATGGACACATTGGAATGATTTAATTTTTGAAGACGAGATAGAACTTGTTGGACTCTGTACAGACATTTGTGTAGTGTCAAATGCTTTAATCTTAAAGGCAACGTTCCCTGATGCAGATATTACAGTAGATGCAAGTTGCTGTGCAGGTGTCACACCTGATACTCACAAGGCTGCATTAGCAACTATGAAGATGTGTCAGATTGAAGTGATTGGAGAGAATAATGAAGTTTAAGAATTATATCATTAATACTTTCAGACATTTTAAGAAAGTTTGTACGCATAAACATTGGGTGTTCTACTATTGCTGTAAAGTGGGAATTCCATTTCAAGGGTTAATACATGATTTATCTAAATTTTCTCCAACAGAATTTTGGGAGAGTGTTAAGTATTATCAAGGTACTTCAAGTCCAATAGATGCTTACAAGAAAGAAAATGGTTGGTCAGCAGCTTGGATGCACCATAAAGGAAGAAACAAGCACCATTACGAATATTGGCAGGACAATTTTGATAATGGTGGGAATCCTATTGAAATGCCAATGAAGTATAAAAAAGAAATGCTTTGTGATTATCTTGGAGCAGGTAGAGCATATCATGGTAAATCATTTAATTTTGAGAAGGAATTAAAATGGTGGAAATCTAAGAAAAGTAAGCCAATTGCAATGCATCCAAATGATATAGCTTTTATTGATAAGTATATTAATCTGTTTTATAAGTACGAAAACAGAGAATATGATATTAGAACAATATTTAATCAAATCAAGAAAGAAGGAAAATAATATGGAACAGATTATTACAAGTTTATTAGAGACAGATGCCTACAAATTGTCAATGGGGCAGGCTATTTATCATCAGTTTAGTGATTATAAAACCACTTGGAGTTTTAAGTGTCGTAATAAGGATGTTCATTTCACACCTGAAATGGTAGAAGAGATTCGCAGACAGATTAAATTATATTGTGGTTTGAGATTCACAGAAGATGAACTTGCTTATATTGATAATATCAAATGGATGAAAGGTTCGTATGTTGATTTTCTGAGATTGTGGCAGCCAAGATATGAGGATTTTGAGATTACAACAGATTCAGATTGCGGTCTTTCTATCGAAACATTTGGTACATGGCTTAATACATCTATGTATGAGATTCCTACACTTGCGATTGTAAACGAAGTATATTTCAGAATGGCATATAACTATGAGGAATTGCTTAATAGTTTCAAAAAGAGATTAGATGAAAAGTATGAAAATCTCAGAAGCGGTCATTGGTATGCTGGTACATTTTCTGAATTTGGTCTTAGAAGAAGACTTTCTGCTGAAGCACAGGAATTAGTTGTTGAGAAGTTTTCACATTTGAATGATACATTGCATAGTCCATCTAAATTTGTTGGCACATCTAATGTATATCTCGCAAAGAAATATAATCTCACGCCTGTTGGAACTATGGCTCATGAATGGATTATGTGTTCTGGTCAGGGTAATCACAAGCACAATCCAGCATATTCAAACTGGTATGCCTTAGACGCATGGGTTAGAGAGTATGGCGTATTAAATGGTATTGCTCTCACAGACACAATTACAACTGATTGTTTCTTGAAAGATTTCCAGTTGACATATGCAACATTATTCAGTGGTGTAAGACATGATAGTGGCGATCCGATTGAATGGGGTGAAAAGATGATTAATCATTATGAGTCACTTGGTATCAATCCTAAGACAAAGACACTTCTGTTTAGTGACAGTCTTGATTTTGAAAGAGCTGATAAGTTATTCAGACATTTCCATGATAGAGTAAACGTTGCATTTGGAATTGGTACTTATTTGAGTAATGACACAGATGTTCCTGCTTTAAATATTGTAATGAAAACCACTAAATGTAATGGTATGGATGTTGCAAAAGTGTCTGATGTAGAAGGTAAAGGTATGTGTAAAAACCCTGATTATGTTGATTATCTAAAGAGATGTATTAATTGGAGAATGAATCATGAATAAAATTTTACTTATACCAGGAAGTTTTAATCCAATTACCAACGCCCATGTTGATATGGCATTGACTGCTAAAAAAGCGGTTAATGCTGATGCTATATTGTTTATTCCTGCATATGATACATATGTTGCGAAGAAAAAGACTTTGATACCTGGATATTGTCGAGTATCGCTGATTAATTCAATGCCAAATTGTGAGGAAAATAATATGTGGGCATCTGAAGTTGAAACAACCAGCTTCTTTCCACAGAGGACATACAATACTATTACTCAGATAAGAGATATGAATGAAAAAGATTATATCTTCAACGAATACTATATTTGTTTAGGAATGGATAATATTGAAACACTTACAACTTGGTATAATTGGAAACCGTTTGTTGAGGAATATAATTTTGTAGCATGTGTGAGAGAAGGTCAGAATCTTGAGACTGCTTTAAGAGAAGCAAATCTTATGGAATATAAAGATCACTTCACAGAAATACAGATACCAGAAAATCATACTTCTTCAAGTTTGGTTAGAGATTTATGTGAAAAGGGTGAATTTGAAAAGGTAAAAGAATTAGTCCCTAGAAATGTATATGAGTATTTAATTCGGTTCTATGATGTGATGAATCGAATGTAGGAAGGAGAATATATAAATGTTTGATGTAAAGAAAGTAACTAATGATTGTATCGAATGGATTAAAAATCTGTTTGAAGAAAAATTCCCAGATAAGAACTGTTGTGTTGCTTTATCTGGCGGTAAAGACTCATCTGTTGTTGCAGCCTTATGTGTATCTGCTCTTGGAGCTGATAGAGTAAAGGCTATTATGCTACCACAATATGAACAGTCAGATATTGACTGTAGTATTCTATGTGCAAATCATCTTGGGATTGAATACAAAATTATTAATATCGGTTCAACCGTTGATTCTATTATTTCTGAAATGGAATCAAATGGGGTAGTTGTTACAGAACAGGCTAAAGTAAATGTTCCTGCAAGAGTTAGAATGACAGAATTGTATTTCTATGCTCAGTGTAATAATGGTATTCCAAGTTGTAATTGTAATCTTTCCGAGGATTGGGTTGGTTATGCGACCTTCGGAGGTGACGGATTTGGTTCATTTGCGCCGCTATCTCATCTTACAGTAACAGAGGTCAAAGCTATTGGTCGTGAATTAGGACTTCCATCAGAATTAGTTGATAAGACACCTACTGATGGTCTTTGTGGAAAGACAGATGAAGATAATCTTGGATTTACTTATGCTGAATTAGATGCATATATCAGAGATGGAATTGAGCCAAATGAGGAAGTAAAAGCTAAGATTGATTCAATGCATGAGAAAAACCTGTTTAAATTACAGCCAATGCCAAGTTTTGTGTATCAGGCGTAAATAAAATACTGTATATAGTGTTTGCATAAAATATAGACACTATATACAGTAATATTTTTACCGAGAAACATAGATTTCTTTTTGAGGTTGGAATGGGATTAATTGAAAAATATGAAAAAAGAAAGCTAAGATATGAGAAGCAACTTTCTCAGATGTCAGATGATAGTGAACTATCAGAGTATGGATTTTGGGATAAAGGATATCTGCGTGGGAAAATTACAATATGTGATGAGATCATAGACGATTTAAATAAGATTTTAGTTGGGGAAGGAGAATAATATGGCTGGATTTGTATCAAAACAACCAAATGGATTATATTGTAGATTTTCGAGTGTCACGGATTGTCCTACGGCATGGAATATGACGAGAGAAGATTATATTAATATGAAAATGCAGGAAGCAAAAGAAGACGCTGAAGATGTATTAGATAATTATTTAAAGCCATTTGATATGGTGGTTGATATGTATTATCCAAACAATATGACAAAAGAGGAATTTAATAAGTTCCTTGAAGAGACTGGATATGATAAGAAAGCTGAATTAATCAGAGAATAACATAATAGGAGGTGCAAATAAATGCAGAATATTAGTATTAAAGGAGTTTGCGATTGTGTAGACTTAGACAGAAATATCAAATTAACAAATGGCGCAGTCGTAGTGCAGAAAGAAAATAACAATGTAATAGGTATTTATTTAGTGATTTCGTTCAGAGATAATAAAAACAAATATGGTGGTGACAGTACATCAACATATTGTAGTTTGGTAAATCTCGACAATGGACAATTAGCTTTTGAAGAAAGATGTAGTCGTGCTACAACAGAGAGACGTGTTCTTAAACATCTAACAAGAGCAGGTTTTTGTTATCCTTATGATCCAAATTCTCATGAGCAGGATAGTAAGTTTTACAATATGAGGGTTCAGGTTTATAACAATGGAAATTACAAAATGAATCTTGAACTTGGTGATGAATACATTATGTATGGTAGATAGGAGAATAAATCATATGAAGAAGAAAATTTTAGCAGTTGTATTGGGATTAATATTATGTTTTGGAATGACTGGATGTGGAGCTTATATTAAAGACGGTGATAGTAATTTTTCAAATGTTGATAATAAATATATAAAAATGCATGAAATTTATGATAAGAATGATGGAAGTGTAGTTGCTTATGATGAGAATACAAAGGTAATGTATTTGTGTGTATATGGAAATAATTCAATGGCAATCACACCTATCTATAATTCAGATGGAACAGTGAAATTATATGATGGAGAATAGTCCATAGTAAACCGAAGTTTCTTTGCAACTTAGGAGGTATAAAAATGCTATTTTCAGAAGCAAAAACGAAAATAGGAACTTGGACTGATATTGAATGTGTTCCTACTGGAAAGATTGAAACAAAAGAACAGTATGACTATTTAAAATATTATGTTGAAAATACACCAATAGATGATAGATATATTAAATCATTTGAAGAATCAAAGGGTAAATATATACATATGGGATTTTGGTTTGGTGGTGCAGGGTTTTATTTTTATATGAGTGATGAACCACAAGGCGATTATAATTACAGAATAGAAGATAAAAATGGTGTAATTGTTGGTTATACAAAATATGAAGAAGATTTTTCATATGGTAAATTAGGAAAAATTGAATTCGATTAAGAGAATAATACATTGAAAGGAGCATGAGATTTGCTGCAGCATTAAATCTGGATTTGCTCTGAGTAAGAAATGTTAGAGATTAACAAAATATACAACGAAGATTGTCTTGAAGGTATAAAAAAGATTGATGATAAATCAGTCGATTTTATTTTCACGGATCTACCTTATAATACGACTAATAATTCTTGGGAATGTGAAATGCCGTTAAATGATTATGTGGAGTTATCAGGTCAATATTTTTATGAAACAGATTTATTCAAGTTAGCTCAAGTAACAAATAGTGGTTTGGAATACACAAGAGATTGGTTTTATGAGAACAAAAAAGATGGTTTATGGACTCATTACAATCGAATTATCAAAGATAATGGTTGTATTGCATTATGGGCGCAGTCACCATTTGATAAGAGGCTCGCTTGCAGTAATGAAAAATTGTATCGCTATGAATGGATTATCGAAAAGACCAAAGCAACTGGTCATCTAAATGCTAAGAAAATGCCTATGAAGGCACACGAAAATGTCTTGATTTTTTATAAAAAACTCCCTACTTACAATCCACAAATGACAGAAGGACATACGCCTGTTCATTCTTATACAAAATATACGACAGATGGTAATTGTTATGGTGCTACAAAGACTGGTATTTCAGGTGGTGGTAGTACACAAAGATATCCAAGAGATGTTTTGCAGTTCAAATGGGACACTCAGAAAAGTAGCTTACATCAGTGTCAAAAGCCTGTTGAAGCGTGTGAGTATTTTATTAAAACCTACACCAATCCAGGAGATTTAGTTCTTGATTCATGTGCAGGAAGTTGTACAACTGCAGTCGCAGCTTTGAATACAGGTAGAAATTACATATGTTTTGAGAAGGACAAGGATATTTTTGAGATTGGAAGTAAAAGAGTGAGAGAATACATAAATCAAGATTTATTGATAAGTGCAACTTAAAAGCACAGTAAATTTTGGTTTCATGGCTTGTCACGAAAACTATACAATATTCGTGACAAAAAGAGAATATAGCAATGTAATTACAATTAAGGAAAGGATAAGAGTACCATGGGTAAGCTGCGCAGCACTTAGGTACAAGTATTGGCATTAAATGTAGGATATTTAACATCAGATAAAGAAGACAATGAGTTATACACACCTTATTATGCAGTGGATCACATTGTCAAATATCTTCCAAAAGGTAAGATTATATGGCTTCCATTCGATGAGGAATGGTCGTCTTTTAACAAAAGATTAACAGAATTAGGTTACAGAGTAGTTAGAAGCTCATTAGCAGAAGGTCAGGATTTCTTTGAGTATGAACCTGAGCATTGGGATATAATCGTGTCCAATCCACCATTTTCAATTAAGGATAAGGTTTTAGAGAGACTCTATTCGTTCAATAAACCATTTGCGGTTCTTCTACCGCTAAATTCCCTTCAAGGTAAAACAAGATATAAGTATTTTAAAGATGGTGTTCAGATTCTTAGTTTTGATGCAAGGATTTGTTATCACGACAGAGAACATATGGATGCAGTTGTAAAAGGAAGTCCATTTGCTACAGCTTATTTCTGTAGAGATTTGTTACCAAAGGATTTAATTGTAGAAAAGTTGGTTACATATGACAGACCATTGAGAGAATAACTATATATAGTAAAGACTTTAAACACGACTTTCAAGGGTAAATTTTTAAAGAAAAGGAGATTATTATGGCAATATTTAAGAATTTTAAAGATGATGAATTAATCATTAGTTGCAAATGTGGTTGCGATGAGGGTATTCATTTTAAAATTCACGATTATGAGGATGGTGATTATGCCTTCTTAACATATACAAACGGTAATTTTTATACTCAGCAAAGACCGTTTTTTGAGAAGTTGAAGAAAATTTGGGCGATTATCAGGAATAAAGATTTTTATTATTCTGATATTGTGCTTACAAAGGAAGATTTCAAAGAGTTTAAGAAATGGGTTAATAGAAAGTAAATTAATTAATATGAAAGCAGTTTATATACATAAAAAATATTTATATTTAAAAATAAACGGAATATGGAAATATGCAGATAGTGTTGGTGGCAGATATGTCTATTTATATGGGGAAGTGCCTGAAAATAGAGTAGAAGAATTTAAAAATAAAGATAATGTGTTTTCTGAATTGATTAAACGAAGTGGATACATTGAAGATTTTATAGGATATAAAACATTTTGGAGAAAAAGGTTTTATGTGGATTTATTTCCATTAGCAAATGGAATTGTTTACAAAGATG